AATCGCATGGCTGTGATCGCGGGACTTTTACTGTTTGTTGGGGCGAATATGAGGACGGTCTTGTTTGCCGATGCAAAGAAGAAGCCCGCAAGGCATTAGCCCTCAACCCCACCCCGCGACCTGTAGCAAAATCAAGGAGGGAGGAAGATATGTTCATCCCAGCAACCGAGCGAGAGACGTTGCGTGTTGTGATGGAGCAGGCCCAAAGCGACCTTAAAAGTGCGCATGCGGAGATCGTCAAGCTGCAAGGTGGCGACCCGGACAAGCACGATTGGCCTGAGTGGTCCCCGCAAGCCAATACGTTGCGCTGGTTTAAGGCCATCCGTCAAAAGTTCGACCTGTAGCAAAATCAAGGAGGGAGGAAGATATGCCTAAATTCAGAAAAAAGCCGGTCGAAATTGAGGCCGTGCGTTTTCTTGGCGCGACTGCTTCCACAGAGATCGATGGACCAGAACCCGACTGGTATGCCGCCGCCCGGACGATTGATCGGGGAGAGTTAGGAGCACTGAATTTTGTCGATGGAAAAATGGCGATTAAAACTCTGGAAGGCGAAATCTATGCATCGCCTGGCGACTGGATAATCCGGGGAATAAAAGGCGAGCTATATCCGATTAAGGCGGACATCTTCAACGCAACTTACGATCCGGCGTAGCCACCCCGCGACCTGTAGCAAAATCAAGGAGGGAGGAAGTTATGCTGAAAGGCAAAACCACAGTGGAACTGAACAAGCCAACGATGATCGCGGCCCTGCAAATGTATCTCGATTCCACATTCAAGGAGAGCCACGTCGTTGTGGATGTGAAGCCCAATACCGGCAACGGCTCTTACGGCAGCGGAAACACGTTCACCGTCGAACTCGACGACGGCACCTCGGCCGCCAAAACGCAGTGACCTTGCGGCAAAATCAAGGAGGGAGGAAGGGATGTTTACTCGTTTGCAATTTGGTGAAGAAGGCGATGATGCTGGCGTGTTCATTGGCGACCTTGGCCGCGCCCTTGTCATTTGGACGTGCATGGTAGCGGAGGACAAAGACAAGGTGACAGTTGCGGATGCTGCGCTCGCCTTCAATACGACGCCTGAGATCATCCGCGAGGCCGTCGATGAGGCTATGTGGATCGGATATTACGGGCCTCCTGACGATCCAACCAAGCAGGTGCTCGAAACGGACGGCGACTGAGCGCTGACCTCCGCCCGACGAGACATGCCACCACAATGACCGACGCCACGATTGATGAAGGAGCAAAATCGAAATGAACCGGCTCAAAGAACTTAAGGCCGAAGCTCGCCGTATCGGCGAACAGATCGATGAAATTGAAACGGCCGCCCGCCGCGAAACAAACAATAAAAAGGTCGGGCGCTACTTCAAAACACGAAATAGCTATTCGTGTCCGGAGAAGCCGAGCGACTATTGGTGGCTATACGCCAAATGCACACGCATGAACGATGACGGCTTCCTGTACGCCTTCAACTTTCAGACTGACCGTTACGGCAAAATGGAAGTCGAGCCCGATCGGCACAGCTACCACATGCAGGACTATTCGCCGTGCTCAAAGGCCGAATTTAAGCGAGCATGGCGCAAGTTTCAAACCAACATTGCGAAGATTAACCTCTGACCATGACCGACGCCACAACCATAGAGCAGGACGAGCGGATGCACGCCGAAGTCTTAACGGTGACGCGGCGTCACCGATTTTAGGAGAGGCAATGCAGACGTGAAACCGCGCTGCGGATACCGGAACGGTAACGTCATGACAACGGCGCTCGAAAAAGTTACAGAAGCTATCCTTCCGGCGTTCACGCACATCGAGGATGTTGGCTATCGACAAACAATTGCCACTTGTTGGGCGCGCGCCGCCATTAAAGCGTTGGGAGAACCGGACGAAGAAATGGTCGTAGCCGGCAATCGATGCTGCGCTGAGGAATGTGTCGACAGGCGTGGCGTCGAAAGAGTGTGGAAAAAGATGATCGCCACGGCCAATCGACCATCGCGATAACATCACAGGACCGCAACACCAATGGCCACCACCGGAACAACAATACCAAAGCCGCCATCACCGATGCTGATTGACGGCATTGCGAAAGCAATCGACAGAGAGCGCGAACGGCGACCCGATCTAACAATTGGCGAAATTATTGAGGCGTTCCGCATTGTACGCAATACGCTGGTCGAAGGAACACGCTAACGATGACCTACCGCCGCACCGATGGCGCTGGCGGCATGACGATCGAACACCTCTGGGTCTGCACCTGCGGCGAGATCGTGCCTTGCAGACCGGAAGACAAACGCATCGGTGCCGTGTGGGAGTGCCAGCGCTGTAAACAGGTCTGGGGCTGCGTCTATCCGAGCCGCGGCGGCAAGGCCTGGGTGAAGATCAGCGACGACGACGTGGCGTTCCATGACCTATTGGGGAAACGACGCGGTGATGACGAGGACGAGGCGACATGATCCTGCGCGACATTACCTTGCCGAAAGCGATGGTGATTTGCGAGCGCCTGGAGGATGGCAGCCGCTTCACCGAATACACATCTACCAGCGTCGAGGCCGTGCGCCTGCTGCGCTCGACATCGCCCGCCTACTATCGCCCGCTGTACCTGATCAGGATCAAGCCGCATGACACCTCACGACATCGTTTCGGCGTTTTGCGCCGGCATGTTGTCCCGCCTGCATTGGCGAAAATTCCCGCGCACACCGTTGCCGCCGCTGCCTGATAACGATGCGACACGGTTGTTGCAGATGCTCCAGCGCGGTGGGTACGTCGTGACGCCAAGGAAGCCGACGCCGCAGATGATCGCCGCCGGTGATGCCGCTGTCTGGACTGCCATGCTGGCGGCCTGGGAAAAGGAACTGAAACGCGCGCGCCGATTGGGCGTTTTGAGCTATGCCAGGCTGCCGCCGGCAATGGAGGAGAGATAGTGAGCACCCACGTCAACACCTACGCGATGATCGGCGTTGTCCTTCCTGGGGACACGTTCGGCGACGATGCTTATGATCACCTTGAACCGTACAGGGACTCGGCATTCGATGGCATCAAACATCACGACGGGCTCTGCGTTCTCTATGACGGCATGAATGGCTCCTACGTTGCCATTGGCAAGGTGATCGCCAAGACGGAAGACGGACAGGGTTTCGAGGAGCCGATTACGTTTCCCGCGTTGCCTGTAGAAACGATAGAAGATGCGCACGAAATTGTCGATTTGCGCCTCAAGATAGCGCGCCTCATGCCGAGCGGCGTGACATTGCCGCCGATCGGTTGTCACGTCATCTCACATTACCGGTGAAAGACGCCATGTCCATGACGATGGTCGAGGTGCTGAGCTGGATGGACCGCGGCTACCCGCTGCGCCGCTGGTATGACGACAAGGGCAATTACTACTGGACCATCGCAGGAGAGAAATGCAGCGGCATTGTTGCCGCGATGATCAAGCGTGATCTGCTGATAGTCGGCCGGGATTACGTAACCATGACGCCGGCTGGGCTCGATCTGCTGCGCACTGCGCGCGCCAAGGAGTTAGTTAAGGAGAGAGGTTGAATGAGCGAGGTTCTATCAGGCTGCGCCGTGCGCGCGGCAATCCAGAAAGATCAGGCCAGGGACATCCTCGATCGCCTTGCCGATGTCGTGATCGGCTGGGGTGACAAGTTGGTGCCGCGAGAGAAAATGGTCGAGGTGCCTGCCGGCCTGGTTACAGGCTGCTGGAACGAGATCAAGCGGCTGCGGGCAGATGCTGAACGGCTACGAGCAGTCTCTGATCAACTCATTACCGCCTGGAGGAAAGAATTCTACGAGAAATTCGATATGGGCGATTTCGATCAGGAAGACTTCGGCAGCATTGCGCTCGGCTTCTTTATCGCCAAGGGATGCACGCCAGATCAAGCGCGGCAACTCTATGAGCGGTGCATTGAGCAGGGGGTCCATTGAATGCGACTCCGGCAAGCCATCACCAAATTCTTCGGCAAGTGTCCAGACTGCCACAAGTGGTCACTGGCCATGCTGGGGCAGTTTTGCTTCAATCACGAATGCCCAAGTCGCATTCGCGAGCAACCTTGGATACGGCCGGCAACGCCATGGCCGATACCGCCGAAGCCGCAGGCCGATGAATTGACCGACGATCAGCGCGCCTATCTGCATGAGCGCGCCGAGGAACGTCGCCGTCAGTGGGCGACGCACGCAGCCGTAGCCGCAGAGCGCGAGAGATGCGCGCAGATCGCGGATCGCTATCGCCGCGCGTATGAACGCGGCAGTTCCGTTACCTCAATGGCAGAAGACCTGCATGGGGCTGCGACAGCAAAGGAAATCGCCGAAGCTATCCGGCGGGCCGCATGACGGCATTCTGTGGCACCGCTGTTGTCGTCAAGCGCTCCAAGCGATTGCTCGTCGAGGTGATGGAGACCGGCAAGGTGCTCTATTCGATGCCGGATTTTCTGCGGCCGAAGCTGATCAATCGAGAGCCGCTACGGGCGCTCGCCGCGACGTTCACCGAGAAGCAACGTGCCGACATCGGCGACATCATTGCATTCGAGTCGAAGCTGGATGTATAAGTCGGCGGCGCGTTGGGCGCAGAAATCACATTTGCCTCAGAATAAGGAACCGGCGTTGAGCGAGCATGCGATTGCCGCTCTTGATAAGCCGCAATGGTGCTCGGTCTATATCGTCGGTGCGCGCGCCTGCGGTCCATTGAAGATCGGATATACGACTAACGCATCTCAGGAGCGATTGCGTCAGCTCCAGATGTCAAGCCCAATCAAATTGCGCCTGTTCAAGGAGTTCCATGTCCCAAGCGAACAGATCGCCCGCGAGTTGGAGCGGATGGCGCATCACTGCCTACGGCATCATCGTCGGCATGGCGAATGGTTCGAGCGCAACGTAACGCAAGCCAGCCTCGGTGTCGTTGAAGCGGCTGCCGCCGCAGGTATTGCGCTCTACACTCAGGCGGACATCGAAGCATTTGCCCGCAGCAAATCGTTGTTTAAGTGATCGTTTTCAACCTGGAATCAGGTTGTATCAACCCTGACGTGTCGCATGTCAAAGTGGGCGGTAATGTAGATTTATTTGGTCAAAATCAACCACTTAGCCGAATACCCGCAAAAAAATGCGGTTAAGTATTGACGATACCCGCGTCGCATGGTACTCTGCGCCTCATGATGGACAAAATGACCTCGGCGGCCAGCAACGGCCGCCGTTTTCATTTCAGAGGCAAAGCAATGCGAAATGAGTACGTTTGAGGACCGCGCGAGCGCGGCATCTGCGATTGATACCAAGGCCGCGCAACGTGAGGAACTTGAACGGCTTACCGCGAAATTCCTGGAGCGGGGCGGGGCGGTCAAGAAACTGAAAGCCGGGCCGAACGATCTTGATCCAGCCGGCGACATTTTCATCGACTGGCGTGCAGCCGATGCTATCGCCGACGTGTTCGGCGAACATGCCGTGCGAGAGTCGCGGCTATCGAATCATCCGCGGCGGCTTCTGACCGATGCCGTTGCCGATATGGAAGCCGGCGCGATCGTTCAGCCGATCCGATACGGCGACCTCGAAGAATAATTGGTTCAGCCCCACCGTGGCGCGGCCGTCGTGCCTTGACGCCGAAAGCGGGCAACAAACAACTGCCGATGCCGAACTGAAAGTAAGCACGGCAACATTCAATAACCACAACCGAGCCTGTCTGTAGGGCCGTCAACCTGTTCGCTTTCAGGTTGACGGCCCGCTCGTTTGTCTGGAGCGCAAAGCAAATAACCACGGAGGCAAACGTGGCAGCACTTGCTGGGATTATCATCTGGCTGGGCGCAATTGCGTGCGGCTTCGGCACCATGATCTATGGCTGGGGTCTGCATGCGCAGAGCTGGCCTGCCGTCATCGGCTTCACCGCGGGCAGCGTCGCGCTGGCCGGCGTCGCCGTGTCACTCCTGAAATCGGAGTGACTGACATGGCCACTCACGAGATTCTATATCTGCGAGCCAATGCCAACATTCCGTTCGGCAAAGCCACGTCGACCGCCCGCAAGGGTGGCAAGTGGATGAAGGCGAAGCCGGGCGATCTGCTCGAACTGCGCTATACCGATGGCAACCAGTTGTTCGGCTGGGCCATTGTCATTCGTGCCGAACTGGTCAGCCTCGATCAATGCCTTGGCCGCGCCAGCGAGAATCATAGCTGTCAGGATCGCCCGCTCGACAATGCGTCCGACGTTCTGGCCGACGAATTGCGCGCCGCCTACGGCACGCTGACACTCGCCGATCAGTACACCATGCTGCATTTCGTGCGCATGGGTGATGCGTCCAATCCGCTCGACACGGTCGACTTTTCGATTGCGCGTTTCGCGGAAGACCTGAAAAATCTGCCGCGCGATTTCACTTGGAATATCCTGAAATCGTTCGACGCCATCGTAGCCGAGCGCCAGTATCAGCGGGCCGAGCGCGGCAATGCCAAGCCCGACGTGCTCAGCGGCGTCGGCGACTATCTGGCGGCGATCCACACGTACCTGAACAAGGCGTTCGAAGATTGGCGCGTGAGTCGCGGCAACAACATCGAGGTGCTGCACGGCTTTCGCAAGATTGCCGCCCTCGCCGTCGCCTGCATGGAGGGTCACGGCGCTCCGGTGCGGGAGTGACAGCGATGGGCGAGGCGCATCCGAACTGCTGGGACATCCAGCGCACACCAGAGCGCGCCGACGACGTGCAATTGGCACGCGCTCTGGAGAACATTCTCTGGACGGTGCCGCTCAAAGCATCGCACGCTAACCTGATCAAGGAAGCGTCCAAGCGGCTGCAAGCCGTTGCTGGTGCAGCACCCGGCATTCTTACCGTCACGTTGAACATCGAGACGGACGAAGCCGAGGCCAAGCTGGCGAAAATCTCCGAAGCGGCTGCAAAAGTCGCCGACGCCATTGAGTTGGTCAAATCGGCCGGCAGTGATGTGATGTCTGCGATCGAGCACACCAAGTCGGCGATCCATCACGTCGAGAATGCCGTCGCAGCAAAGTCGGCATCGCCATGGCATCCTTTCAACTGGGATGACGTGCCGCACTCATTCTTGTGGCGTGCTCCTGGGTATCAGGCCGCCGTCGTGTTTCGTCGTAACGACACGCTCGGTTACGTTGGCAGTCTCGGGCGCCAGGTTCCGCAGGAAGCGATCGACCGTTCCGAGTGGATGCGGATTCCGGAGTAATGACATGGAAGCGATTGAGGCACTGTTTGCGGTCGCCGCGGCGTTCATCGCCCGGATGCCGGCCGTTATTTCCGTCGCCAGCGATGTCGTCCTCGCTGTCAACGCGGTGAAGGCCGGCGACTCGATCTATCAAGCGATCGACAAGGAATTCCCGGTGGTGTCGGACGCTATCAAGAATCTCGCCAAGGTGTTTCCAAAGTCGCCGGCCGTCGGCGAGCTTGAACATCTCGACAACGTCGCCAAGGCACTGTTCTCGCAATTCGCGTATTCGCCCGACCAGCTTGCGGCGTTGAAGCCGTACCTGCCGGAGAACACGGGTGGCGGCTCGATCGGCTACAATCAACAGGCCAACGCCTGATGCCAGAGGTCTTCACCAAGACGGCCGATGGAACGTACTACGTGACGCGCCACTGGGCTTGGATGCCGGAATACGCGCAAGGGCGATACGTGTGGATGGGATGGGTCTACGAGACCTATCTCGACGGCGAGAACGGACCTGAATGTCGGGTCTATTTTCCGTATGACCCGCGCACAAAGCCTGATCTGAAATCCGGTTACTGAGAGACGCCAAGGTGGCAGCGAAGGAAGTCAAGATCGGTCTGGTGTGGGGCGTTCGCCAATACGAGGTCAAGACCATCACCAACTCGACTCGGTTCAAGCCGGGCGAATGGCTCAACGTCGACGTGGTCGAGCAGCTTTGCAACGACCCGAACTGGGATGTCTCGATCGCCGACAATCAATTCCTGTCCATCTTGCTTGGCCAGATCGGGCGCATTCCGACGCCGGCCGTATAACGCTTTCGGAGGCAACCGAATGTGCAGAAAGTTGACCAATCTGGCGCTGGCCATTCTCTATAGCGGGCTCGCTGCTGGCTTGCTGTGGCTGTCGTATATCGCCGCCGGAGCCATCGATCCGCATCATGTCGGTTACTGGCTTGCCGTCGACTATTGGCGGGCATGGTTTTCCGCCTTCGGATTGTGTGGTGCCTTTGGGCTCGGATTTGCTGCCTGTATGGGTTGGGCTTTCGTTTTTTCGTGTGGCGAATGACCCGCCGCGAGCGCGCCGTCTTCAAGCTGGCAGCGCACCGGCTTCACAATGACGCCGATCTCCTGGAGACATGGCGCCGCTTCGATCTCGGCACCGAGCAATCAGGCCTGATCATCGAGGTGATGAACAAGCTGCATTTCGGCACCGAGTGCATTCTTCTTGGTGCAGTGCCATGAGCCGCAAAACGCGTCAGTGGTTGGGTTTCGCCGCGCAGGTGATTGTATCCCTGCCGGTGTTGCTGGCGTATGCACCGATTGCGCTATTGCGCGGCGCGGCATATCTGCTCGATAAGGTGCTGGCCTGGGCGATCAGGGATCGCTGGCTCGCGCGCAAGATCAACGCCGCCATCTGGCGCATCGATGACTGGATTGATGCAGCGTAAGAGAAAATGGTGATCGAGCGTAGTTCATGAACTACGCTTAGACATGAAATCCGTACCAGCCAGCAGGACAATGGCCCTGGTGCATTGAGAAAGTCGGGATAAACGGGCGGACGCGCGCGCCTCTGGCCCCGATGACGGAGCAACAATTTCGGTTTTCCACAGTTCGGCGCTATTTTGCGCGAAAGTGTGGAAACGCAATATTCACAGGTGCTTAGCCCCAAGATGGAAGCCGTTGGATGATCAAATTTCAGCGGCTGGTCAAGCTGACCAAGTGGGAATATTACGCCGACTTTCTGATCACGGCACCGGCCACGCTGGGCTTGCTGATCCTTTCTGTCATCCACGGCGTGTCATTGAAATGGTTCGGCGAGGCAGGCATCGGCCTGTTCGTCTGGAGCCTCTACGAATACGTGGTGCATCGCTGGGTGCTACACGAGGCGCCGCTGTTGCTGCGTCGCTTTCACGCAATGCACCATGACGAGCCGCGCGACTACATCGCGCTGCATCCGCTGCTCACCACGTTGATGTATGCCGGCTCCTGGCTGGCCTTCGGCTTGCAGTCGAGCGCCGCCATGATCGGCTTCTCGATCGGCTACGTGGTCTATGCCGCGTTGCATACCTTGTTCCATTACGCCGACATTCGCCGCGGTCATCCGCTGTGGCGTCTGAAACGGCGTCACGCCATCCACCATGCCGTGGATGACACCAACTACGGTGTCGTTACGAGCTTGTGGGATCGCGTCTTCGGCACCGAATTTTGAAGGGATCGTGTCATGGCTTCCACCGAGACCATCATTGATGGCGGCACGACCCTTTACATTCCGATGAAGCCTGTGAATGGCTACCCAAGCGCCAGCCGCGAAGGCTGGGCGTAAATCCTTTTCGCTCGCCTCGCGGCGCACGCAAATATCTGCGTGTAGCTCAGCTTGGTAGAGTCCTCCGTTCGGAGCGGAGTTGTCGCAGGTTCGAGTCCTGCCACGCAGACCAATTCCGCCAGCACGGCGCGGCCGCAACAAGCGACCGCACGTCGACACCGTGTTCTGGCGGCTATAAGTCCTGGGTCGCTCCCAGGCCGGCCGGGCTGATCTCCGGCCGATTAATACCCCGCCGAGTTGCATCGGCGAAACATCGTGGCGCGCCAGCCCTGACAGAGGCTTTGGCCGCCACGCAGTTTCTTTTTGAGCGAGGCGGTATCAGCGCCTGCGCAACTAATTTTAAGACCTGCCCATTTCCGGCGGCGACCGCTGAATTTCATCACGCGGCGCCGCCTCTTATTGACTCGTCGCAGCGAAGCGGCCGCGCCAATGCAGCGCTGCGCGTGACGATGTCCAGAATTCTCTACCGCGCGGCGCTCCTTGAGTCGCCGCGTTCGTCCAATCCCACCAACCGAATGGAGGCATTCGTGGGTAAGCTGTTTGGTTCTTTCGCTATCGTCTACATGGCCGTGGTTGTCGCCGGTGTCGCCGGCTGGATCATGAATCTGATCGACGTGGTGCATCTCGCCGTGGCGAATTCGCCGGTGACGACGATGTTTGCCGTGCGCATCCTCGGCATCTTTGCCTTCCCGCTCGGCGCGCTGCTCGGCTGGTTCTGATCATGCCGCGGCTTCTGGTGATCAAACCATGATCGTTCGCACGCCATGGACTTGGCCGCTGGTCATTCATGCCAGCGCGTCGCACTGGAACGGCAAGCCAGGCGGCTCATGCTGCCACGGCCCTGCATCTCAGCATTGGCCGTGGTGGAAGCACATCGGCTTTTTGTTCTGTCGCCTTGGCAACGATCCTTTCACGCTTAGCCAAGGCAAACGGCTGTGGGTCTACACGCGCCGTGGCGCTCTATACATCGAAGCGTGGATCGATAGGCGACCACGCTGACCCTTCCTTTCAAGGACAGCAACAATGAACAAGACAACTCTGGCTGCGATTGCCCATTACGGCATCGCCGCGCTGGCGCTGCTCGATGCAGGCCTGGCCTATCTCGGCGTTTCGATTCCAGGTGTGACGGTTGATCCGTCGACGGCGTTCGAGTTCGCGCTGACCTGGTTTGCTGCCGGTCACGTTGGCCGCGCCAGCAAATAACTGGACGACGCCGGCTCTTAGGCAAGGCCGGCGAAATACCCCTTGGAGCAAGAGGCAATGAAAAAGTCGTTTATCGACTACGTGTGGGATGCGCTTGGCGTCATCGGCGCCTTCGTCGTCTGCGCAGTGATCGCATCGCCATTCGACTGGGTGGAGTATCCCGGCATCTCGACCGAGCGCTTCACCAGCGATCATGAGGTCCGACAGACCTGCGAGTTGCCGACGCACATCACATTGACCGCGCCTGACGGCCGGCATGTGACGATCGCCATTGCGCAGATCGTCTCGGTGACGGAATTGCGGCCGCGGGATTCGTTCTACCCGTATTCGGCGCACGCGATCATCAGCGAGACATCCGGCAAGGATCAGGCGGTGCGCGAAAGCCGCAGCCAGATCGAGGCCATGGAAGCAACGCCGACCTGCATGGCGAGTATCCCGCTATGAGACGGCTTGCTGATGTCAACCTCACGCTGGCGCAGATTGCCGGCGTGCTCGGCGCCACGCGCCCGACCCGCACCGACGATGATTTCGCGTGGCGTCATGTCGTCAACGGCTTTGTCGCGATGATCCGCGGCAGCGAAGCGCCGTGGGACGAAAGCATGGCCGATGAATTCGAACGGCTGGTGCTCAACGTCGATATTGTCGACGAAACCGGGGAGGGCGCGCAATGACGTTCCTCCTGGAGCTGCGCAACGCCGCCAAGGCGTGCAGCAAACCCGAATACGCCGCGCAACTGCGGCAGTGCGCCGACAGTGTCGCCTTCTGCATCAAACAACTTGCCGCAGACCCGACCACCGAGCGCATGATCGAATTGAATTGCGCCTGGGCGCATGCGTCCGCGGCGTTGAAGGCCGTGCCGCCGGAAGGCGATCCGGCGCCTGTGTCTGGTTCTCCAGAGCCGGCAAAGCTGGCGATGGCGGCGTGACAGGGCCGACATTCTGTTTCTGGACATCGATGGTGTCCTCAATCATCACAAAACCAAGGAGCGCTGCAACGGCTTCCTTGGTGTCGATCGCGAGTTGTCCAAGCGGCTGCTCGACTGGCTGAAAACGACCGACATTCAGATCGTGCTGTCGTCGACCTGGCGCAATCATCCCGATATGTGGGAACACCTGCATCAGGCCGGCATTCGCTGGCTCGATAAGACGCCGCGGCTCACCACCGAGCGCGGCTACGAGATCAAAAAGTGGATCGACGACCACCCTGATCTGGTCGATCGCTACGCGATCCTCGACGACAACTCTGACATGCTGTCCGAACAACTGCCGCGCTTCGTCCAGACCGACACGTTCGTCGGCTTGCAGGACGAGCATATCGACAAGCTGAAAAAGCTGTTTGGGGGCTGACAGATGACAGACGCTCCGGCGTTGCTCACCATGCCGGAGGTTCCGATGACCGTGCGCCGTATGCGCGGTGGCGGCTTCGGTCTGTATCTTGGCGACGTACCGGTCGCTGGCGTCTCTGGCGTCGCCGTCATGGATGACGGCACCAATTCCATCGTGACCGTGCAATTCAACGCGGCCGATGTTTTCTTCGACACGGAAAAAATCGCGCCGGAGAATCCAAACTGAACTCAGCTCCCCGCGCGGTCTCGCCAAGAGACCTGCGCAATGCAGTGACGTTGCCTCCCGTCACTGCGCGGCGTGTGGAAGGGCAATTGCTCCAAGCCCAGCGTGAGTACCGCGACCGGCAAACGGCTGTGTCCCTTCGTGGACGCCCATGCGCACCGGCTCCCCGCCGCACCTATTCGTACCCGAACCTGGAAGGCTTCGGGACTGACTACAGCCCCGAAACCTGAGAGGTCTTGTGATGTCGGCTCTGCATAAGGTTGCATCTGCCGCTGGCGCTGTTGCCGTCGTGGCATCCGTCGCCGTCGGCGCCGCAAACTACACTGCGCCGCGCGCGCGCCTGAATTCCGATGTCGAGATCACCGTGCAAGAGCAGGGCGGCGGCTCGTCGCTCGGCTCCGGCGTCTACATCGGCAACGGCATCGTCATCACCGCCGGGCACATGGTGCTTGAAGGCACGCCAGACCTGAATTCGTATCAGGTCATCGTCGATGCCAATGGCAAGCCTGGCGACAAGGTCCATGCCACTGTGCTGTGGGCCGACAAGGATCACGATCTGGCGGCCCTGAAACTCGACAAGGTGCCTGTGGGGCTCGGCACTGCCACCCTCGGTCCAGCGCTGCCGGAAATCGGCGCCAAGATCGAGGTCGTCGGCAACCCGCTTGGCGAGACCTTCATTCATACCTGGGGTCACGTTGCCGGCGTGCCGCGCGATGCAAGCGCAGGCAATGATCCATCCCAGGGCATCGCCTGGCACTGGGTGCTGCCGCTCGATGTCGAATTCACCAACGGCAACTCTGGCGGCCCGGTTTATCTGGCCGGCACCGACGAGGTCGTCGGCATCGTCGTCGGCGAACATCTGAACATCCAAGGGCAGAACATCTTTCCTGGCACGGTTCATTTTGTCGTGCCGTCGACGGTCGTTCTCCAGGACTTGAAGAACCCGCCGAAATGGACGCCACCGGCGCCCGAGCCGGCGCAGCTTGCAGGTCTCCCGAGCGGAAACATCGGTCCATAAAACGTAAGGTCGATCATCATGACAACGATCGCCTACAAGGAAGGAATCCTTGCGGGCGATACGCGAGTGGTCGACGATGACCTGATTGATCCAGGCGAGGTCCGCAAGGTTTTCCGTCTGAAAAACGGCATGCTGATCGGCTTTGCTGGCCCACTCGGACACATTCAGGAGTCTCTGCGCAAGATACGCAAGGACCCTGACGGCATCCATGCCATCACCAAGGGCGTCAATGCAATTGTCGTCTATCCAGACGGCGTCGTTAAGGTGCTCGACGACGGCGGCTGGACAGAGACCAAGGCAAAATATTTCGCGATCGGCTCCGGCAAGATACCGGCGCTGGTGGCGATGAGTTGCGGCAAGACCGCGCGTGAGGCCATCAAAATCGCGATGGATTTCGATGGCAACACCGGCGGCAAGGTGACCGTTGTCAAGCTGCGTTAAGCAGCCATCATCATGTCTTGAAGGAAGCGCAGTACAGCTTTTCGCTGCCTTGGCTTCGCTCGTTCCATGGCATTGGTCAGACCGATGCCATCGCGTGTTTGCAGGAAGGCCAGACCGCGGTTCTCGCTATGGGCGAGGTGGCCGGCGTGTGTCAGGCCTTTAAGAAGTGATTCGGGCGCGATTTCCAGCGCCTTGCCGATTTCGATCAGCCGTCCGACCGAGATGCGGTTGGCGGCGCGTTCGTATTTTTGTACCTGCTGAAACGTGATCCCGAGATGATTGGCTAGAGTCTCCTGGCTCATGCCCAACGACAGCCTTCGTGCGCGGATACGCTTGGCGACGATATTGTCAAATTCGTTTGTGCGTTTACTCGCCATAAGGGCGTCCTCCTTCCTTGGCCTATAAATGCTTGCTTGAGTTGCAAGTGCTTCTCCTTGGTAGTGCAACCCATAATCAAAAGCAACGTGACAAGGTTACACGCGGAGGGTTGTGGAATAACTGGAACCTTACGGTGTGACGCGCGTTGTCGACAATTTTTTGGATACTCAGTGATCTGTCCGTCGTGTTTCGGTTGCAACTTGCTTTGCCCTGAATGCGGCGGTTGCGGATTTGCCCATTGTTGCGAAGGTGAAAGACCATGCCCTGGCAACCCGGAGATGCAGCGCGACACGACAGCAAGGTCGCCGGTGATCCCAAAAAAGAACGCCAGTGGGCGGACATCGCCGACGGCATCCTGCGACGCACCGGTAACGAAGGCCTCGCCATTCGCGAAGCCAACGGCGTGATCAAGCGCCACGAAGGCGAGATCAAACATGGCGGCTGATCCTATCGTGAACGACAACAAAGGCTGGCAATGCCCAGTCTGTAATCGCGGTGTCGCGCCAGGTGTCGCGACGTGCGATCACGTTACGCCGATGGCGACCGGCCCTGTCGTGGTGCCGCATATGCCGTCGCCCACAGTCGATCCATGGACGGATCGACCTTACGGCGATCCGTTTGGATGGCCACGCACGGGCGATGCTATCCCGCTTGGCACCGGCTGTCCGGCTTGCGCGCACTCCGGCCTTTGCATGTGCGTGCGATATGGCAGCGGTCCTCGCTGCTGAATTCGTCTTCAAATCATTTTTGTCGCCGGCAAGAGCCGCTGCGACCAACGTTAATTTCTTTCGAGAAGGAATTTTTCCATGGGCGTTAGCGCTTACCTCAATGAACTCTACAATGCCGACGGCATGCTGGCCACGAGTCAGGTCACTGGTCTGCCCCTTGGCCAGATCGCTGCCGGCGGCGCCACTGCCACCAATTCGGAAACGGTTGTGCTCGGGATTGCTGCCCCGTCTTGGATCGTTGCCGGCATGCCGGTGTATGACGTGACGGCTGGCGCGTATGTCGGCGCGGTCGCTTCAATCAGCGGCGTCGACGTGACGCTGGCGGCCGATGCTGCCAACGCCATCACCTCTGGCGACGTTCTCCAATTCGGGTTCGAGCCTGCCGACATCGCTGCCGGCTTCGCTACGCCGAATTCCACCGACGTGCGCGGCCTGGTTCAGCTCGTTCAGACCAAGATGAACGAAAGCCGGGCGCTCCTGAACTATCTGCTCAACAACGTCGTGACCAACTCCGAGGATTCGGTGACGCACGCCATCCTGAATTCGGCGCTCGGCGCGCTGTAATTCTTTCAAAGCGCGGCCGACGGTGGTTCGCCCACGGGGAGTCAACGCCGGGAGTTACGCCCCGGCCCGCGCTCTTTCCTTTTCTTGTGAGGCAACAAGATGACCGCCACGATGATCTTCGTCGGTGCCGACAAGGGCGGCGTCGGCAAGACGATGACGGCACGGCTTCTGCTCGACCTGATGAAGGTCCGCAACATGAAGCTGCGCGCGTTCGATGCCGATTATCCCGGCGGCGATCTGTCTCGCTTTGCCGGCTATGCCTCGATTGTCAACATCGACTCCATCGACGATCAGATGAAGGTCTTCGATGGCGTCAATGACGACGCGGTTACGGTTGTCGATCTTCCGGCCGGCCGACTCATGAGCGCAATTCAGACGCTCGATGACGCGCGGCTCCTGGAAGACGTGAAGCGCGGCGTTATGAAAATGACGTTGTTGCATGTGCTCGGCCCCACCGTGCGCTCGATCGGAGAGATCAGCGCCGCGGCATCGCGCATCGGCAACGTGCGACATCTGCTGGTCAAGAACCACATTTCGCCGGACGCTTCATATTTCGACTGGGACACGTCTGACACCAAGGATATCCTGGCGAGCATGGCGCCGATGATGATCGATATTCCGTTCATGGAAGATCGCATCCGCGAGACCTTGGAGAAGTCCGGCCCGGAAAAGGCTGGCGAGTCGTTCCTCGATTTCATGAACGACCCGGCTCAATCGCGCACCATCAAGGGGCTGCTCAAGACCTGGGCCGAAAAGTGCTGGAAGGAATTTGATCGCGTCGGCGTGCTGGCCTGAATTACCACGCCGGCGGGTGTGACGCCAATTGCGGCGCCCGAACGTAGCTATTTCTGCGCTTTAACGAGGCGCTATCGGACCTTTTGAACCAACAATTTGAGGCGCGCTGTGGGCATCTTCGATGGCTTGAAGTTGCCGCGCCTCGGCCGTCGCCGGCTGGCGCCAGTGCGGGATACGATTCAGTATCCCAACCTGATCCAGATCGGCCGCGTCAATCAGACCGAGGGCCTGGTCTACAAGCCGAGCCCGCGCAATCTGCGCTATTTCTCGCGCACGCCGTGGGCACGCCGCGCCATCAACGCGATCAAGGACCCCATCAAGATGATGGAGTGGGAGATCGTGCCGATCGGCGATGTCGATTGGAATAGCGAGCTAAAGCGCCAGGCTAAAGTCGTCGCCAATTGCTTCGAGCATCCGAACGAGACCGATGACTGGGCCTCGATGCTGGAGCGGTTCATCGAGGACTATCTGTGCGGCTGCGGCGCGCTGGAGACCCAGGTAGGCAGTGATCCGCAGCGTCCGTTGTGGATTTGGCCGACCGACGGATTCTCGATCCAGATTTACCCGAACTGGGATGGCAACCCCAAGAAGCCGCACTATGCGCAGACCGTAGGCTACGGCTCGCAGCTCGGCGGCGGCCAGTTCAAGGTGCTGTTTGACGAGGAGATGCTTTATCTCGCGCCGAACCAGAACACGGCAACGCCGTTCGGTTTTGGCCCGCTGGAGATGGCATTTCAATCGGTCGCCAGCCAGATTTCTACCGGCAAGTTTGCCGCCAAGGTCGCTGGAAATCAGCGCTCCTCAGTGCTGATGGATTTCCCCGGCTACCCGGCAGGAGAACTCGAAGCCATTCGCCACTGGTGGCGCAATGACATCGAAGGCCAGGGCATGGTGCCCATCATTTCGAGCAAGTCCGGCGCCGACGGCAAGCCTGAAAAGGTCGCCGTGCAACGGCTCTACCCGGAAGGCGACAAGGCGTTGTTCCTGGAGTATCAGGAATTTCTGATCCGCGAGCTTGCCGCGGCATTCGGCCTGTCGCCGCAGAATTTCGGCCTGGAGCGCGATGTCAATCGCAACACCGCAGAGGTGTCGGAAGACCGCGACTGGGATCAGGCCATCAAGCCGGCTGCGATCGAGATCGCGCGGGCTCTGACCAGACACTGCATCCAGAAGCGGCTGGGCTTCTCGCAATTGATGATTCGTTTCGTTGGTCTCGACCGTGAGGACGAGCTGGCGACGATGCAAATCCTGGAGAAGCGCTACCAGACCAATTCGATCACGCCCAACGAAATCCGCGACCGCTTCGGTGAAGTGCCGATGGATGACTCGCCGTGGGCCGATCTGACAAACGCCGACGTGCAGGTCGCTATGGACGCGGCGCGCGGCGCCAAAGAGGTCATCGATCCGCGATTGCCGACGATGATCGAACCGCAACCGCCGCAGCCGCCTGCCGGACCCAAGAAGGGACCGAAGAAAGTTTCGGCTGCCGAGGCCGGCATCGATGGCGCGATCAGCGCCATGTACGAGTCAATTGCCCGGCCGTCCAAGCGCACATTCTTTTCGCGTTCGCGCACACTGAAATCAGGGAAATAATTCCATGCCCGTTCAATATCATATTTCCGAGATTGCCGACGGTTCGGCTCCGCTGTGGAGCGATCGGGTTATCCTCGGCATCCAGAACAACATCGCCTTCACTGGCGGCGCCGACACCAAGGCCGTGGCCGTGTCATTCGTTGACCTGCCGACCGATGCCAATGGCAACGGCAAGTACGGCGTGTTTGTCACGCTCGGCGGCGCGCAGCCGGCCGGTACGACGGTGTACGTCACCAACAAGACGGCGACCGGGTTCACCGTCAACCTCGAAGCCGGCTCTGCACTCTCCGCAGGTACGCTCGACGTGCTGGTGATCGCGTAACCGATTTCTTCAAGTTGTTGGCCGTGTGAGGCGGCAGCAAAAGAGCGGCTAGTCAGCCGCGCCCTTGCCCATTCAATCCACAGGAGGCAACCGTGGCCGAAGATCAACGCATTCCAGACGCGGCCGGCCTGGTCGTGACGCAGCCGCAGAATAGCGTGCTTTCGCAGCTCAAACAGGCGGCCATGGCGGAAGCCGAATTGCGGCAGGAGCCGCTGGAGAATCCGCTCGATCAGGACCCGCTCGATGCCGTCGATGCCGGCGCAGTCAATGACGACGAAGCCGCCTTCCTTGCCGCCAACGGCATGGCAGAGGATGGCGAGCAGCCCTACATCGGCGAGACCGTCGAGGAGTTGCCGATTGCCGCCACTGCCCCGACTGATCCCAACGCCACCGTGTCCGCGGCCCTGATGGCTGTCGGCCGCTGGTACAATGACGCCGGCATCCTCGGCGAGGCGCTGCGCAAGCATCTCACGAATGTCGCTGGCGAAGTCGAGTTGCACGCTTTCATGAGCCGCCTCGAACTGCTCTGCGGCGAGGTGCGCCACACCGTCGATCAGCTTGAAACCGGCATGTCGACGCGATTGCGCCAGGCCATCGCCGAAGCGGTTGCAGCGTAAAGCGACCATCCAGATGCTTGTTATCAAGACCGGCATGGCGAGCGAATTTCGCGTCGCCAAGAAATACGCCGCGGCCGATGTTCTGGTATTGACCGGTATTCTGACCGTGGACGCGCTGCGCAAGTCGGTGCCGTCCAATGCCAGAGCCATCATTTCACTTGGCCTGTGCGGCGGCCTGGCGCCCTCGATCGCCGTTGGCGATGTGGTGCTTGCCGGCATTGTCGACACGCCAGACGGCGAATACGAGACAGACCGCGGCTGGACGCAGCGGCTTTACGAATGCACCGGCGCTCTGGGCGTGCGCTGGTGGTCATCGGGCGATTTCAATACCGCCAATAACAAGATCGAGCGTGACGCGCTGTTCGCCAAGACGCGTTGCCAAGTCATCGACGACGAAACCTTCGCCGTGGCGCAATTCGCGAAAGAGCGCAAGTTGGCGCTCGCCGCATTGCGCTCGGTATCCGATGGCGAGCATGACAACCTGCCGCCGGCCGTTGTTGACGCATTGAACGCCAACGGCACCGACAATCTGGAGGCCGTGATCTGGTCAGTGGTGACCGATCCGCTGCAAGTTCCAGCGTTGGTCAAGACCGCTCTCGAATACAAAAAATCAATGGACGCGCTCGATCGCGTCTGTCGGCAGGTCGGCAGCAATTTTCAATGGAACGATTGATGACCATGCCTGTCAACCCTGTCAACATTTTCGCTTACACGGCGAACAATCCCAAGGACCCAACCTATCCAGAATTCGTGTCGATGAATGTCGTCGACGGCAAATTCCAGATCACGGTACGCGGGCCGAAAAAGTCAGACGAGTCCTGCGGCGACGTAGCAACATGCACGCTACCGCTTGCTGAAATCGTCTCGATGATCAACGCACCGTTCAAAGCCCTGATGGAGCTTGGCAAGAACGGCCGGCTGATCGTGCCTGCCACCTGATTATTCTCTGAGAGGCAATTATGGAAGGCGTCAACGGCTCGGCCAACCCTGTGAATTGGCCGGCAACCAAAATCGAGCTGCGCGACATCGCGGCTCTCAAGCCGCATCCGCAGAACTCGCGCACGCATAGCGCCGAGCAGATCAAGCTGATCTGCAAAGCGATGCGGCAGTGGGGTTGGACGATGCCGGTCCTGATCGATGAGGATGATTTCATCCTCGCCGGTCATGCCCGTATCCGCGCCGCCAAGAAGAATGGCTACACCAAGGCGCCATGCCTCGTTGCTCGCGGCTGGAGTGATGCGCAGAAGCGCGCCTACATCATCGCCGACAATCGGCTGACCGAGAACGGCGGCTGGGACAAGGAATTGCTCGGCATGGAATGTGCCGCGCTGGAGATGAATTTCGACCTCGATCTCCTCGGCTTCTCGACCGCGCAACTCGACAAGCTGATGGGCCGCGAGGAGGAAGACGGCTCCTCCAAACTCGGCGAAAACAAGTTCTCGATCGTCATCGAGTGCGAGACTGAGGAAGAACAGACCCGACTCCTGACCAAATTCGAGGAGGAGGGCATCGAATGTCGCGCGTTGATTTCGTAGTCAAATCGGAAATCAAGTTGACGCCTCGCGTCAAGCAACTCTCCGGCATGTTCGACGTGCCGTTGACCGAGAAGCTGGAGCGCGAATGGTCGGGCGATGTTCCGATCGATACCAAGGACTGGAATGTCGGCCTGATCGTTGGGCCGTCCGGCGCCGGCAAGTCCTCGGTGATGCGCCAGATGTTCGGCGAGCCGAAGACCTTCGACTGGAAGGCCGGTTCGGTCATTGACGATTTTGATGGCAAGCACTCGATCGCCGACATCTCGGCGATATGCTCCGCTGTCGGTTTCAATACGATCCCGTCATGGATGAAGCCCTACGCGGTGCTCTCCACGGGAGAGAAATTCCGCGTCGACCTGGCGCGGCATCTGATGGAAGACGACGACCCGATCGTCATCGACGAATTCACCTCGGTGATTGATCGTCAAGTCGCCCATATTGGTTCGCACGCGGTTCAAAAATACGTTCGGCGCAATGCGCGGAAATTCGTCGCGGTCACCTGTCATTATGACGTGATCGACTGGCTCCAGCCCGATTGGATGTTGGAACCGGCCACGATGACTTTCCAGTGGAGGGCGGTTCAACGACGACCAGAACTCGCCGTCGAGATCGCGCGCGTCGATCATTCGGCTTGGAAGCTGTTCGCTCCGTTCCACTATCTGACCGCCGATCTGCATCGCGCGGCCCGGTGTTACGTGCTGTTCGCGGATGGCCAGCCAGCCGCTTTTGCCGGCGTGCTGTATCGCCCGCATCCGACCGTGAGCGACATCTATGGCGTATCGCGTCTTGTCACGCTGCCCGACTATCAGGGCATGGGCTTGGCGATGGTCCTGGTTGACACGCTCGGCGCGCAGTATCGCGCCATCAAGCGGCGGCTGCACACATACCCGGCGCATCCGGCGCTGATCCGGTCATTCGACAAGTCGAAATGCTGGCAGCTTGAGGCCAAGCCTGGCAAATTCTCGCACGTCAACGGTGCGACCTCGACGCTTGGCGCGCGCATCGGCGGGCGGCCGTGCGCGGTGTTTCGTTACATCGGACCCGCGGCGGAAGATGCCGACAAGGCCAGACGACTCATTACGGCGTGAATAGTTCGCGCTGCGGTATCAGCGCCTTCGCCTCGGGCGGCAGAACGGATTCCGGCACGCTGAAAAGCATCTGCATTCCGCGATACGGGATCGGCTTTTTGAAGATCACGTAATCGCTGCGACGCCAGCCGTAACGGCCAGGACGATAGTCGCCACAGACAAAATCGTCGGGCTCCTGATAGCCGTTGAGAATGGCCTCGGTGCGCTGACAGTCGACAATATTAACCATGCCGATCAGTGCGCCGCGCGGGCCAAGCGGCGCGTCGGCCCCAAGCACGCGCTTGCAGACCTCGTCCAGTTCGTCTTGTCCCTGAAAGTCATCAGGCGAGCGCTTGGCGGCATGCACAAGCGTCCAGCCGCGATGTTTCGTCGGCCAGCTTCTGGTCTCGTGAATCTTTGCAGGTGACAGCCACAGGGATGCCCATGGCTGCCATAGACTGATCGCCTTCACGGCTTTATCTCCTCAGGCTCTGCGGAAATCTCCGGGGTCTCGTTGGCTTCGAGAAAGCGCCACTCGATGTCACCTGATAGCGCTTTCGCCAAGGCTTTATCCTCGGCCTCTTGCGCGGAATTAGCCTCGACCTCGACAGTTGCTTCCTCGATGACGCGTTGTGTCAGTCCGACGCGATATTTCATGCGGCCTCCTTCAAGATTTCGCCCTGGGCTGCGGCGCAGCGCAGTGCATGTTCCATTTGCTGTATGTGCTTGCGGATCAGCGCGAGCTGGTCTGCGGCTTTCTTGATACGTTGCGGATCGACTCGTTTCGCGGCAACGCACTCGCCGTCTTTGAAGCCGAACCGCACCAGCTTGGCGACTTGCTCGATCCTGTTTTCCAGTGACGCGAGCTTGCGCCGATCCTCTTTTGATGCGGGCGGTGCAGACGCAAACGCGTCGGCTTGCGCTTCCGCGTCACGTAACGCCATCGCGGCGTGGCGGACGTGTTCCGTCGTCTTCAGTTTGCCGGCCGCAATCTGGCGCACCAGATTGGCGTGATGATGCTTCGGCGCCCAGGTAATGACGACGCCCATCGTCGGCGGCAATTGCCCGGACTTAACGAGGCCGCGAATGCCTTCGTCAAGTGACAGTAGTTCGAGCCGGTGCCGGACGTGATCGCGGCCCTTGCCGGTCTCCTCGACGACCTGATCGAGCGTCATGCCGTCGTCCATCAGCGATTGATAGCCCTCGGCCTCCTCGATCGGATTCATGTCGGCGCGCTGCACGTTTTCGATGATCGCTGCGATTTTCTTCTCGCGATCAGTCATCGCGACGACGTTGCATGAGATTTCCGCGAATTGCTTGTAGCCGCGCTCGACCAAGAGTTTATGCGCGCGCCAACGACATTCGCCGGCCACGATTTGGTAGCGGCCGTCGTCACGCGGTCGCACGGTAATGGGCTGCAATAGGCCGCGCTTGCGGATCGATGCCGCCAGTGACTGGATGTGCGTGTTATCGAACGCTTTGCGCGGCTGCGCAGAATCGCGATCGATTTTGACGATGGGGATGCGGATACTCATTGCTGCGTCTCCGGGCGCAGAGCGCACGGTGGCGCGTCATAGAATCTGCCGTCCTCTAGTTTCACGGTGAATACGCGACGCGCTTTGACGACGCGATACACGACTCCATGCTTGCCGCCGAGCAATGCAGATAGTGCGGTCGGGCCAAGGTCGTCCGCCAGCACGATACGATCGCCTTCCTTGTAAGCCTTCATTGTCAAATCGATCATGCTCCCTTCCTTTCTGTGATGCGCGCAAGCCATTGGTGCGCGGTTACGACCTCGTAGCGCTCTTGATTGATGTGCTCGGCAGTTTTCGCCGATACGTCTCAAACACCGGCTTGCCGGTCTCGCGAGATACGGCGATCCAGCTATTGTTGCAGTGCGGTTCGAGTTTCGGGACTGCGCTCATGATCGCTGCCAATACACGGGCGGCGCTTCCGGCGTTGCGTAGCGTGCCGTCGTGTCCAAATAGAATTGATCGTCTGCTGGCTTTTGCAGCGTGACTGTGGCGACGATGTCGGCCGCGCCAGCGTTGAATGCCTTGCCAGACATCGGGCCGCGCATGACGCAATAGCGCGATGCCTTGCCGTCGGTGAATGTCATTATGGTGCAAGTTCTCATTGCTGCACCGTCCTGGTTACTGGTCTGCCGCGCGCAATCGAGGTTTCGCAAACGTCACTGTCAGTGACGATTTGCCCAAGAAACTTGTGCTCGGCGACGTAGCGAATTTTCACAAGATCGCCAGCGCTATTGTATGTGCGCAGAATGTCCGTGACGGTGCAGACGCGCGTTTTGTAGTTGAATCGCGTTCCGATCGCGAAACGTGGTTCTCGCTCAGTCATCGTCATTGCTTCTCCAGTCTCTCTATTTCGCGTTCCACCGCAGCTATATGTTCGTTGCCGCGGCGCTTCCAAAATGGGTCTGTGATATGGCGCAGACTGGCGCGCAGCCGTGCGGCTCGCTTGCGCAGGTGCGCAATCTTCTCTTGATTGCTTTGCGTCATATGCACTCCGTCCAGTGTTCTCCGGTTTCCTCGCCCCACTGCTCGCGCGGCGCCAGTCGCTGACCGCTCATATTGTAGTCGGCGTTGCAGGTGTCGCAGGTGTTGGTGAAGCGGTCGCAGCGCAGCCACCGGCCGCAGCATTTGACCTCTGTCACGGGTTTCTGAAACGTGCCGCCGTCTGGCGTTCCGTTCCAATTCTTCGACGGCACCGTTTCGTAGACAGTCCTTTTTGTCGTCATTGTGCGACTCATCGTTCTGGCCGTGTCTCGGCGTCATAGTGTCGACAGCCGTTTTCGTATTGCGCGCCGAATGGTCCGAACTCTGGATAACGGTCGCACATATGAATCAGGTCGGCGATCAGATCGCCAACTGCGGTGTCATTATCGCTGCCCGTCTGCCGTTGAAACTCTTGCACGGCGGCAAGCGCCCACTTGGCGCGGTCGGCGTTGCCATAGTGGAGACCTCGCCCGTCAGGATCAGGCGGCAGTCCGCGCTTGCGCTCTTTTGGTTGCACTAACTTTTTGCTCATCGTTTCTCCAGTTCTCTCTTGACGCCCTGTCGGCTCCAGAGCGCGAGTTGCCCTGGCAGAGTGACGCGATTGCTTAGCTCCTCGACGATTACGGGCGCTGCATCATCGTCGCCGTAAACGCGCACGACGCGCAGGCCGCGATTGCCGAACCTGAATTCGACATCGTCGATCGGCGGTTCATCCGGCGCGGATGACGCGACGGGCTCGCCGAATAGATCGAGCTGTTTCAAAAGCACGCTCCTCTCGTCATGTTGTTATATATGCGGGTAAATGCGGGGCGCAAGTGCGGGTATGGCATTCTTCCTGGCTTTTATCCTCGCAAAATCAATAGGTTAAGCCGGTCGCGTGTAACCGGCCAGCACATATAGCACAGGTTGCATACTGCGATGACTGACCACGTTCCGGTTGATTCCGGCCACGGCGACGACAAGCGCGCCGTGATGCTCTCGACTGTCGCGCTGCAAGCCGCGGCCTTCGACATCAAGACGCATCCAAACAAGATGCCGTTCTCAGGTGTGCTTACGTACATCGATGAACCGTCTGACGCCGCGCCGGAAGGCACCGGCGGCAAGCGCATCCTCGTGACAGCGGGCGCCGCGCGCGACGCGCTCGACTCTCTGATCGGCATGGGCATCGGCTGCATGGCCGATCTGACCGCGCACGCGCCGCGCAACAAGATTGGCGTGATCAGCGCCGCCGACATCAAACAAGTGAATGGGCGTAACGCCATCGTCGTCGACGGCTACATCTTCGCTGCCGATTTCCCGGAGTTGGCAAAAGAGATCAAGGCCAACAAGGACGACCTCGGAATGAGTTTCGAGGCACGCAACTTGTGGACTAACGATCCCAAGCTGAATCCTGTTTCTGTTACCGAACTTGTCTTCACTGGTGCAGCAATTCTTTTCAAGAATAAGGCTGCCTACAAATCAACGTCAATTAACGCCGCACAGGAAGCAGCCGAACGTGCTGCCGACGTAGTGGCCCATCTTTCAGATCAAGGAGATTTCAAGATGGATGCAGAAGCCCAAAAGAATTTCGACGCTCTCGCTGCGTCTGTCAAACAGATCGCTGACGCAGTGACTGCGCAGGCCACTCAGATCGCAGAGTTGCAGAAGCTGCCGGAGAAGATGGCGAACGTTCAGGCCGCGAACGTGCTCGAAAAAGTCGAGCCGCACGCGAAGCGACTGGAGGATGCCGCCAACAAGTTGGAAGATGCAGGCATTGGTCTGCATGCCAGCGCCGGCCACGTCCAGATTCTCCGCAAGATGGCTGACGGCATTCGTGCCGACGGCGCCGTGGGCAAAGTGTCCCATGTGTTCGATCGCTTTATGGCGAGCGACGCGGCCGCGGTGAAGGCCGGCGAAGACGCTGCGGCGAAGGCGAAGGTCGAGGCCGACAAACAGATCGCCGAGGTGAAGGCTGCTGCCGAAAAGGCGGAAGTCGCGCACAAGGACGAGGTCGCTTCGCTCAAGACCAAGCTGGCCGACGCCGAAAAGAAGATCGAGACGCTGTCGGCTTCGGCCGAGGGCGTGCGCCCGGCGCGCCAGACTCTCGCCTACGCACTCAGCGCCGGTGAGGAGAAGCTGATCGCCAAGGCCGGCATCGAACTGCCCAAGGACGGCAGCAAGATTCCGCTCAACACGCTCAACGACGCGATGGCGAAAGCCGGTCTCGCGACCGAGGATCGTTTCCGTCTGAAAACGGTTCTCGCCCACGTCGGCGCGATCGACTAATCCGATCTGACAATTCGGTTTGTTTGATCAAGGGGGCCTTTTCGGCCCCCGCTTTTTTCCACCCCATCCATTTGATCGGTGCGTCGTTTCTCGCCGCGCCGCGTGAAGGATTTTTCCCCAATGACTGATAAGTTTCAGGCGCGCTTTGAATCCGTGAGCGCGGCCGCGGACTTTCTTGGCAACGGCGCGATTGAAATCAACCGCTACGAGCCCGAGATCGTCGACGAGGTTGTGCGGTCGAGCGTTTTCCTCAATCGCGTTTCTGCCAAGCCGGCTACCGGCCATCCGCATCGCTACTTTGAACAGTTGAACATCGGCACCGCCGCGTTCAACGACCCGCGCAATCTGACGCCAGCCGCCACCGGCCCGCAGCGCGTCGAGCGCACGGCCTTCATCAAGGCCATCACGGTCCAGACGAACCTCTCGCTGTTCGACGTGGACGTGACCAAACAGCAAGGCCAGTTCTCCTACCTGGAGGCCAAGGACATTCAGGACGCCGTCAACGCGATCCTGCGCCTTGAGGCGGCTGCGGTGTGGAACGGCAACGACACGTCGCTGTCGAACCCGACCACGCAGCAGTACATGGGCCTGCTCAACCAGATCATGCAGACGGCCACCATCGGCAACGGTTCCTCGATCGTTGACGGGCTGAAAGCACAGGTCGCCTCGATGATCGCCCGCACCGATTTCGACTCGGACCCGACGGCGATCTACGTCAACCCGAAGCTCGCCAACTACATCGCCCAAGAGTGCAAGGCCATGGGCCTCGTGCTCGACACTGTGGAAGTGAAGGCCGGCGTGAAGGTGAGCGCGATCCAGACCGAGGCGGGCCTCCTGCCTCTGATCAGCGAGCGCTGGCTGCCCTACACCAACGCTGCGGCGTTCGGCTTCTCGGCTCCTCCGTCCGGCTTCAACAACTATTTCGCCGTCATCATGACCGAGCGAATGGTTGAGATGCCGTACATCGATGGCGGTCAGGGCAACCCCAAGCCCCGCATCTTCCAGCTCGGCTTGCTGGGCGGCTTGCAGGGCCAGTACGTCGCCGTGCATTTCAACGCGGTGCTGGCGAAGGGTCCGACCTACGCCCACTCGATCGTCGCGGTCGTCCGTCCGTAATTCCTAACAAGCGGCTGCACGGTAACGGCGTTGCTGTTGCCGTGCAGATTCCCTGTTATTTATTTTGGAAGGATTTCCGTGATGGCCGAACGTATTGAACAGGCGCAAGCCTGGGGTCCCGGCGGCCCGATCAAGCCGTCGCACAAGGGTCTGCTGCATAAAGACCTTGGCGTCGCCCAAGGGAAGAAAATTCCCGAAGCCAAGATCGAGAAGGCCGCACACTCTCCCAACGTGAAACTCGCCGAGCGCGCGCGGTTCGCCGAAGCGGCGGAACACTGGCACAAGGTGTAACGCATCTCGCGATGTCGCAATTGCTCGCCCATGGGCGAGGCTCCCCCCGGACGGGAGTAGTGCAGCACCGGTAGTGGCGTCTGTTTGCGTCCGGTAGGCGACTCCGTGCGCTGGAGCAGGTGGACAAGCCCTGCATTTCAATTCACACCGCGTGGAGGCACGCGCATGGTTTTCAAGTTCTGGCTCGGCATGTTGAATGTCGGCAAGCCGAGCCGCATCGGGCCTGACGGTCAATACGATGCCGCTATCACACTGTGTTGGCGACGGCGCCATTACGCGCCGGTCGGTGAATTGCAGTGGCGCCACATCTGGCGCTTTGCATTCGATCTGTTGCCGCAGCGGCGTTATCGGCCGCTGTCAGAGAAGCCACGACAGGTCTCGGGCACAGACCGACTGAAAGCCACTCTACTGGGTCAGCCGATTTCAGCATCCGCTGAAACCCAGCATTCCAGTGGAATTGATTCATCGCGCTGGACCGGGCGCGAGAGAGCCTTCGCCGGCTTCGGCGAATGGCGTCATCAACTCAAATCCATACGGTCAACTCGGAGGTCTAAAGTGTTTGTTTTCCTCGCTGGCGCAAAAGAACGCGCCAATCCCCGTCACGTTCTCTATGTCACTCCTGGCGTCCCAGGTCTCGGTGGTGGCGTGTCCGCCAACGATGTTCCTGACGAGTGGAAACAGCCATCGGCCGATGGCACGACGACGGTGCCGCGCCAGTTCGAGGTGGTCTTTACGCATGGCCGCGCCAGTGTCGATGAACGCCTCGGCGAATGGCTGGTCAAGACCGGCCATGCGCAGCGCACTCCGCTTGTGCGTGCCAGCGGCAATGCTCTGCTGGGCGGTCTCGCCTCATTGATTTCTGGCCGCGTCCGCTAATATGCCTGCTATCTCTCCCGTTCACGCCTTTCGAGCCCATGGCGCCAGGACGTTATACGGGCGAGGTACGCAAGACGAAGCCAAGCGATACGAGGCGCTGCTCAATCGCGAGCGCAATCTCTACAGCCTCGACAAGCCGACCGACGGCGAGGTCGCTATCTACGCGGGCCAGACCTTCTCCATCAAACAACGGACAGTCCGACTCCTGCTCGGCAAGTGATCTTGCCGCGGAGTCGATTCGGGGTAGCTCAGTGGTAGAGCGTCCGACTGTTAATCGGATGGTCGCAGGTTCGAGTCCTGCCCCCGGAGCCATCTTAACAATCCATTTTCAGGAACGGCAATGTCCTCTGTCTTCGTCACCGAATTCGATGAACTGGTGATTTCCGAGAACGGCGTGCCGCCGTTCGGGAAACTCGACGCCAATACCAAATTGCAGACCGTCACGATCGGCGGTTCGGCGTCTTCCGCTTTCCAGAAGACGACCCAGTTCATTCGCGTAGTCGCCGATGCGACCTGCACCATCAGTTATACGCCGCCTGGCGGCAGTCCGATTGTCGTCGCTTATCTCGGATCGAATCTGCACGGCGAGTATTTCGGCGTTGATCCCGAGGGGACAATCTCGGCTGCGGCTGCATCTTAATCTGGTGCGCTGATGCCCTCACAGTATCTGACACCTCCAGATGATCTTACGACATACGGTCTGCCATCGAGCACGACCACCGCGCAGATCATCCAGGCATCACTGGTGATCGACTCATATCTCAACCGGCCCGAAGGACTGGTCTACGGCGTCGATTATCTGGGCCAGCCGGCCTACATGCTTGGCGACTGTCCGCAGCCGCCTGGCGTGCCGCGCGCGACCTTGAAGGCTCCCGCCGGCATCAATCCCGGCAACGCAGTCAGTGTCCAACTGGCGCCAGCGCAATTGCTCAATGACGACGTAATCGGCAGCGTCGTCATCCTCGACATTGGCACGGCCAACCTTGCCGAAGCCTGCACCGTTCAAGCGATTGCGCCTGGTGGCGTCATCATTCTGACAAGCGTCGCCAACACGCACGCCGCGAATTGCACGATCGATTTCGGCATGACCGTTTTCGAGGAACGACAGCTCCCGGACGAACGTTCGTTGGCACGCGTGTCGCGTCCGATCGTGCGATTGATGTCCGGCCTCGGCCGATACGGCTATGGCCGTCGCACCAGTCAGGATCAGGGGCTCTATACCGACATCAATCTGTTGGCGGTGATTCAGGAATTCGGCGGGCCGCCGATGTGGATTCCGTTCGACACCAAGAACACATTGGTGACAACCACCGCTCGCGAGATTTGGGTCCCGGCTGGCGAATTGCTGCAATACTTTTCTTCGGTGCGCCTCTATTACGTCTGCGGATATTCGCAGGCTGCGTTGCCGTCAATGATCAAAATGGCCACGGCTAACGTGGTCAACTCGATAGCATCCAATACGGTGCTGCAAGGCCAGTTGAAGACGGTCAAGACCGGCACCACGGAAATCACCCGTTTCGCCCCGACGGCGATTGACGCCGACACAAAACGCATGATCGACAATTTCCGTTGTCTACAGTTCATCTGATCGCAGATCAGATTTCCATTCTCGAAGCCGCCCCGACGGGCGGCTTTTTTATTTTCCAGGAGGAGTTATCCAATGAGCTTTCTTTCCAGCGTCGAAGCGATTTTCGAGACCACCGAGGCCGATGTTGTCGCCATCATCGCCAAGGTCAAACAGGGCGCTGCGGTCGCAGAGGCGGAAATAGCCGCTGCGCTGAAATGGATCGCCGCCAACGCGCCGAGCATTACGGCCGACATCCAGACCGTCGTGTCGCTGGTCGAGCAGGCCGGCATTCTGACGCCGTCGGTGCAGGCCTCCATCAACGCCGCCAACGTCGCGGTCGCTGCCCTCAACGTGTTCGCCGCCAACGTGAAGGCCGGCAATTCCAACGCGCAGGCGGTCGTCGCCGGCTATGTCGCTGCCAAACAAGCGGCTGCTGCCGCCTCGACGGCCGCTGCGGTCGCTGCCACCGCAGCGGCTCCGGCCAAGGCTGCGTAATGTTCTCGATCATCGACACCAACTACGATGTCACGCCCCGGCTGTCACGTTTCGTGGCGGCCGGGACGGAATCGTTCGGCCGATACATCGCCCGCGGCCTTGAAGGTGAGGCCAAGGTGATCAAGCCGGCAGAGGCGAAAGCCATTGCCGCTGTCAATAAGCGCGTCTTTCTGATCTACGAGGGTGGCGCGAAAGAGGCGACGCTCGGCGCCGCGCGTGGCCGCGAAAATGGTCTGTGGGCGCTGGCTTATGCCAAGACGCTAGGCGCGCCAAAGGGCGCCGCGATCTATCTCACGGTCGACTTTGACGCCGGTCCAGCCGACATCCTCGCCATCGTCGACTATTTCCGCGCGTTCGGCGAAGCGCTCGGTGGCTATTACACGCTCGGCGCATATGCGTCTGGTTATGTGTGCTCGACGCTCTTTTCTCGCGGCCTGATCAAGTATCGCTGGCTGACCATGTCGAGCGGCTTCCGCGGTAGCAAGGATGCGCTCTCCAACGGCAATTACGAGCTGCGGCAGTTGACCGATCGCGAGGTCGCCGGCCTCGATGTCGATCCAGACACCACCCACGTCGCCAACGGCGATTTCGGCGATTTCGTGCCGTTCGCAATCCCAGCAGATGCGACAGACTCGGTCATCGTCCCGCAGATCGCACCGAACGATACCGCCACGACGTGGCATGTTCCTGGCCTTTCTTGGCTGCTCGGCTACTTCCATAAATAAATCAAGACAGGTGCGCGGATGGTGAATTTGCTCTATCCGCGCACCGTTTCTGTCAGCCGTATGAAGACGGCCGCCAGCGGTAATACCCCGCAGGTCGGCGATGTCGGCTTTCGTGGCGACGCGCCGGTGACAGGCGAAACCGTCATCATCGCCAACGTCCCGGCCAATGTTTCCTACAGAGGCTCAAATCTGCGCAATCCAGCGGATTTGCCGACCGATGCTCGCGGCTCACGTTATCTGATCACGATTCCTGCCGCGAATGCTCCGTGCGGATCAATCACCTATGGCGACATCGTCACTGACGATGTCGGTCTGCGCTATCGCGTCGCCGCTCCAGACTTTCAATTGCTGGGATACGAATTGCAGGTCGAATTGCTCGACATCTGAGGTTGCTCAATGTGCGACGAAACTGATGTCGAGAATACGCTCAAATCGATGATCATCGGCTATCTGTATCCGAACGGCACCGGTCAGTCGTGCGCGGCCGGCGTGCCGTGCCAGGTCGCTCGCGGCTGGCCAACGACGGCAGATTTCACTCTCGCTAACAGCCAGTCCGCATCCGGGATGCCAGGATTGGTCATCGTTTCAGTCTGCACGCGCATTGGCGTTGAACGCAACACCACGCGCAAGCCGCTTTCCTGGATTCCATCCGTGGCGCCTGTCCATACGTTGACGGCGACGGTTGGCGGTTCGCAGAAAAATCAGATCACTATCGCCGGCACGACAGCGACACCGCAGAACGTCATTGCGCTGGTCGGCGGGTCTGCGGATGTGCAGGCCTTTTCCTATGCCGTGCAGCCGGCCGACACAGTCAATTCCATCGCCAGCGGACTCGCTGCGCTCATTGCGGGATCATTCGCAGGCACGACATCAAGCGGCGCCGTCATTACCGTCAACAGCACGCTTCCGGTTGAAGCGCGTGTTACGGCCGCAGGAACCGCCATTCAAATCGTCGGCCAGCAATGCAAGGAATTCCAGATCACGATCTGGTCACCTCCGTGCAACGTGGCCGATCAAGACGCCGACACCTGGCGCACTGCCGTTTCCAAGATCATCAGCCCGCCACTACGCAATCTCAACCGCATCTCAATGATTGATGGCGTCTGGGCCATGATCCGCTATGAGCGGACAGTCACTCTCGATACGGCGCAATCCCAAGGTCTTTATCGGCGCGACCTGTTTTTCCAGATCGAATTTGCCGAGACCGTAGCCATGACGGCTCACGAGATTGGCGCTGCTCAACAGCAAGTCCAGGCCGCCGTGTCGCCCACCGGAAAACTTCCGGTGCCGTCCAATGCGCCGACGCTGACAACCAATTCCTAACAAGGATCACGCCCGTGAAAATCCATCTTGTTGTCTCCCAGCCATTCGAGTCATACGCCAAGGGCCAGATCATCACCGATCAGGCGTTGGTCGCAAAGCTGCGCCGCGGCCCGCATCGCCACAGCGTTGTGCGCGTCATTGAGAAGCCCGAGCACGCCAGCGGCGATTTTTTCCGCAGCGATGCCGAACTGGCAGATAAGCGCAAGCTGTCTGGCGCCTTGGCTGGCCAGGAGTAAACGCCATGGTGGAGGCAAAGCGCCCGGCGATTATTCAGTGCGATATGGAGTTACTGACAAAGCTGTCGACGCGGCTGCAATTCGCGACGGTCGGTCAGAATGTCTATTACAGCGACACACTGAAAGACCTGGTCGATCGCCATTGCCCAGACATCTACGACATGGCCAAGGACGCCGGTTTCAAGTTCATTCCGAGCACCAACAAAGAAGACTTGGTGAGCAAGCCGCCCGATCTTCGCTTCGACGTGATCCGCGTCGCTGAATAACGAGTCTCGTTCCTGATTTTTCAATTACTGGCGCCGTTTCGGCGCCTTTTTCATTTTCCGAGGGAAATTTTTCAATGCCTCAGATTGTCCAAGAGGGCCAGATCAATCTCGCTGCGCTGAATGTGCCTGATCTGATCGTCCAGATCATCCCGCCGCAGCTTTTGATCAACGGGGTCCCGAGCAACATCGTCGGCTTCGTCGGCACCGCAAGCTGGGGTCCGACCAACGTCCCGCAGGTTGTCGGTGGTTATCAGGGCGGCGTCGTGCAGTTCGGTCTGCCGAATCCGCGCAAGTATGACCTGATGACGGCAACTTGGGCGGCGACGCTCCAGGGCGCGCAGGCGTTCCGGCTGGTGCGCGTCACCGACGGCACCGACACGGCCGCGTCCGTTGTGATCCAGACCAATTGTCTGACGGTCAATGGTCTCTACAGCGGCACGCGCGGCAACAACATCAATTTCTCGCTCGGCGCCGGTTCGCAGCTAAACACCATGCGCGCGGTCGTGGCAATGCCCGGCCAGGTGCCGGAGGTGTTCGACAGCATCTCCGAAGGCGTTGTCGGTTTCTCGGTCACCGCCGGTAACTACACGGCGTGCCCCGATCTGCTCACGATCGACGCGCCGACGCTGCCGAATGGCGTGCAGGCTGTCGCGTATCCGCAACTGACAATGACCGGCATCGGCACTATCAGCGGCACGATGACGGGCTATGCGGTTGGCGACCATGTCGTGTTTGCCAACGGCGTCGAAATTGCCGTCGAGACGGTCACCACCGGCGCCATCGCCACCTATAGTGTCACCAATGCCGGCTCTGTGCCGGCGGGCGAGACTGCGCCGACCGGCGCGATGTCGCAGACCTCGACGACTGGCGCCGGCACTGGCGCAAAGCTCACGCCGACTGGCTGGGGACTGGGTCAGCCTATCCTGGTCACTGGCGGCTCCGGCTATTTCGGCGACGCGCCAAACGTGACGATCGTCGGCGGCACGGGCAGCGCTGGTACGATCACCGCGTCCACCGCGTATTGGACTAACATCGCCAATGCCATCAACAATGGCCAGTCTGGTCTTCGTGGTCCGTCGCAGTTCGTTTCCGCGACCGCGGGTGGCGGCACATCGACGCCTACGGCAACCGGTTACACGCTGTCCGGCGGCACCGATGGCGCCAATCCGGCCTCGATCGGGCAGAGTGGCACGCCGGCCCTGGTTGGCCAGGACGCGCTGCCGCGCACCGGCATGTATGCGATGCGGTCGGCTTTGATCTCGATTGCCGCGCTGGTCGATTGCGACGATGCCACGACGTGGTCTGCACAGGTCGCGTTCGGTTCCTCGGAAGGCATCTACATGATCGGCACTTTGCCGAATGCCGCAAATCTGACCACCGAGACCAGCACTGAGGGCTCCAAGGCCTCGTTCGGCATCGACAACTTCACCTTCAAGCTGATGTTTGGAGACTGGTGCTACATCAATGATCCGGTCACCGGTGCCCAGCGCATGATCTCGCCGCAGGGCTTCGTGGCTGGCTTCATGGGCAACCAGGACCCGTCGCAGACGCCGATGAACAAGCCGATGAACGGCATCGTCGGCACGCAGAAATCGAAGACCGGAATCCAATACACCAACGCCGATCTCCAGGCGTTGTCTGCGGCCGGCATCGACGTGATCTGCAATCCGAATCCGGGCGGTACGTATTTCGCGCTGCGGCTTGGCATTAATACGTCGAGCAATCTCGCGGTCAATGGCGACAATTACACGCGCATGACTTATTTCATCGCGCGTTCGATCGCCCAGGGTTGCGGCAGCTACGTTGGCCAATTGCAAACGCCGACCGAGCGTTTGCAGGCCATGACCACGCTGGCGGCATTCTTCGCCAACATGGAAGCGCTGGGTCTGATCGGCACCGCCGACGGCTCGCCCTGCTATCAGGTCGTGTTGAACGACTCCGACAATCCGCAGACGCTGGTGGCCCTTGGTTACCAGATCGCATACTGCAAGGTGATCTATCTGTCGGTGATTCGTTATTTCATCGTCGACCTGGAAGGCGGCCAGACCGTCACCATCACGTCGCAGTTGCCAACCGGCGCCACCTCGCCTGGGTTCAGCAACAACAACGGCGTCATCACCGGCTAAGGCAAAACTCTGACACCTGCATGAACCAGCTTCGGAGTCTTCCGTCGCTGGTTCGTGTTTTGTTGAAAGCGTGTAGCCCATCGGAAATTGTGCGGGCCATAATCGCCATCGTTGTCTGGATAGCGGTCAATCGAATGTTTGTTCGATGGTCGCTTGCCGACATCGAGGATAAAGCACTCGTAGCCGCTCAATCCGTCTTCGCCATTTGACCAGCGTTCGCAGACTTTGATGCCGCGCCCGCCGTAATCCTTGTAGGATTTGTGGTTGGGATTATTGCAACGATCTTTCATGTTGGCCCAAAGTTGGTAAGGCGCAGGCCATTTCTTGGCATTGATTTTACGGCGTGGTGTTAAACCGTGCTTGGTGTTCTTTTTGATGACACTCTCAATCTGAGCGCATCCGCAGCTAGTAGTGTTTGCCGAACTTAAATCTGAGCCGCGCGCGGTTATTACCGTGCCACATTCGCATTCACAGAAGAAAAATCGGCGCGACCGCCCTGTATTCTGATCGCGCCTTTTCATGGCTTCCGAGAATACGGTTAGCCTTCCGAATTTTCGCCCAATCATTTCGACCGCCCGCATATACCCGTATTTTGGGATTGCTCGGCCGGTTTTCAATCTATTGTTAGGAGAAGTTGTATGCCGGTCAATGGGTATACCGTAGGTCGTGACGTTCAGATCGTGATGAACAGCCCCACCGGCAACGGGGTTGGCGGCACGGTCATTCCGCCCGACCAAATCACGAGCTTCGACGCCAAGCCGATGAAGAAAGAGGTTTGGGCGCGTCCGCTTAATTCGCCACCGCAGCCGATCTACATGCCTGACGGCTGGAAAGGCACGATCGAGGTGGACCGCATGGATGCGACGCTCGACACCTATCAGGCCACGATCGAAGGAAATTTCTGGCAGGGCACCAATACGGCGTCTGGCATCGTGACAGAAACGATCACCGAGGAGAACGGCAACCAGACTGTCATCCAGTACAACGGTTGCATGTTTTGGGTTGAAGACCCCGGCTCGTACAAGGCTGACGGCAATATCGTTCAGCGTGTCGAGTTCTCGGCAGGCGAGCGAAAAATTACGCAGTCGAGCGCCGCGTAATCCAATTACTGAAAATTAGGAGGTACTATAATGGCTCAACGAGCAGCCATGCGCGTTGCTGAAACGCCGACCGAAAGCGTCGTCAATTCCGCCAATGCCATCGTCTACAAAACGGATTCCATGAAACGCAAGATCGGAGTTGTGCGGCCGAACGCGCTGATGCGCATTCGTCTGTTCAAGATGATCGGGCCGGAGTCCTCACTCAATCAGCGTCTGGTGAACGAACTGATGCTGGCGATGTCGGTAAAGGAAATCGACGGCCGGCCACAGATCGTCAACACCGAGCGGCAGCTCGATACGTTGATTGCCGAGTTGGATGATGCAGGCCTCGCTGCCGTTGCCTCGGCATGGATCGATGACTTCGGCACTGCCAATGCTGGCGACGAAGACGACGAGTCGGATGATGGCAAAGGCGAAAAAGCGTGAACTCAGCGCGCGCCAGAAATCTCTGCTCCGCAATCTGATTCTGGACCCCGAATTGAACGAGTGCCTGTTGCTCGTGAAATACGGGGTCCCGTTTGATGTTGCGTTCTCGCTGACTTGGCAGGATCGCTTTGCCTGGTGCGTGATCCTTCAACGATTCGACGGTGCCAAATTCAACTTTCAGAAAATGAAATTTGAGGACCCGGACACAAGATCATAATCCAGACTGGCCGGCCTGTCTTTCGTCTGCCCATCGACATTCTGGATGGTCTGGCGTGCGCACGCAGATCAAGCCGCCGGATGATTGTTCGGCATCCGCGGCTGCATCGTCACCTCGATTGAGCGTCTGGCAGATGTCGTTGCTGGCGCCGAGCAGGCGGAAAAAATCGACGTTGTCCTGGGCAACCGCATAGGCGCGCAGCTTCTCCATGACGGTTCGCGACCGACAGACGAGCACAGAATCGCCCAACGTTGCCGCGTGGCATGGGGCGATCGCGGCGCACATTATACATAGCGCGCCCATGATCCTGGCAATTCGAGCCATAGCGATCTCCTTCCCACCCCCTTGTAACTCCCCCACATAGCCGTTGCGCTGCGCCCGTCAAGGACGGTGCGGCAGGCGGTCACAGGTGTCCCATGGCCGCGATGTCGCTCGCCGAGTTCTCCGCGATGCTGGCGCGGGCGGCGAGGAACGTCAGGCCTGAATTGGTCAAGGACGCCACCGAAATCGGGGTCGAGCAACACAGCATTGCCTACAAGATGATCGGGCAGGAAATGCCCGAGTGGCCGCCGCTTGCCGAACGCACGATCGAGGAGAAGGAGCGGCTTGGCTACACCGGCCAGGTCTCAGAGACCGATCCGCTGCTGCGCACCGGCGAGATGCGCGACACGATCGAGGCCCGCGTCACCACGACGCCGGGCGGCGTGCAGTTGGAGGTCGGTTCCAAAGACAAGGTTGCCCTCTATCAGGAAATGGGAACGGCGCTCATTCCGCCTCGGCCTTTCCTCGCCATGTCGGCGATCGAGGTCATGCCGTTTGCCGAAAAGACGATTACCCGCACGGTGACCGAAATTTTTACGAAAAAGGATTGATTGAGCCATGCCCGTGACATCCTTCGAGGTCGCCACGGTCTTTCAGATCATCGACAAGGCCACTGCGGTCCTCAACCGCATCAACAAGTCGGTCGATGCTCTCAACGACAAGATCGAATGGGCGCAGCTCAATCTGTCAAAGCTGGGCAACGTCCAGTTCGACAAGCTGAATGCCAACCTAAAAAAGGTTCAGGATCAGTTCGTCGCTCTGGACGATGAAATCGAAGCCAGCATCAGGGTCCAGGCCGGCGCGACACGCGCGGCAGGCGCCAGCGTGCAGAATCTTGCGCGACAGTGGCGCGACGTGAACGCCGCGGCAACCTCTGCCGCAATTGCGACTGACAAGGCCACCAGAGCCTCGATCCTGGCTGGCGCGCGTCGCGGCGGCTTCGGCCCGACGTTGCCAGTTGGTGGTGGAACTGGCGGTGGTGGTGGCCGTGGTTGGCGTGGCAATGGCGGCTACGGCGGCATCAGCCTTCGCGGTCCTGGCGGCACCCACATTGGTGGCGGCTTCCACGCGCACACGCATTCCATGGTGGGCCAGGGGCTGCTGGCCGCTCTCGGCGTTGGCATCTACGAACAAAGCAAGCTCGAAGACTACGCCTATCGGGGCGTCTTCACCGGCGGGGTTTCTTCCTCGCACATGAAGGACATTCAGGACATCATCAAGCGCATTGCCTCCAAGACTGGCGGCAGCATTGATGATCTCGGCGAGGCCACGCTCGACGAAATTCGGCAGCTTGGCGGCACCGGGCTGTCCTGGCAACAGAAGATGAATGTGCTGGGTCCACTCCTGACCTATGGCGCGGCCGAAGGCAAGTTGAAAGGCACCTCGACCAAGGAAGGCGTCGATTCGATCATCGGACTTGCGCACATGCTCAAGGTCTATGATCCGCAGAAGATCGCGCAATTGGCCGACAAGTTCGCTTATCTGTCGACGGTCAACCCGGCGAAGCTGCAACAGATGGAGCGCGCGTCCGGTTACGCCGTTCCGATTCTCGGCGAACTTGGCTTCGATCCGTTCCAGGTCATGATGTTGCAAACCGCGATGATGCGCGGCGGCATCTTGAATACAAAATCTGGAACGTGGCTGCGCCAGTTGGGCACGCGCGCGCTTCCTGGCACGAGCGTAATGTCTCGTCAGGCCTTCATGAAGCACGAGTCGGCGTTGGCCGCGCTCGGCCTTGTCGACAAGAACAACAATCCGACTTGGTTCACCAACGGCGCACCAGACATGGTGAAGCTGTTGGAAATGGCCAGTTCGCATTTGCAGGCCATGCCGCTGGCGCAACGCGCCGGCATCATGCAACAGTTGTTCGGCTCTCAGGGCTCCGGCGCCATGGCGTTCCTGAGCGATCCGAAAATCCTGAAAATGCTGCCTGATCTGCAAGCGGACATGAACAAATTCCGCAGCGGCAGCGCGCTGTTCAAAAACTACGCCACCAACTCGCCGGTCCAGCAGTTTGATCAATCGTGGGCCAACCTGCGAAATGTCCTGATGGACATCGCTACCGTGGTGTTGCCACCCTTGATTGGAACGCTTGAACGCTTCGACGAAATGTTGAAGATGCTTGGGAAGGTTCTTCCAGGCGGCGATAGCGGCTTCGGCAAATTCGTCGGCAAGGCTTACGGTCAGGGAATTGCATCAGGCAATCCGATCACCGGCCTTGCTTCTGGAGCCTGGGGCGCCCTCAAATATTGGTGGGACGGCAAAGGAAAAGACGATCAGAAAGCCACCAAGGAAGGTGCGAAAGAGGGAAGCGAAAAAGGCGCCAAACAAGGCGCCAAAGACGGCATCAAGGAAGGCCTACGAGACCTCCAGCCAATTCCTTATGTGGCGCCGTCGTTGCTGTCGCCGACCATGTATGAAGGTGGTGGTGGCAACCCGCTCGGCAACGGCATCTATTATGGACCTGGTGGTGCTGGTGGCGGCGCAGCCGTAGGACCATTCGGTGGTCGCGGCGGCAATCCAACTGGCCCGGTCACGACGAATCCTGGCGTGCGCGCCGGCACGACAAATCCAGGCGCCAACCCGATGGGCTCTGTCATTCCGATGCAGAGTTACGGCGCTGGCCACGTCAATTTCATGCACGGTCAGTTCGGCGCTCCTGGATCGAACATCATCGGAGTGACTGCCGGCGGAAAGAATTTCAAAGTCAACAAATACTCCGCAGGAGCTATCACCGGGTTCGTCAACGATCTGGCTGCGGCTGGGGCGCCGATTAATTCCATCGGCGGCTTCAATAACCGCAATATCGCCGGCTCGTCACGAAAGTCGCAGCACGCCTATGGCAATGCGATCGACATCGATCAGCACGCTCGCAATATCGTTGATCCCGGCTTGCGTGCCTGGGCTCAATCACATCCCACACAGTTCCGCTCGATATTGAACAAGTGGGGGATGATCTCGGGCGGCGATTGGCGCAATCCTGACTTTGGTCATTTCGAGTGGAGCGGTCATCTGCCTGCCAGCACGGCCGCGGCCGCTGCTGCGGCGCAAGGAGCCGCCACCGATGCAAGCCTCGCCGGTCTTCACGGCAACGCTTACATCAGGGCTGCTCGATCCGGTTTCGGCAAGGAATTGTCTGATCCTCAGAAGCGGCTACAGTTTGCCGCAATGCTTTTGTCGGAAGGCAACCCGACGCAGACTGCCGAATCGGCAATGAACCGATCGTCATTTCAGCACAAGTCGCTGATGCAGGCATTGCACAGCGGCTTCTATGGGCCGATCAATCGCGGACAGTTGCCGGCATTCATGCGTCGTCTTCGGAATAATCCGAAGCTGATGGCGAAGATGAATGCCGCCATCGACGCTGCGCTCGCAGGCTCGGATACGATCAAGGGCGCCACCGACCAGGGAATGGTAAGCGATCCAAACGGTCGCTACATCCTTAATCATTTCCACGTCTGGGGAAAAGGCCACGGCAATATCTACGGCGATTGGAATGCGGGCCGCGGTACTGCGCAGTGGCGGCACGATTTTGAAGCCCACGCCGGAGAATCAGGCGACACGCCGTCGGATGCCATCGCGCAGCCTGCCGGACACGACGTGACCATTCATCACACGACGAAACTCGACGGCCGCACGATCACCAAGTCGGTGCATCGCCATACGGCGAGAATGGGTAACCAGCCGACGCGCGGGGCGCGCATGCCCGATCCATACGCCCATACGCCGACGCTGCCGGTCTAACAGTCGTCGTCATCATCTCAGCAAAGGGCGCCACGCGGCGCCCTTTTTCATTTCAGGGATTCGCTATGGCGCAACCGGCCATTCTCACGCTGGGAGACATCTCCTTTCTCCAGCGCGAAATCCCCGACACCATTAATTTTGGTGGCAAGCAGATGATGGCCGTTCACAAAAATCTGGGCGGCTTTCGTACAATCGACGCCATGGGTCCAGACCCGGCCGACATTCACTGGGCCGGACATTTCTATACGATCGCCGGCATCCCAGGAACCGCGGCAGAGCGCGCTCGCGCTGTCGATACGTTGCGTCAGTCCGGCACCGAGGTAACTCTGACATGGGGATCGTTCTCATATCAGGTCATCGTTGCCGACTTTGAGGCGGTCTACAAGCACGAATGGCAAATCAGCTATCGCATTGTCTGTAAGGTTGTTGCTGACAATGGTGTGCAACCATTCAACGCGTCCAATCTAGCGCCGTCTCTAAACAGCGTCGTCAACGAAGACATTGCAGCGATCATGGCGCTGGCTAACAGCGGCGCCGTAATTCCATCGTCTGCTACGGCCGCTCTCGTTGGGGCGCAATCGACGATGGCCAGCATCGTCGGTGCAGGCACGCTGGACGATCTATCGCTCACGCAATTGCAACCTATCATCGCGGCATTCCAAAACGCATATGCGGCGTTCGGCGCAGGCTCTGGAACTCCGATCGGCATCAATCTCGACGCCATCACTGGAGCCTCAACGCTCGATGGCGTGGCCACCTTCGTAACAGAAGCCAACGCCGTCGCCGCCGAAAGCGACATGGAGACGGCAACTGCCTATCTCGGTCGCATCATAGCCAATCTCACCGACACTGGAGGCTGACGATGGCACCAGTTCCAGCCGGTACACCTGCCGGCGTCACCACGATCCAAGTGATCGGCGGTGAAAATCTCATGCGCATTGCCGAGTTGTATCTCAACGACGCGACGCAATGGTGGCGCATTGCCGCTCTCAACGGTTTTCCGGGCCAGCCGCCCGATTTCATTCTGTCCATCGACGATGCTCAACGTCTCGCTGGCACATTGCAAATTCCGGCCGTCGATCCAAGCGCGGCCTGGCCATAACAGAGGAGGGCGCGATGGCAGAGAATGGGATCGCGCGCCAGCCGCGCGCGTGGCTGCTCATTGGTAACGACACCATCAATATCATGGCCTTCGAGGCGCGCCTGATTCAGAGCGCCGGCCAGCAATCGACCGCAGAGATTACGATGGCGGTCGATGATCCAACCAATCCGGGCGCTCAATTCTGGTCGCAGGGCGGACTCATTCCGGCATCCCTTATCGCCACCAACGGCGACGCGCAGAAGACCACGGCGACGATCCTCACCGGCTACATCGATTACGCCACGGTGGATTTCGGCACGCGAACTGTCACCGCTCAAATGAGCGACAAAGGCCGCCCGCTGCTCGATACTCGCAGCGACGCGTCGTGGACAAATCAGACCACCAGCCAGATCGTGACTCAATTGGCGTCGCAAGCCGGCCTCCAGGTCGTCGCAGGTCCGGGCTCTATGGCTGGCGATGTCGACGCCCAAGGCAACACCGTTTTCAATTCCGATCTGGAAACGCCGTGGGATGTCATTCAGACGCTTGCGCATCAAGATGGTTACGTCGCCTTCGTTGTCGGCAATACGCTCTATTACGTGGCGCCAGGAACGGCTGTCAGTTCAACATACGCCATTCATTATCGGCCGCCGCAAATCGGCAGAGAGGTCTCGTCTCAAACAGAGGCAGGCATCGGCACCGATGACTATGATGCCGGCAACATGGAAAAACTGAACTGCATCCACAACTTTGATCTGGGGCAAGGCGTCCAGTACGGCGTCATGAGTTGGAAGCAATCGGACAACCAAGCCTACACTGCCATGGCTGGCGCCGGCAAGTATCAGGGCGCCGCGCGCATCCCGAATAAGACCCAGCAACAAGTTCAGCAACTGGCTAACGCAGGCCAGCGCTACGCGCAGATGCACGAATACACCATCGAGGTGCAAATGCGCGGCGACGTGGTCGTGCAGCCGACGATGATGATCGCACTGTCTGGAACGCAGACCTCGTTCGACATGACCTACTATATGTACGAGGTCGTGCATCGCATGAACGATGACGACGGCTACGACATGGAGATTACGGGCTACAATTCTCCGCAATGGTCGTTTGGCTATTCGCCAAATCCAGACCTTCCGAATCCTGATCCGAATCAACCGAAACAGCCGACCAATCCTTTCCAGCAGACGCCGGTGCAAGGCTTCACGATGCTGACCGGCAGCGTTGTGTGATCAAATGTACCTTGATTCCTTCGTCTCCGTGATGCGCCGCGAGGTCGCGCGCACCATGCGTAAGTATCACAATCCGCCGCGTGTCGGCCTGGTGTCGAGCTACGACTCCAAAACGCACTCGGTTAAGATTCAATACCAGCCCGAAGGCACCGAGTCGGCGTGGATTCCCTTGACAGGTCTTGCCGTCGGCAATGGTTACGGCATCGCTTCGGCGCCGAACATCGGTGATCCGGTCGAGGTGCATAACCAGGAAAGCAATCATCTGTCAGCGCGCGTTATGACGCGCCATTGGTCGCATCAAAACAAGCCGCCTGAATTGCAGGCGGGCGAGCATGCCATCATTCATCAGAACGGCGCGACCATTCATGCGCAGCAAGACGGCACGCTCCTGATCGGAGGCCCTGGCTACACCAAAACCGGGCAGAACACGTCGCAGTCAGGGAACACGACGACTGAATCAAACGGCGGCACCGGTCAACAGCAACAGCAACAACAGCAGCAGCAGCCGAATGGCAAGCAGATTATAAAGATGGCGCCAGACGGCAGCATGACGATTGAGGCGCCGAATGGCGACGTGATCCTGCAATCTGACAACAATATCGTCTACATCATCTCGCAGCCGAAAAAGACGCACTGCGTCACGCAGAAGGGCGCCGCGGCCGTGCCTGTGGCGCTCGCAGACGGCGGCGTAGCCAAGACGCTCTGCGCCGAACCTGATTTGGGATAACGATGCGTTTTTACATCAACCCAGGTGACAGCGTCGTTTCCGTCGACGGCTATCAGATTCAGCCGCTCACAGTTTCCGGTCTCGCGACCAACGTCAAGTATGTGCAATGGGAGGAAGCCGCACTCGGTCTGATCGTCTACAATGGCGAGGCTCCAACCTTTCAGCCGTTCTCCGATCCGTCGCCGTATCAGCCTTCCATCAATGCGTGGATGTCGTCTGCGGCAGGACTGGCGTTGACTCCGGCACTGCAAGCAACGGCGTCCATCCCGCTTCTAACCCTGGCGCAAGCGCAGCAGATCAAGGCCGAACTGATCGAGGCGATCTACGATTCCAAGCGACAGAGCGCAATCCAATTCGCCGTCTCGTCAGGTGACGCCGGTTACGATGCCGGCGTGGTCGCGGCAAGTCCAGGCGGCGTCTATAACTGGGATTGCTCAGATGAGTCGCTGAACGCGATGTCCATGGCTCTGGCGTCGGCGATCCTGTCTGGCACTAATTCGACGGTCACTGGCCTGAATTCTTCGCTGGTCGACGCGATCAATGGTGCGCTGTCGACCCTAAAAGGTCAGATCAATACCGCACTTTCATCTCTTGCAACCGGCATCAACAACGCTCTCGGATCATTGCTGAATAATGCTGCCAACGCCTTACAAGAGTTCGATAACGAATTAAATAGTGGGATGCAGTCCACTATCGGCAGTCTCGCAGAAGCCTTTCCAAATCTCGCCAATGCGATCAACGATGCCTTCTCGTCGCTTGTGTCAGAAATCAACTCTGCGCTTTCAAGTGGATTTTCGCAATCGTTCAGCCAGATAAACAGTGCGATCGGCAGCCCCAATGGTGGCGCCTTGCAAGGGACGATCAATTACAACGTAGAACAGATTAGCAGTGGAAATCCTCAGTTTGTCGTCACCATCCCAAACATCACTGACGAGGTGTCGGTGCCAGTTGCCGGGGTCACGCTAAACGGCAGCGCCAACACAGGAAATTCTGGATGGGAGATCGGTTCGCCAGGAATCAGTTCTTCTGGCGTCGGTGTCTCTGCTCCGTCGATTGAAGGCGTCTCTCTGGACAACGAGTCGTCGTCGGTTCTCGGTTCCGTTCAATGGATACCGATCGGACAGAGCGCGCCTGTGACCATGACCGGGGAAGAATACTCTGCTCTGGTAGCTGCGATCGTATCGCGACGTGCCTCACTCAATCAATCAAGACAGACTTTGCTGGCGTCGCTTGCCGCAAAGACCACGGTTTCACAGGTCGTTTCGTTTGACGCTACGGCCGGTTGGCCGTTCTGATTTCCCAGGAAAGAATTGCTGTGCCCTACGACATCGATCACTGGTGGGGCGACGATATTTCGCCTCTCACGCCATCTGGCGATCTGCCTTTGGTTATCGGCATAGCCAAGAGCAATCAACGAATCTTTCGCCGGCTCTGCACCAACGGCAAATATACCGGCGCCAAAAAGGCCGAATATCTTTTCCACCCGACTTATGGCGGATCGTTGCCATGGTATGTCGGCCGTCTTGCTCGCAACAATGCGATGTCGGGACTCATTCGCACCCAGATGTATCACGAGGCGTCGGTCTCACAGACGCCGGAGCCGTCCATTACGGTGACGACCAATCCGAACGGAACGTTCAGCGCAAAGATCAAATACACCGATGTCGACGGCAACCAGTCGCCGTTGATCGTTCTCGACGTGCCAGGCGACAAGTAAACAGTCGTCGCTTTTCAACAAATTCATTTTTGGGACGCGGCGCTTGCGCCGTGCGTCGGCATTTATGGCTTCTTCCAACAGCACGGGCTTGCCTCTGCCGCCGGTCCCGTACACCAAACCATTTTCTCAGATCGTCGCTGATTTTGCGGCGGCAGCGCAAGCGGCGTCGAAAAATCCGCTAGATTTCAGCGATGGCTCGGTGTTCTTGGCGCTCGCCGAGGCGACTGCCGGCAACGCCGATTGGCTGCAAAAACTCTATCTGTTTTCGTTGATTGTCCAGCGCCTGCAAACCTCGAAAGGCGAGTGGGTCGATACCTTCGTCGCCGACTTCATGCCGGCTGTGGATGGCACAAACAGTCCTCGCCTTCCGGCCACTCCGGCAAGCGGAGTGGTTCAATTCAGTAGCTTCGCGCCGCAAAATCAGCGCGTCGTACCTGTCGGCTCGCTGGTCTCCACCTTTGACGGCAGTCAGGTCTATCAGGTCTACGCCGATCCCACCAACAACGCCTATTCGGCAGACATCGTACCTGGCGGCGGATTCATCATTCCGGCCGGACAAACCTCGCTGTCCGTCAATGTGCAGGCGCTCAATCCTGGAACCGGCGGCAACGTTCTCGCTAACACCATCACGCGAATTCAGTCTTCCGCGGTCGGCGTCGATACGGTGACAAATCCGGCTCCGATAACGACAGGATTCGACGAGGAAAGCGACGACGCGTTGAAGGCGCGCTTCAAACTTTACATCGCGTCGCTGGCAGCCGGCACGGTCGGCGCCCTGGAATATGCGATCCTGTCGTTGCAGCAAGGCCTGCAATGCGTGGTGCATGAGAATGTCGATCCAAACGGCGCAACAGACTACGGCGCCTTCACTATCTTCGTTGATGATGGCTCCGGTGCTCCACCGACACAGACTGTACTCAATGCCCTTGCGGCGGTGAATGGCTTGCGGGGTCGTGCCGCTGGCGTGCGGCCGCAGGTCGTGAGTGCGTCTAAGCTGGGTGCCGCGATCAGCCTGACAGTGACGGTAGCATCTGCCTACAACACTTCGGCCGTTGTTGCCGCGGTGGCGAACGCCATAGGTGCCTATGTTAATTCTCTCGGTCTGGAAAATCCGCTGCATTACTCGCAACTCGCTGCAATTGCTTATGGCGCGAGTCCGGGCGTGAGCAATGTCACCAGCTTATTGCTCAACAGCGGCGCGGCCGATCTGGTGCCGGCCATGGGCCAGACAATCAAAGTCACATCGTCGACCGTAAACCTGGGCGGCTAACATGACGGCAAACAATATTGAGACCGCCGGGGAGCTGTCGCCGTCACTTGCCGTCCAGGTTCTGTCCGGCTTGCTGGATGCCGATCAGACGGAATTCGTCCATCGCCTGGCAGGCCTTATTCCGCCGTCATGGTTCGGCACCGGGGCTACCGAGGTAGACGAGGTGATGGCGCAACCTGGCGCGCCGCTTCTCAACATTCCATTGTCTGGCACCGGCTACAATCTATCCTGGATTTATGTGCTCTATAAGTATGCGCTGACCCAGTCGCGCATCGCCAGCGCCACCGGAGTCTGGCTCGATCGCATCTCATACGATTTTCTCGGCAACGATCTGCCGCGTCTTGTGAATGAGCAGGACGATGCTTATCGCGCACGCATCATGGACGCCATCTTGGCGCCTAAGCAAACGCGCGCTGCGATCATTCAGGCCGTCGAGGCGTTGACGGGCGCCGCGCCCAAGCTGATCGAGCTGTGGAATCCAGGAGACACCGGCGCTTACGGTACATCAGGACAGCAAGGGTATGGCGTCGCCGGCATGTACGGCAGCCTAAAATTCAACAATCAGATTTTCGTCACGGCCTATCGTCCTCCAGGCGGCGGCATTCCCAACGCTCCCGGCTACGGTAATCCGCAGTCCGGTTACGGCTCCGGCGGCTATGGTCAATACGGCGACATGAACGAGGTCGACGCCGCAGTGCCGGACGCCACGATCTACGCGACGATCGCCAAGACGGTTGCCGCTGGTATTACGGCATGGACCTGCATTCAGAGTCAGCCTGACACCGTCGATATTCCCACCGCATCATTCGGCAACGTCGAGAATACGCAAATCTTGGCGGTGTTGCCCTTCTTCTTTTAAGCATGGATTTGTTTCATGGCTGATACTCCCTACAACACGCAAGACGGCAAGGGGACGCTGGTGCCTTTTAGCACCACACTGGACGCGGAAGGCAACCGCGTCGGTTCGACTTGCGTTACTGATCCGGCATCTGGGCTCAAGCAATCCGTCGCGCAGCCACAAACGGCAGACGCCAACTCACTATCCGCCGTCAATGCGGCAATCGCGGCAGCTATCGAGATGGTGTTCAACGGCACCACATTCGATCGTAAGCGCGGCAATGTCGATCTGCCGGCGGTCCTGACAGTGACGAATGCTTCCGGCAACGCAAATTCGCCGGATCAAACCAACTACAATCACCGCGGTCTGCAACTCGGCATCAACATCTCGGCCGCGACAGGCACGTCGCCGACGTTTCAGGTGACGATCCAGGGTAAGGACCCGGCATCCGGCACTTACTACACGCTGCTGCAAAGCGCGGAATTGACCACCGCTGGCTTCACGCTGCTGACGGTTTATCCGGGCGCGCCTGCCACTGCCAACATCTCTGCCAATGCGCCGCTGCCGCGCACCTGGCGCATTTCGATAGTGATCGGCGGCACATCGCCGTCATTCAGCGCGTCGATCGGCGCCAGTCTGATCGTCTAATCCAAGTTTCAGATTCCAGCCTGAATTTTCCGGCGCCGCGTGGCGCCTTTTTTATTTTCCGAGGACGCGATGGATCGCAAAACCATTTACGCGGGTCAGACTCCGCTCGAAACAGACCTGCTGCAAGCCCAGCAAAACGCGATGGTGGCTCTTGCCGAGCTGTCGCAAACGATCCTGGGCACGCCGACGCTTGTCGACGGTTTCACGGTGACTCCGACCGTACCGGGATCGCTCAACATCATCCTGACGCCCGGCAACATCTATCAGTTGGAAAACCTGGAGCAATCGATCTGGTCTTCGCTTCCGGCGAATACTGCGACCTCGATTCTGAAACAGGGCATCCAGTTCGTCGCCAACGGCACCGCGGCAGGCGTCGGCCAGTCGGTCACGATGGGCATCACGCCTCCAGGCACGACCGGTTACAGCCAGGTCTTCCTTGTCGAGGTCCAGTATCAGGACATGGACGGCGGCGCGACAGTGCTGCCGTATTTCGATGCGGCCGATCCATCCGATCCCTTCTCCGGCCCCGCCAATGCCGGCACCGCACAGAACACCGTGCGCTATGGCGGCGTCGCCTATCAGATCAAGGCCGGTATCGCGGCCACGACCGGCACGCAATTGGCGCCGTCGCCGGATGCGGGCTGGACCGGTCTGTTCACGATCACGGTGGCCAACGGCGCGACCTCGATCACGGCCGGCAATATCTTGCCCTACTATTTGGCGCCGTTTCTCGCCACCAACGGCAAGCTGCCGCTGATCCCGACTGGTGTTCAGAATCAGACCTGGACGTATGCGGTCGACACCGGAACCGTCAACAACATGGTTGTTACGGTTGCGCCGACACCGGCGCAATACGAGCCGGGCATGCGGCTCTCGGTGAAGGTGAACCACACCAACACCGATGTCACCACGATAAACGTCAACAACCTCGGCACCGTCGCCGTGCATCGCGCCAACGGCGCTCAGCTTTCCTCGGGCGACATCAACGCCGGCATGGTTGTGTCGCTGGTCTATGACGGCTCGGCGTTCCAGGTTGAGAACTTCGAGGGCTTTACCTCGTCAACGACCAACAACAACACCTACACGATCGACATCCCGTATGCGCAGGACACTGGCACGGCCAATACCGTCGTCGCTTCATTTACGCCAGCAATCACGTCGCTGCCAGCCGGCACTACGGTTGAGGTCAAGATCGCCGCTAACAACACCGGTGCTTCGACGATTGCCGTAAATTCGTTGGCTGCGGTTCCAATCGTTGATTGCAGCGGCTTGCCGCTGGCCGCCGGAATGTTGTCGGCCGGACAGATCGCATTCCTGGTATACAACGGTTCCGCATTCCAGTTGTTCAACGGATTTGTTATCGACTCCAGCGTCTCATATTCGGTGTACGGTGAGGGCGCGAACTTTTCCAGCCTTGCTGTGGCAATGGAATATCTCGGCAAGTTCCGCATCACGCCGAATGGATACGTGAGCTTGAACCTCGCTTCCGGTCAAATTTCAGCAGGATCGTCGCAGATCGCTCTGTCGCATCCGAACTCCGATCGCATCGGCATCTTCGGCGCTGGCATGAAATCGAGCCCAAGCCACTCGATCTTTTCAACGACCGGCAACAAAGCAACAGATCGTACCGCCGACCTGACGGCATTGCGCAACTGTTACGACACTGAACTTGATTTCACGGCAAGCGGCGGACTCAATTTTCAGTCACCAGGCTGGGGTCTTTATAATATCTTGCTGGTCGGAGACCGTGGCGCCAACGAAGAATACGTTGCGCTGTGCTTTGCTCTTGAAAATATCACATTGAGCAACGTCTCTGCGCATGGCTGCGGCGGATATGGCATCGCCACCAACGGCGGCCTGATGGCATTCCAGGGTTTCGTCAGCGCGACAGGGTGCATTGGTCCCGGTATCGGTGCCGCGTGGGGATCGTTCATCGTTCAGGGGCTGGTCGGACAGAACATCGAAATTTGTTCGTACAGCAATGATGACAACGGAATCATCGTTCAGCAGGCCGGCTTTGGCGGTGACGTTGGAACTGTCAACATCTACTCGATGTATAATGGCGGCAGTGGAATGCTGGTCGAGAACGGGTCCAATGCCGCAATCATCGGCGGCTCATTCTCCTACAACGACGACGCCGGTTTCTACGTTCAGAATTCGCAGTTGGCGCTTTTGGACAACGCGGTCACGATCGCCGGAAACTCACACTGGGGTATTGCCGCCTTCGACACAGCCGGCGTCAACGGCGGAACGAATGTTCAGCTCAGCACCAACAACGGCGACGGCAACGTTTTGTCTGAGAACGGTTCTACCGTAAACCTCACCGGCGTTTCCAACGTGTCCGGCTACTCCAGCCCCGGCGTGAATACCGTCGGCAACAACAACGCCATCATCATCAACTAAGGTTTTCAGCAATGACCATGCTTGCATACTGCGCCAACGGCGTGGTGGTGGCCACGCACGACTCTAGCCAGAACATTCCGGCATCGGCCTATGGCGCAAACGTCAGCGTCGTGCCGATCAAATCCATGTCGCATCTGTCGCGTCATGGCGATGCTCCTGCCAAAGGCAAGCGCGACCATCGTCGCTATGCGGCGCCGGTGCTGACCGAAGCGGGCGATTTGAAAGCCTACGCGGCGATCAAGCATAAGATGCTGGTCGATGGCGGGGTGTCCGTGAATGTGGGCACGGCGCAAGCCCCGATTTTCGTTAAGGTCAAGACCGACACGCAGAATCTCGTTCATCTGATGGCGATGGCGATGATGGCGCAGGGCACGCCGAACGGCAGCTATTCATGGGTGGATGGTCAGGGCGATAGCCTTGCTCTGACCTCGGCCCAGGTCGTTGTGTTGTTCGCGGGCCTGTTCACCTTCGTGCAGGGCGCCACCGCAACATTTGCCGCGGTCAACAAGGCGATCGACGCCAAGACCATTGCGACTCAAGCGCAGGTCGACACGCCGCCGTCTCCCATTCCCGCTTGGCCGGTGAATTCATGACCACCAATATCCTGTTGCTGCCGAAATTCTCGGCAACCAGCACATTCACGATTGTGCTGAATAGCGATTGGCTCGACACAATCGAGTTTACCCAGTCCGGCTATCCCAATGTGCCGGTCACGTTGTCGGGTTGCTCGATCACGTCAGGGCAGAATGCTGTCGCCGTATCCTCGACGGCAGGCCTCGTGCCTGGACAGACGATAGCCGGCGCGGCCGGGATTCCTTCCGGTGCGTTTGTCGGCGCCATTACCTCTGCAACGCAATTCAACATGGTGAACGCATCCGGCTCCGCGCTCAATGCGACCGAGACCGATGCCGAGGCGACCTTGACTTTCTCGCCACCGCCCCTCGACATCACCGGGATCGATTTCATCTGTCAGGTGCGCCAATCGACCAACGGAGTCATTGGAACGCAGGTGTTCATCTCCGCGCAGACCGCCGATCAGTCTTTCACCAATGGCGGTGCGACTGGCGTTCTGGCGTTCAATGTGACGCAATCGACGTTGAAGAATTCCGCGCTCACACCAGGCATATACGTCATGGACATCGTGGCCGAGGCCGACGGCCACACGATCAATCTATTCCCGCAAGGGCCTGCAACGTTGACTGTTCTGGGAGGTGTAACCACCCCCTGATCTTATCGTTCGTTTGCACCTCTGATTTTCAGAACCTGATTTTTTCAAAGCGATCCAAATTTTATGGCTGCGAATCTCACTCCGCTGAAAAGCGCCGATGTGAATGTTGTCACGTTGCCGTCGCCGACTCCGGTTGCGGGCGCGAGCGCTGGCGCCAGTGGTGGCGCGAGCGTGCTTGCCAACGGCGATAACCTGAAAGTCTTGGCGCCCGCATCGACGGTTGCGCCTGGCGCTGTGCAGAATCCAGCTCCAGGATCGGCACTGATCGTTGGACCAGTCGGGCCGCCTGGCGCCACAGGTGCGTCTGGCTTGCAGGGTCCTCCAGGCGCCACCGGATTTCCAGGACAACCAGGTCCTCCTGGACCGGCCGCGAGCCAGGGCGCAACAGGTGCGACCGGCGATCAAGGCGAGGCAGGCGCCACCGGATCGACCGGCGCTGTCGGCGCCACAGGCGCGTCTGGCATTCAAGGTGCAACGGGTGTTGGCGGTGCAGTCGGCGCCACTGGAAGCGTGGGCTCGACTGGCGCTACCGGCTTGACGGGCGCTGTCGGTGCAACCGGCACTCAAGGTGCGACAGGTGCGACCGGCCCGGCTTCGGAATTCCAATGGTCGTTCTCCACGCAGACCAGCGGGACTCCGTCGAGTGCCGGAGTTTATCTGAATAACGCGACGCTCAATTCCGTCACCGCTATTGCGTTCTCAAATCTGACAGGCGCTGGCGCCAGCGTATCGAGCTTTCTTGCTGCGCTCCCGCAAGGGACGATGATTGCTATTACGGACACTGTCAGCGGCGCCTATTTCACCGCAACGGTCATCGGGACTGCGATCAACAATACGACATGGTATTCAGTGCCGGTCTCGCATGTCGCAGGGTCCGGTACATTCGGCAACGGCGATACCGTTGTTGTTTGCTTCGCGTTTCAGGGCGCGACCGGTTCGACCGGACAAAAGGGCGCGACTGGCGCGACTGGCGCCGTTGGTCCTGCCGGCCAATCCATTCAATGGCAGTATGACAACGTAACGATCACCATGTCGGACCCGGCGAGCGGGTTTTTCCGATTTAACTCCTACACGGTCTCATCTGCAACTGAGATGGCTTTCAGTTGGTTTATGACTGGCGGCATCGATTTTGCTGGAGGATTGGCCGCTCTTGCTGCCGGGGCCATCATTGAAATTTCTGATCTGACGACTCCTGGTGGGACTGCAAGTTTTCGTGTGACCGGAGCCCCGACCATTAACGGGGGATGGGTGTTAGTTCCGGTGGCGTTCATCCGATCGTCGGATACTCTCTACGGCAACGACAATTGTTTCTTCGCATTCTTCTTCTCTGGTGCGACCGGACCAGACGGCGCCACCGGTGCGACCGGAATTCAAGGCGCGACCGGTGTCGGCGCCACAGGGGCGACCGGAATCCAGGGTGTCACTGGTGATACCGGTCCTGCCGGCGCCACTGGAGTTCAGGGCGCCACAGGCGTCACTGGGCCGACTGGAGGTGAAGGCGCCACAGGTGCGACTGGCGTTCAGGGCGCTACTGGCAACGCCGGCCCGACAGGCGGCCAAGGTGCGACTGGTGCGACTGGATTGCAAGGTATTCAGGGCACCGTTGGTGCAACAGGCGTTGCCGGTGCCACTGGCTCGACTGGAGGTCAAGGATCGACCGGAGCTACCGGCCAGTTCGCGCCGTTCACCTGGACGTATTCGTCCACGATCACGATGGCCAATCCTACTCCTGGGTTTTGGCGAGCGAACAACGCGACGCTTTCCGGCGCCACCAATATCGCTCTCTCTTATGGACCTAATGCCGGATCGAATCTCGATAGCTACATCCCAGGACTTCCGCTGCGCACAACGATCCAGATTTTGGATGTTGCGTCTGGTGCCGTTGCGTTCTTCCAGGTCGATGGCTCTGTCTCAGACAATCTGTCGTGGGCCGAAATCCCAGTTGCGTTTATTGCCGGCACCGGGACGTTCACCAATAACGATAATTGCAGCATCCAATTTGCATCCGTGGTCGGCGCTACAGGTGCGACCGGTACATCTGGTGTTCAGGGCTCGACAGGCGCCACTGGTGTCGCTGGTGGCCAGGGCGCAACCGGAATTCAAGGCGTTACCGGCGACACCGGACCTGCCGGCGCCACTGGTGCAACGGGACTGACAGGCCCGCAGGGCTCCACAGGTGCGACCGGAATCCAAGGCGCGACCGGCGTGGGCGCCACAGGTGCGACTGGCGCGACTGGCGCGGTCGGCGCATCCGGGTGGACGCCGGAATTTCAGTTTCGATTTGCTTCGCAAAATTCCGGCGCCGCGGACACGGGTTATCTCTATTTTGATCATCCGACGCTGTCATCTGTTACGACGATCGGGATTTCAACGACTGCTTTGCCGGGCACTGGCTTTGCCAGCGTGTTGGCGTGGCTGCCTATTGGCACGCTGATAACCATCACCGATCAGTCGACCGGCAGTTTCTTTTGTGGTTTCGTTTCTGGGGCTCCAACAAATAATACAACGTGGTATTCCGTTCCCGTCACTTACGTGGCTGGCTTTGGCGCGTTCTCTGATTCTGATTATTTGACTGTTTTGATTTCGCCACAGGGCGCGACCGGCGTTCAAGGCCCGACTGGAGCGCAAGGGGCAACCGGTATCCAAGGTGAAACCGGATCGACTGGAGCGCAAGGCGCGACTGGCGCTACCGGCATCCAGGGCATCCAAGGCGATACCGGCACGACGGGAGCCCAAGGTGCGACCGGAGCAACAGGCGTTCAAGGCATTCAGGGCAACACTGGTCTTACCGGCGCCCAGGGCTCAACTGGCGCAACCGGCATTCAGGGAATCCAGGGCACTCAGGGCGCAACCGGCGCGACCGGAACCATTGGCGCCACTGGTCCAGCAGGCCCGCAAGGCGCTACTGGCACGCAAGGCGCGACTGGCGTGGGTTCGACAGGGGCCACCGGAATCCAAGGGGCAACAGGCTCGCAGGGAATTCAAGGTGCGACTGGCACTCAGGGCGCCACCGGCATTGCTCCGCTGTCCTGGCTCTTTGCATCTGGAACGACCGATGTCGATCCAGGTGTAGCCAGCTTTGCGTTCGATAACGTCGATCCAGTCTCTGCATCCAACATCTACATCCACAACACCGGCATCAATACGTGCGGCGGCCGTCCTGCCTTAACGACTCTATGCACTGTCGGCAGCTTGATTGCTATTATCGATCCGGTCGGCGGTGGCGCCTGGACCTTTCTGGTCGATAACCCGCTCGATACAAGCCAGACCGGTTTTGTCGGCATTCCGGTCACCAATAAGTTTGGAAGCTCCACGCCTCCTGGCGCTGGTGCATCCTGCCTATTTTCTTTTGAAATGCTCGGCGCCACTGGCGCAACCGGAAGCGACGGTGCTCAAGGAGCTACCGGCGCGACAGGTGTTACTGGCATCCAAGGTGCGACTGGTTCGCAAGGCCCGCAAGGGACTCAAGGGGCGACTGGCACGCAGGGGCCGCAAGGTGCAACTGGTGTTGTCGGGGCGACTGGCGCCCCCGGTGCGCAAGGCGCGACTGGCGCTACAGGAGTTGGTTCGACTGGCGCTACAGGGGCGGCTGGACAAGCTGTCCAATGGCAGTACGACACATCAACAACTATGTCGATGCCGGCGAGCGGATTTTTTCGCCTCAACAACACGGACCTAAGTTCCGTCACAGAAATTGCTTTCAGCTCCGCACTTTATGGGGGCACGTTGTGGGCAAGCGCACTATTGCTTCTCACAACAGGAACGGCGATTGAAATCGGAGACCTTACCCAATCCACAAATGCGGCTACATTTAGCGTTTCTGGATCGCCAACCGGTAACTCAGGATGGGTTTCTGTTCCTGTCGTTTTCCACTCGGATGCATTGAGTGGAGGATTCCAGAATAACGACCTATGTCTTTTCTCCTTTATCTTTCCTGGCGCGACAGGTGCGACCGGTTTATCTGGCGCACAGGGTTCGACCGGAGCCACTGGCGTCACAGGTGGCCAAGGTGCGACCGGATCAACAGGAGTCACAGGAGGACAGGGTGCGACTGGCGCCACTGGATCACAGGGCGCAACGGGTCCAACCGGAACTCTTGGTGCAACTGGCGCAACAGGTTTGACCGGCGCGGTCGGCGCTACTGGCGCAGCAGGTCCGTCCTTTGCTTGCGGAAGATTGATCTACGTTAATTCAACGACCATCAGATTTATTCCTTACAATGGCAACGTCGTGAGAATTAACGGCTCTGTCTATCAGATACCAGCGGCAGGAATTTCTGCCGGCATTTCTGGTGTGACCGTGAACGGCACAGCAGGACAGACTCTAGCCAACAACACAACGTATCTGGTTAGCGTGTCGTCTGCCGGCATCTTGAAATATTGGGAAGCCATTGCCGCTGGATGGTACAGTCACGGGCCTGACACAACGACTGGCAATATTGGCACCGAGGTTATTTGGAACTCCGGTGGGACCGTGCCGCAACCAAACGACACTGTGGTCGGCATGGTCTATGTTAGCGGCAACGCGTTTGTTGACAGTGGCGCAAATATGATTGGTCTTCTGTCTTGGTTTAATCGACGGAAGAAAATCTGCGTTCAAGGCATCGGAAACGTCAACACAACCAGCCCCAGCATTGTATCGCTTAGCTCCAACTTGATCTACATATTGTGTTGGGGGGATGAAACAGTTGATGTCAGCTTGAATGGTCAAGGTGAGACTACGGGAAGTTATGCTTACTACGCTATAGGCGTGGATGGCACGACTTCTCTGAGCGGATCAAACTACGTGTATGGTCCGGGAACCAATCCAGCAGGCGCAGCTTTTTCTCCGTTGAACATTGTCGCCTGGTATCAGCCTCCCGAAGGACTCAACAGTTATGGAGCCATCGGAGGCGCTGTGAGCGGCAGCGGGACATTGACCCTTAACAATGCCGGCTTGCAGGGCGTAACTAGAGGATAATGACGACGTTCTTCTTTTTGCAAAACGTCTGGCTGCCCTTCGGGCAGCCTTTTATTTTTCAGGAGTAATTTCGAGGTCATGTCTTTTACGTTTCACATTCCAGGAATTCCGCACACCGCGACCAACAAGGACTATCTGTGCTGCGCATTCACCCAGAAGGTTCTCAACCTTTGCAAGATGTTGACCGAGCGTGGCCACAAGGTCATCCATTATGGCAATGAGCTATCGGATGTGGTCTGCACCGAGCATGTCACGGTGACTGATGCGGCCGACATCGGGCCACCGGAGACCTCCGGCAAGTTCGACGTGAACAGCGCCGTCTATGGCAATTTTCACCACAACACCGTCGAGGCAATCAACGCGCGAAAACAGCCGGGCGATTTCTTGTTGTGCGCCTGGGCCTCGCACAAGTCGATTGCTGATGAGTGTCCAGGCCTGATCGTGGTCGAGTCCGGCATCGGCTATCCGGGCGGATACTTTGCGCCCTACAAGGTGTTTGAGTCCTACGCGCTGCTGCACGCCTATCGCGGCACGCAGGGCGTTGGCACCGCGCAAGGGAATGCCTGGTGGTACGATGCGGTGATCCCGAACTATTACGACCTCGCCGATTTCACCTTCAACGATAATCCAGGCGGATACCTTGCGTTCCTCGGCGTGCGTTCGATCGGCGGCGAAGGCAAGGGCGACTACATCGCCATGCAGATCGCCAAGGAAGTCGGGTTGCCACTGGTCATGGCTGGACCTGGCACAGTGAACAATGCCCATGCGCCGGCGCAATTGGTCGGATTCGTTGGCGTCGAGAAGCGCCGCGAGATTCTATCGAACGCGCGCGCCGTGTTGACGCCGTCGATGTTCGTCGAGCCGTTCTGCGGCGTTTCGGTCGAGGCGATGCTGTCTGGAACTCCGGTGATCACCACCGATTGGGGCGCATTCGCCGAGAACGTGTTGCATGGCGTGACCGGCTATCGGTGTCGAACATTCGAGCAATTCGTCTGGGCGGCGCAGAACATCCATAAGATTGATCGGCGCGCTTGTCGCGACTGGGCGGCGTCGAATTTCTCCTTGGAGCGCGTTGGCGCGATGTACGAGGAGTATTTCCAATCCGTGGCTGATGCTCAGACCGGAAAGCGCTGGTACACCCCGCGATCTGATCGAACCGATCTCGACTGGTTGAAGCGGAACTATCCAATGGCCGCTTGACCATTCGCGCGTTAACCGCGCAATACCCGTATTGTCGAAGGGACCTTTGTCATGCTGAATGATTACGCCGCGTGCGAATCCCGCGCGCTTGTTCACGAAGGCGGCTTCACCAACAACCCTCGCGATCCGGGCGGCCCTACCAACTACGGCATCACGATCGCCGATGCGCGACGCTATGGTAAGGAACTCGGCTGGGTTGCCAATCCGAGCGTGCATGATATGCGCGCGATGCCGATGGCGTTTGCGGAGAAAGTGATCAAGTTCAAATACTGGGACATTCTCGATTGCGATGCGTTGCCGGCAGGTGTCGACGACACCGTGTTTGATTATGGACTCAACAGCGGCATCGGACGTTCTGGCAAGACCTTGCGGCGCGTCCTTGGCATGACAGACGACACCTGGCGCATTACGCCAGACGTGCTCGATGCGCTGGCCAAGCGCGATCCGTTCCAGATGGTCAACGCCATCAACAACGAGCGCATCCATTTCCTGCGCGGTCTCAACACCTGGCGCGAATTCGGCGCCGGTTGGACAACGCGCGTCAAGGAGGTGCGATCGTTCTCGCTGGAATTGGCTGGGGCCGCCAAGCGCAATGCGCCTGTGCCTACGATGCCGTTCCGTGCCTTTACGCCGCCGACCGCGGCCGCACCTCGCGGCAAGGGCATCCTTCCGCCTCCTGGTCATGACGGTGCCATCGGCTCAGGTATTCTGGTCGCTACGGCAGACGCCATTTCGGTTCACGGCGGGGTGTCGCCCATTGCGGCTGTTGCTGCCGGCGTGGTCGCAGCCGGTGCAATCGGATTCTGTGTCTACAGCGCGCGTCGTCGCTATCAGGCGAATTTCAGTGCCAAACAGGAAGCGCCATCAGGAGGCGAGACCTTGGTGCCGCGGCTTGATTCCTACAAGCCGCGCTACGGACTGGCAGCGTAATCTTTTAATTTGCGTGGCGTGATCCGCCGCGGGGACGGTCGTCGGCGGCAGCCTGGCAACGGGCGCCGCCAACGATCAATTTTTTTATTTGTTTGGATGACCAAGATGCTTGACCCCTCCTCCGTCACCTGGACTGAATTCGGCTCGCTCATTGGCGTTGGCGGCATGATCGCTCTCGCCATCGTTGGCTATGTGATCCGCCAACAGAGCCAGCAGGCCACCGCCATCAACGAACTGCGTTCCTCAATTCAAGATCACCGCATCGAGGTGGCGCAAAGCTATGCCACCATCAAAGCGGTGCAGGAGGTCGAGAAGCGCCTCACCGAATCTCTCAACCAGATCATGGCTCAGATCAGCAAGGAAATGAGCCAGATGACGGTGTCGATCCAGCAGCTATTCGGCGAGCTGATCCACCGCGTCAGAAAGGATGACACCCTGAATTAAAATCGCTTGACGGGAACGGCTATCATGCGGTTATGTGCGGGTCAAACAGAAAATACCCGCGACCCCTATCTGCCCCCACGGAGTTAAGCCATTGCAAGGTGAATCCTTTTCCGACGACGACCTTAAAGCCGTCGCCGCCGCTTACGAGGCAAACGGCCAGAACAAGGCCGCGGCTGCCCGCTCCCTCAACAACATGGCCAAGACCAGCTTCCGGCGCCGACTGTACGCCGCGGCCGAACGCGGACTGCTTGGCTTCAAACCGGTGCTGCCCGGCTTCGTCATCAACAAGACCTCGACCACGACCGACGGCAGCGGCAACGTCACGGCGCAAACGGTATCCCAGATCAATTCGCCGGACGAAGGCGAGGGCGTTGTCTTCGAGATGCCCAAGGGCAAGGTGCTCGGCAAGGGCACCTACCACATCACGCCGGAGGGCATTCTCAAACAGGCCTGGATTCGGACCAAGGACGATGAGAATCGTTTCCTGGTAGAGGCCATCAAGGAGGTCTTTAAGGACGAAATCGCCCCGGTTCCATTAATCCATCCGCCACACCTGACTGATGTTGACCTGCTCTCGGTGTACCCGATTGCCGACCAGCACAATGGCTTGCTCGCTTGGGGCAAGGAAACTGGCGAACCCTACGACCTGGAGATCGGCAAACAGCGCCTCATGGCGTGCGCCAGCCGTATGGTCTCCCAGGCTCCACATAGCCGTCAGGCCATCGTTCTCAACCTCGGCGACTGGCAGCACACAGACGACAGCACCAACCTCACTCCAGGCCACAAGAATAAGCTCGATGTCGATAGCCGCTATCGAAAGATTTTGGTGGCCGGCGTCCAGTTGATGAAGAACATCGTCGATCTGGCGCTCCAGAAGCATCATGACGTGCTGGTCGTGAACATTCCCGGCAACCACGACCCGCATTCCAGCATCGCCCTCGATGTCGCGCTGATCGAAGCCTACGCCAACAATCCGCGCGTCAAGGTGTGGGGCTCGCCGTCCGAATTCTTTTTCCATCGGTTCGGCAACACACTGATCGGCGCCACGCATGGCTACCGCTGCAAACCGCAGGATATGGCGATGGCGATGGCGGTGCGTGCTCGCGAAGATTGGGGCTCCACTGCCTATCACTATTTCTATTTCGGGCACATTCACCACGAGTCCGTAAAGGAGATCGGTGACGTGCGGGTCGAGTCGTTCCAGACGCTCGCGGCCAATGACGCGCATCACGAGGCGTCTGGCTACACATCTGGAAAATCGCTTTCATCGATCACAATTCACCGCGAGGAAGGGGAGATTGGCCGTCTCCGCATCAACATCCCGTCGGCGGCCCGCAAAGCCACCGAGTTCAAAGAGGCAGCGTAGGATGAATGTTGTGTCCCGCAAGGACGCATTGTCACGCGGCTTGAAGCAATACTGCACGGGGCGGCCATGCCTACAAGGCCATCTTGCAGCTCGCTTCGTTCAAAGTCGCCAGTGCGTCGAATGTTCGCGCGAGTGTCGACGTTCATACGTCGAGCGCAATCCTGCGGTGAAGAAGGCGAAGCGAACGCCAGAACAACTGGCTCAGCATGCCTCATACATGCGCAAGCGGTATGCCGCCAATCCGGCGCTTGTCCGGTCGGGTAATTTGGCGAGATACGGCCTCACCATCGAAGACTATCAGGCGCTTTTGAAAAAGCAGGGCGGCCACTGCGCCATCTGTCCATCGCCTATCGGTAATTCAAAGCACATCAGTCTTTTCGTTGATCACTGCCACAAGACAAAGGCTGTGCGCGGTTTGCTTTGCCATAACTGTAATGCCATTCTCGGTCACGCCAAGGACGATCCGTCTATCCTACGTGTTGCGGCCGACTATCTGGAGGCCGCCTGATGCCGATCGTTCATCTGCCGAAGGCGGTGTTCGATCCAATCCGCAAGCGCGCCATGCGTGTCATCGAATCGCGTGAGCCTGACAACATCATCGGGCCACGCGAAGCTCCCTACATGCTGCGTTGGATCACGATGCCGCGGGCGAAGCTATTGCCCAACGCCTATATCCATCTGTTCAAGAATGACGACGATGATCGCGCCTTGCACGATCATCCGCGAGCCTCGATGTCGCTGATTCTCGACGGCGTCTACCGCGAGGTCTATGCGCAGAACGGCTTCGATCCGCGCGACAAGGAGCAACACAGCGTGCGGATGATCCGCGCCGGTGATGTCGTCTTCCGATCGGCCAAATTCTCGCATCGCATCGAGCTGGTGACGCCGACAGCGCTCACGCTGTTCATGCTGGGACCGAAGACTCGTGACTGGGGATTCTGGTGCCCGAAAGGATGGCGGCACTGGGAGGTGTATTCCGATCCGAGCGAGGTTGACTACGGTCTGATTGGTCGGGGCTGCGACTGACGCGCTGATAGTAGCGCGCCTGTCGTTGGGCCTTTTTCAGCGCCGTGGTGGCGCGCTTAATCTTGGTCTCCAGTCTCTTGATCCTGGCCATCACCTTGGCGTGGCGCTCGGCCCGCAGATCACGCGCGGGCTTAGGCTTCCTCGCTGGTGCCGGTGCTCCGCAGGTGAATTTCGGCGTCGCCGGGGCTTCTACTCGCCATCCTCTCACCACGCGCACCGTCGGCTTGCCGGCGTAGTGATCGTAACACTTGCCATCGAATGTCACCGTGAAATGATTCCGCGTCATCACCAGACATGGCGCCTTGAATGTATTGGTGTCGGTGATGAAGCGGCCCAACGTCGGCTCGCAGTGACTTATCTCCTCCACCTTGCATCCGAGCCGGCGCAAGACCTTGACTACTTGGCTACTATATGTGCCGCGGATCGGTATCTTTCTGCCGCGGCTATCGCGTCCCTTGTCGGAACGGCAGCGCCGCAACATCTTCTCTATGCGTGACACCGGAACGCCGGTCAGAATTGCAATCGCTTTCGGCCCGCAATAGACCGTGTGAGTCACGTCGACGATAGGATCGTGCAGCATCTTGTTTGTTTGCTCCTTTGATAGGGGTTGATGCTGCTAATATAATCATCGCACTATCTGGAATTGGCGAAACGGGTCGGTTTTCGGCGCGCAAGTCCGCGTGACATCGCAGCAACCGTTATCAGATCGCAAAACCTTGACACGATGTCATGCGTGTTTCTCTGGTCGAGCAAATAAAGTCGGCGGCAACAAGTTCGCAATTCATCGCGCTTTTCGGGTGCGACAATCTGACAAAAAAGCCGCCTCGGGGATTCCCTGGGGCGGCTCTTTTTTGTTCGGTGGAAGGGAATGGGCTTGAACCATTCTTCGACGTGCAGCTTACTTTTCGGCTCGCGGCGTCCCGCTTTACAGAATGCCCGCTATGCTGACGGCAAACACTCGCCTACTGGAATACACTGCACCTGCATTAAAACCTGGTCTATGCTACCTTCCGTAGATCAACAGCCGTGATCGCCTTCGTTGATGATCGGCATGCCATCGTCGTTGCGGCGCGGGAAGAATTTGTCCATGATGACGGTCGTCGCGCTGAATGTGTCGTCGAAGCTACGCAGCGGCGGACCCAATTCCTCGACGTGAGCAGCAAGTTCGGCAACGTGCCGGTCTTGCGCCGTCGTGAAACGTTGCCCTTTTTGCAGATCGCGCAGACGCTGCGCTGCCTCGCGGCAGAGCGCGGCGAGAAATTCACCGGGCTTGCCGCCGTCGTTGTCGATCGCCGTGGCGTTGACGGTCTCCAGGAGATCGATCAGACGTTCGGTCGTGCGGCGGGTCATTTTTTCTTCGTCTCGGCCGCAGCCTGCATCCGCGCCTGCGCGACATCGATCGGATCAGGGCCGCCGATGTTGGCCCACGGGTCCACCGTATTCGATGACGGAACGTCGAGGCGACGTTGCGCCTGCCATTGACCGTTTGGCACAGAGATGACTCGGAAACGCGGGTTGGTCTCGTGATAGATTGGTTTGCGGTTCATGGGAGTCTCTTGAGGAGCCCTGGCGCCGGCAGACGCGTGTTGATGAAAGACTCGTGCCAGTTGCGCGCGTAGGTTCTGGCAAAGTCGGCGGGATAGCCGTGCTCGATCAGATGCGAGACGAGCTGAACGACGGTCATGCCGAACCGCTTCATTTGTTCAGCCCGTGCCGCCGATGTCGCGGATGGCGATGACGCCATGCAGCGAGCGGTAATAGGTGTGGCTGCCGCCGCGGCCGTGATTGTCCTGCACCAGCCAGCGGTCATGGCCGTCCTGTCCGCCGACGATCTTGACGACGTGATGCCGCCAGACCGCGACTGCGCCCGGATGCGGCTCGGTGGCGTGGCCCATGTGCGCCCAGTTGGCGGCGACCCACAGTTCCCGGCCCACCTTGCCGACAAAGCCGAACAGGTCGGCCATGTAGGCGCCGCAGTCCGGCAAACCTTGCGCGCGAGCGCGGGCGTCGTTGCCCCCTCCGATATACCCGCGTCGGCCGCCCCAGCCAGCCGCGTCGTGGCGGCCCCAGACTTTGCCGTCGTCGTTACCCCAGGGTCGGCTGAAACCGCGCCAGCGCGCGGCTCTGTGTCGCCAGACGTGCTCGTAGCGGTGATGGTGGGAATGGTAATGCGGATGGGCGAGGGCGGGTGACGCATAGAACGCGACAGACGCCGCCAAGGCGAGGGCGAGACGCTTCATTACAGCGCCTCCACGCTGACATGGGCGAGGCCGCTGTTGCCGATGGCGCGCGCCGCGGCCGGCGTCAGATCGATGATCCGACCCCGCATATAAGGGCCGCGATCGATAATCCGCACGACGACAGAGCGGCCGTTGTGCAGATTGGTGACGCGGGCATAGGAGCCGAGCGGCAGTGTCTTCGACGCCGCGGTGAACGCCCGCGGGTTGAAATGGATGCCTGATGCCGTTGGGCCACGGTCATAGATCGAGGCAATTCCGGTCTGCGCCAGGGCAGGCGTCACCGTGAGCATTGCCAGCAGCGCTGTGGCTGCTACAGTCAGCTTCTTCATGATGGCTCCGTGTCGAGCGGGGGTTACGGTTACGACGCGGTTATTTCCGCGTTAAACCGCGTCCTACACGGCACGGCGAGACGGCGTCAAGCGATTTCTGCGTGAACGGATGGTGATCAAATCACACGGATTTCACACAGGTCTAGCCTGAGTTTTCATGATCCGTTCTGATCGAAGCTGATTCTGAGAAATTTCGCCAAATGGAAAAAGGTAAGTGAAATCAGAGCTTAGCTGGTGGGCGCTGTAGGGATTGAACCTACGACCTCTCCCGTGTGAAGGGCGACACCCACCCAACAAAATCAATAACTTATCGACCTGAAAGTCGATTTCACACGCCGTTCACACAACGTCATCTTTTGCCATCGGCAGCACACGACCGGGCACGGGTAGCAGGTGAACCTTGCGGGCAGCCTCACTCGTAACCGTTTGCGCATAACGCGATGCGGACTCCACCGTCTTCCATCGGCCGGTGTCGCGCAAGTCCTTGTCGTCGAGCCCACCGTAGCGCCGCATCCACGTCGCGTAGGTTCGGCGGAAGGAATGCCAGCTTACCCATTCAAACTCATAGGCAGGCAGTTCTGGCCACTTGGAGCCGCGTTTAACGCGCTTCGGCACCTCGACGCCGGATGCCAGGCAGCAGGCCTGGATCAACTTGAAATCGAGACCGCCGCCCTTGTGGAACCGGAATAGGCGTTCGCTGCCGCGGTCAAGGCCGCGCGGATGCTCACGTAGCTTCTCGATCGCATAGGCGGTTAATTCGATGGGCTGCGGCTCGCCGTTCTTGGAGTCCGGCACGAAGGCGAAGCCTTCATCGAGCCGCACGTCATTGCATCGCATCGCTAGTTGCTCGGTGATGCGCAGACCGTCGAATAGCAGCATGACGCAGAGCAAGCCTATCTCCGGCTCGATCCGATAGGCGGCATCGATTACGCGCCAAGCCTCCTCGGGCCACAGCCATTTGCGGATCACGCGGCCGCGCGAGCCCTTTGGGCGCCGCAGTGGCGTGGTGATGCCGGCGTGCTTCAAAACGGCACTGACTGGCGTGTAGACCTCGCGGTTGCGCGTCGCTGGCGCGGCGTCAGGGAACAAGGCGATGGCGGCATCATCGATTGCCTTCTGGTCGATCTGCCGGAGAGGCTTCTCCTTGAAATGGTCGAGCAGCTTCTGGATTGGCCGGCGCTCGCCGCCATGCGCCATGTAGCTTACCGCTGCCGAGAGGAATGTTGCTTCGCCGGGCTGGGCGAAGATGCCATCCTCGATCTCGCGTTCCCATTGCTTGCGGATTTTCTCGGCGAGCCTTCGGTCAGCAGTCTTCGTGCTTCGATCCACAAAGACGCCGAGGTATGATCCGCGGACATAGTAGCTCGCCGTCGTGCCTTGACGCGGGGGCTGGAGTTTAAGCGGCATCGTTCTTCCTCACGCAACTTGTCTCTGATGCGATTCACATCGCGATCGTCGAGGATTTTGGTGCGACCAACCGGAGTATAGAATGGATCACCGTTGTCATCCACAGGATGGTGGCGTAGCCATTCCGCCAGCCATGTCTTAGTCTTGCAGAGTCGCCGCGCGGCTTCCTCCAATGAAAACAATTCACTCATTGCCGCCGATACCCGTCCAACAAAGCCAGCATCACCTCCAGATCAGACATGGCGTAGTGACCGAAGACGGCGATGGTGTTTCCGTCGACCGACAGCTTGCGACGCGTATAGGTGGCGCCCTTGATAAAGATGTCAGTGCGATCCTTGAAAGAGTCGTATGCAAGGGGAAAGCCATCAGCGGCGCCGCCAACGCAAACGTATTTCTCTTGCGGGAACTCAGATTCGACTTTCGGCGCCGCAGTCTTTGGCACAACGCCAACTCGGAAGGTTATGCCAGTCGCACCGATCGGACCGGGATACATCATACCGGTTGCCCCAGGAACAAATCCGCCGCTGGCTCCGGCAGCACCTGGAGGGCCGGCAGCACGAGCGACACCGCGTTGGAAGTCGCTTTCTGGTTTGTCGTCCTTGCGTTCGATGCCGATGGCGTTTTGCATCGCCAGGAGCGCATCGTCGATTGCATCGCTCATGTCGCCGATTCTTCTTCCTCTGCCCGCTGCTGCGCGATCTCCTTCACGTCGAGATAGTGTCCGGCACGTATTGCTTCGACCGGCGAACAGCCGCCAAGCCAGAAATTGCTCTTGAACATCCACCGCGTGGCCGCGACCTCTCCGATCGATCGTTTGAGCATTTCGTAAATCTCGGCATGTTGTCGTGGCTCACGCTTGACCAGAAAGATCACCATCCGATCTTCTCGACCTCGATGCCGGCCTCGCGCGCAAGTTCGCACATGCTGTTGGTGCCTTTGCCCCCAGGGAAGGCGAGCACCTTATGCGGCCGATATTTCAGCATCTTGCGATTGCGGCGCGGACCTGCCTTGGCATCGTATTCGGTGCCATCCCGGCGCTTGCGGATCACGGCGCCAGGCTGGGTCAGGTCGCTCCATTTCGCCGGTTCGTCGATCAATTCAACTCGATTTGGATATTTGCGAGCCCATTCGCGCGCGAGAAAATCGGCGCCGGTTTCGCAACCGCCCTCGATGATGATCAAGCGCTGCGCTTCGTCCCAAGCGCGTTTCAGATAACCGTCAAGTGTTTTCCATAGCAACACGCAATCGGCGTAGTGGCGACCACCGCAAACCAGAATTCTCATGTATTTTGGTCTCCGCAGAATATGAAAAAGCATCCCGGCGCTGGCGCTGGCTGGGCCATATGAATCGGCCGCCGATGAAAGCGATGCTGATGATGCGGACGCCGGACGATCCGCCGATGCGGAAAGAAACGATGCTGCGGGCGCGGCTCTGGCATTGGAACAATGGCCGGAGTCGGCGGCTTCACCGCCGGTGGCGTGGCCGGCGCCGGCACCGGGACCTCGACGCGAATGATCTGTGGCGGCTCCTTGATGACCTTGACCGGGCGCGGCCATACGATGATCAGAGCAATTCCAGCCGACATCAACAGAATGGCGGCGCTCAGTAGGCAGTCGGACAGTTTCATGCTGCTTGTTCCTTCACGTCGTTAACCTCCAGCCAATAGTCGTCCCAGATTGGCGCCGTCACAGCAGCCGCAACGAATGCGCGGTGTGCAGCAATGTCGGCCTCTGTCAGCCGCGGCGCCAGCGGAAGCGGTCGAATGCGTTTGCCCGGCAAGGCAAGGACCGGCGCTTCGCGGTGTGCGCTGAAATCAAACTCGGGTGAACGTTCGACAACCAGTTCGATGTAGACCTGCGCCAGCAGATCGGCATCGATCAATGCGCCGTGCTTACCGCGGCGCGTGGTGTTGATGTCAAAGCGCCTGCATAGTGCATCGAGCGTATTCGGCGAGCCTGGCAGCTTTTCGCGCGCCAGCTCCAGCGTATCGGTGATGCGATCGTGCTCCAGCGGCAATTGGCCGGAGCGTTCCAGTTCGGCGTTGAGGAAAGCCAGATCGAATGGCGCGTTGTGCGCCACCATCTGGGAATTGCCGATGAATGCCAGAAGATCGGCAGCGACAGCAGCAAATACCGGCTTGTCGGCGAGAAATTCCTCGGTCAAGCCATGCACCGCCTCGGCATCTTTCGGCATGGTACGTTCTGGATTCAGATAGACATGCCACGTCTTGCCGGTGTGCCTCCTGTCGATCAGTTCGACACAGCCGATCTCGACGATCCTGTGTCCTTCGGCAGGATCGAATCCGGTCGTTTCTGTGTCGAGAATAATCTCCCGCATTCATCCACCATTGACGTGACGCACGATGGCAGCGGCTGGCGATTTGGGATCGTGCTCGGCGATCTCGATGAGTGCGGCTTGGCGTTGTTCAAGTTGCTCCATCAGCCAGACGCACAGGTCGGCATGATCCGGCCAGATCAGATCATTGCCAGGATGCGCAGCCTGCCAGCGCTTGATGGCACGCTGATCGGCCTTCCAGCGCAAATCGAAAGAGCGTTCCAGTTCGGTGACGCGTTCCTCCATCCGATGTGCTTTTTCGGCCGGCGTCTCGCCAGCTTCACGCCTGACAGAGAAGATCATCGATCCGTAATCGGGATGGATTGCTCGCATCTCGACGTAAGCCTTGGCGCCACACGATTTGAGCGACTGCGCCATGAATGCGGCGAGCAGCCCGGCAAAACCTGGCGACTTGAACGCCATTCTCAGACCATCCTCGCCAAGACTCTGATCGACCAACGGAACGTTGTCGAAATCCTTTTTGACGATCGCGCTAAAGTAATGCGCGATCTGGCGCTCCTCATTCAGTTCGTCGAGAAGCGCGCGACGCGATTTGAACCAATTGCCGAGACGCTTGATCATGCTGCCGCTCCGGTTTTGGCGGTGTTGACCCACGCCCGCTCAAACATCCGGCGTAAGTCTTCCTTGGATTGGTAAGAATGGGTGCGCTTTATGGTTAGAGCGTATTTATTGCGCCGCTCTTTAACGATGTTGGCTTGCGCTTCGCGGGCGTCGGCGGCGCGTTTTCGTTGCGCGCTTGTCTGCGCGACTGGCGGCAGCGATTTGAAATGGCCGTACCCGTCGCGTTCCATAGTGCAATCGCTATCCCAGGCTCCAAGGCCAAGTCTGACGGACTTGCCCATGACTGAGTTGCGACTCCTGCCGAGGGCTCGACCGATGATGGTAGGACTGTCGCCGGCCGCCTTGCGCTCTTTCAGATAGTCTATCTGTTCTTTTGCCCACGGAATCACTTTACCCATCGTTTTCTTCGACCTTCTCAGCTTGCCAGTCGACGCACTCAGCGCCTGGATCGCGATCAAAATCACCGTTGTTGAATTTATCGCGCGCCTCACTCAGATTTTGCGCTCGCACCGTGGCCGTACCGTGCATAACGAAGCGGCCCGTGACGGTGAATTCCTTGTCAGCCATTTGGTTGATCTCCGACGTAGCCGTAGACGCCGCGCGGTTCGATGTCGCGCACGTAGAGCGGGATGAGACCGAACAGATACCAGCCTTCCATCGCCCAGATGATTGCTTGGGCGCCGACGCGGCGCGACTCTTTCCAGCGACGCTTGCGAATCATGAGTTGGTCCCTCGTTGAGCTTGCTTCCCAGGTCGTATCGCCATGTAGAACGCGACCGCTCCGAAAATGAATGTGATGACGACAGCGATCACTGTGCGGTGGCCTCCGCGACCTTTTTCTGGCGTTTCTTCCGCCACGGCATGTCGGCCTGCCAATCCCCTGCCATGATGGTTCCGATCGGCTCGATGGTATCGACGATCTCGGCGAGACCGAATTCATCAATCTGCGCACGCACCGCGTCGGCGTTCTTGTAGGCGCCGGGCAACTCCGACAGGTCAGGGACGCCGCAGAAGAAGCGCACGTCCAATCCAGGCGTCTGTGACTTGACGAAATGGTCGGCGTTCACCGCCATCTCGCCAAGTGACCGCTCATACGCCGTGCGACTCATATTGCGGCCGGCGCCGTGCGGGGCGAAGCCGAGCGCGTGCGGCGCGTTGAGTCCACTGGCGATCAGAATCGGCTGTGCCATGTTGAGCGGGATCAGCGTCAGGTGGTCTGATACGTCAGCGGCCCAATACGGAAAGGCCGGAGTCGCGCCCTTGGCGTGGTAGAAAAGACCATCCGGCTTCCGGAACACGAAGTTGTGCTCGTTCCAGAAGCGATCAACGACTCTCAAGCCGAGATGCTTGGAGACCGCGTCGTGGATCGCGAAATGGTTCTTCTTCGTCCAGGTGCGGATGATCTGGAGCGCCTTCCAGTATTCCTCGCCGTCGCGTGTCTCACTGGGAATCCAGGCGGCTTGCTTCGGCGCCTCCGGGCACAACTTGCGCCGCCAATCCTCTGCAACGTCCATGCCCAGCTTGTAGAGCGTCGCGCCAGGAGCGCGGGAGCCGTGATGTGTCACCAGTGCTGTCTGGCCCGTCGAGGCAACGCGGCCGACATAGAAGAAATGATTGCCGTCGCCTTGCGTGCCGAAATGCTTGCGCGCCATCTCGATCATGTTGGACAGAAAGCGATTGCTCTCGAACTCGGCGAGCAGAGAATTCGAGCACTGCATGTCGTGGCTATGCGGACGGCCACCGCCGCCGAAATGGCTGATCTTCATGCCGGCGTCGAGGATTTCCTTGCCAGGACCGCGATCTGCCGGTGTAGAGAAGATCGACACTGCCATCGAGCAGCAGATGTCGGCCGAATGGAATCCAGGGTGAATGGCTTCCTTGGTAGCGACGACGCCGCCCACAGGAATCTCGCCCTTCCCGACCGGACAGGCGTCAGGCATGATCGCGCCGTCGACGATGGTCGGCAGACGCATGATCTCGATCATGGTCTTGGCGACGGCGTTGAGATTGTCTGTCTCAATCTGATTTTCAGGTCGCAGGTTGATGTGAGGTAGCATGTCGGGACCGCGCAGCGGCAGCGCCGAAGCGGCGATGCTCGCCAGTTCTTCCTGCTCTGCCTTGATCTTGTACGGCACCCATGCCGGCATCGTTCGGCTCGGCTTGCCGGGATACGGCACGCGGCTTTCAGGATCGATGCCGTCGGCAGCACACAGTTCGCGGGCGCGTTGCTCGTAGACGCTCGGCTGTCGCATTTTTTTATTTCCTCAGTTCAGCCGCCACAGAAACTCAATCCCCATCACCGTGAATCGATATGGAGATGAATAAAACCACCAGCTCAGAAACCACGCTTGTTTCCTTCGATACCACGATGGTTCCGCGAAATCTGATTGTGGCGGCCTTGGGCTGCCTCATTGAAAGTAGTCCGTTTTGATATCCGGCTTTCTGCGCATGATGATCTGATTCCAGAGATAGCCGCCGATCAGGCTCCAATCGCCGATCTCGTATGAGACCCGAAGCAGCACCCAGATAGTTCTCATTGCATTTCCTTTATGAAGACCTGATACAGCAACCACGCAACACCACCGATGACGATTGCAAACGCGATCAATCCGCTCATTGCGCCTTCTCCAGCGCTTCTTTCAAGATCGGGATCGCCCAGCGATAGCGTTCGGCAAGCCCGCGCTCATTCTCTGGCATCCGCGCAACCCGATCCTCGCGGCTGTTTTCTTCGCTGTCGGCCAGCTTGACCTTGATGGCGGCCTTGTTGCCGCTGGCGGCGATCTGGCGAATCCAGTCGCGATAGGTGATCCTGCCGAAATGGTGACAAGTCGTGCCGCCTTGACAATGACAATTGCTGCCAAGGCGACATCGTTCTCCAGGTCGCGACACGATCTTGACGGCGTCGACGACCTCCTTGCTGTAGCCCATCGCCAGCAGGTGCTCTGTCGTGTATTTGGTATCCTCGATCACGTCATGCAGCAGCGCGACCAGGATTTCGGTCTCGGTCGGGTTCTCCAGACGCGCACGCACACAGACCGGATGCAGCCAGTATTGCATGCCGCCTTTGTCGACTTGGTTTTTGTGCGCGTTGTAGATGAAGCGCATCGTTTCCAGTTCGTCGGGTTGCTCGGTCATATCGCTAACCTGATGTGATTGATGGCGAATAGGATGAATGCGATAAACCCGACTCCGACACCGATTTGTAATGGGATGATGCCGAACAAGGCTCCCAGCTCAAGATCACGACGCGATAGGATGTAGGCCCCGACAATGACGAGAGTGATCGCGATGCCGGCGAGCAAATAGATGACGTTCACGACAATCATTGGAATGGCACCAGCGTTGCGGTCTTTGGCAGGTAGAGTGGGTGGACCGGGAATCCATTCTTCGTCAGGCCGAAGCAAAACATCTTCTCGAAATGGCCGGCGTCCAGAAGCGCTTGCGTCACGTCCTTGCCGTAGCGTTCCAGCGACTTGTGCTTCGGAGCGCCGTAACACAGGACGATCTTCTCGGCGTAGCGCGCATAGTGCAGGATCGTTTTAAGATTGCGCTCACTGCACGGGATGACGCCGGGTGCCAGCAAATCCTTCGGATAGGTGGCGCGGAAATCCATCACATTGGTCTTGATATAATCGTTGAAGCCCCACGCCATCGAGAAATTCACCTCGCGCGTGACGGTCGGATCGTTGACCTCATGGCTTGCTGTCGAGGGATTCATGCCCGTGAACATGATCGTGCGGCGCTGCTCGCCGGGCTTGATCCACGAGCGCCGCAGCCACAGCCGGCGTTCACCACGCGGGCCGTAGAACTCGGCGTCGCCCAACATGCCCTCCGGCAGCGGCGTTGCGACCTTGCCGCCGGGGTCGTGCGCTGGAGCGAGCATCAGATCGCCTTGCCTACAGCGAATGGCGCCGGCTGTTGCTGGATGACAGGGTCGTGGGTCGGATTGGACAAGGCCGGGCCGCTTGGCGCGGCAAATGCTGCCATCGCCTGTACCAGTTGATCGCCCTCCTGACCGAACCACGGTTGCGCCGATACGATGGTGTTGTTGGCGATGCCATACATCTCCATGGCGCCGGTGGACTTATCGGTCATGAGCATGTCGGTCGTGCCGCCGTTGACGGGGCTGAACCCGACCAGCGACCATTCCAGGCCGACTTGTCCCATCCCGCCGGCAGCAGTGATCGTGTTGCCGGCGATGTCGTAATATTCCAAGGCACCGTTGTTGCTATCCTGCATCAGCATATCGGTCTCGCCGGGATTGCTGGAGAAGTCACCGAAGCCGAGGACTTTCCACTCTGTGCCGACCTGCCCCATCGAGGCGTAGCCAGTGAGGGTGTTGTCGGTGAAGTCGTAGACCTCCATGGCGCCGCTGCCGGTATCCTGCATCAGCATATCGGTCTCGCCGGAGCGGCCGGAGAAATCTCCGTAGCCGAGCACCTGCATGTTGAAGCCGATTTGCCCGACGTTGGATGAGCCGGTCACGGTGTTGTTGCTCACGTCGTAGATTGTGAGCACGCCAGCGCCGTTGCGCAGCAGCATGTCGCCATTCTCGCCAGCGACGCCGGAGAAGTTGCCGAAGCCGGCATCCATCGTCCCGCCTTGCACGCTGACTGCATTGACGATGTCATGGGCGCTGACCGTCTCGGCACCGAACTGGATGTCCTGCACGTCGGTGACTTGGTTCGAGCCGATTTGGAGAACGCCGTTTGAGTCGGATATCTGGTAATCGATGAAGCTGCCGGGGAGGACCAAGGTGTTGTCGCCGCCAGCGCCGCCGTCGATCGTGTTGCTGCCTGCTCCGGCCACGATGATGTTGCCGCCGTTCGAGCCGCCGTAGATCGTATCGCCGGCATTGTTGCCGATGATGAGGTTATGGCCAGAGCCGCCGATGACATGCGTCACGTCGGACGAGGTGTTGCCATCATATTCAAGGGCGTTGGCGACGTTGCCGGGAGCCACATTGCCGTTGCCGAGATTGGCGAGCTGCGCCGTATCGAACGTGCTCCACGCTCCCGGCAGCAGATCGACAACCTCGTTGGTCGAATAGTTCGATAGGTCGTAGGTCGTGGTGGCGCCTTGATCCCAGACGGTGGAGAAGATCGCATTACCGCCCGGCACGCCTTGGCCGACGCCGTTGATCGATTCCTCGCCGGTGTTTTGATTCCAGGAATACGTGACCGACGTTCCGATGCCGCTGAAATTCGCACCGTACATCTGCTGGATGGCCGCGATGTCATCCTGCATCGGCGACGTGGCATACCCCCACGTTGCGTTGCTCCAACCCTGATCGGTGGGGCCGCCGATATAGGAGCGATACGACTCCACGGAATTCTGCATCGCATCCATGGACGCCGGCAGGTCATTGCCCTGCACGTCGTCATTGAGCCCGAGCGCAATGCCGATTTCGTGTGTGAAGGCGAGATAGCCGTAGCCGCCGAGCACAGGATCAGAAACCAAAGCCCCATAGTCGCTGAAACCAGTCGGCTCGTACCAGGAGTCCGCGCTCAACGGATAATCATTGAACTGCGAGTTTGGCGCGAATGTCATTGCGGCGCCGGCATCCGACGACTGCGCCTCGCGCAGGTTGGCATGCGTGTCGGTGGTTTCGGTGATCTGAGTAAACGTCAGATTGCTGACCGCGGCATAGTCGTTCAGGACATTGAGCACCGCGGTTTGCTCGGCTGCACTAAGCGGCTGGAAATTATCCGATGGAGCGCCTGCCCCTTGGATGTACCCGAAATCGTAATCGGCGGCATCGGTCGGGAAACTGAAAGTGAGATTGTCGGTAGCCCATTGCGTACCGGACAACAAACCGTCCCAGGGCTGGCCAGTGTAATCGTTATTCGTAACAACGGTGGTCATAGCAGCTTATTTCATCCTTTCGACGTATTCGATTTCTCGGGGTTCAGACATCACGGCGTCGGCTTGTTGGCAGGCGTCGTAAACACTCTTGGCGTTCTTCCATCGTCCGCCGGCCTTGGGACGCCACTTGACCTCGCCTGTTTCAGCATCAAACAGATGGACAAGCAGGATCGGCAGATCGTTTGGCATCCTCGCGTTTCCATTTCTGTTGCAGGTGGTGCAGACGGCGCGCGTGATGCGCGGAGTGCTTCGGCGTTACCTGACCGGCGATCTCGCCATCGAGATTGATGCGCGGTGCGCCAATGAAGCAGGCGTTGTGATAAGTTGGGCCGCCCGTGTAATCGCGGAGCGCCGCGTCGATGAAGCCGCGCAGATCGGGGCATCGGCTCACGATCTCAGCCTTGATGCCGATGGCGAGCGGACGCTTTGGCTGGCCACGATCAGCAAAGCAGTGCGGGAATCTTTGGTGCAAAATATCGCGAACCGGGTTCATTGCTTTTCACTCACAGGTTGTGGATAGCGAACCGCCAGCGAAGCCAACGACTGTTTGGATTCGTCAGGCGTCAGCGGATAGGCGGCGATGACGTAGGGAAATTTCCAATTGGAGATTCCGTAGTCGAGGCCTTGCCATTTCTGCGGTTCCGGCTTTCCGCCAGTGCCGCGCCACCAAACAAAATGTGGTTGATCGACTGTGCTATGCTGCGACTTGCTCATTGGTCTGCGCTGCCGGTTGTTGTTGAACGATGGTTTTCTTGTAGTCGGCGCAGGCTTTCGCCAGCTCGCTATAGAGCGGGTCGCCTTTGATGATGTTCCACTTGGTGCGGCTCTCGGCCTCGCCCTTCCACCAGTTCTCCAGGTCCGCAACCGTCTTCGGCTGGGTGTCTGGATTGGCGAGAATTTGCTTGAACAGCTTGGCGTAGGCCTCGCGTTCCGTTTCGATCAGTTCGTTTTTGGCGTCGCGTTCGGTTTGCTTCGCCGCGCGTTGCGCCATGGCGAGGCGGTCCAATTCCAGCCGCGCGTTCCAGATGATGTCCGGGTCCATGTCCCGGTCTTTTTGTTTCTCCAGGCCGACGATCCACATCAGGAAATCGACGGGCACCTGAGACCAGGGCTTGCCGCGGTGCGGATTGAGCGGGCAAAACGGCAGGCGCGGGGGCTCGCGCGTCCAGGCGAGCATGTCTTCGACAGACGCCTTGGTCAGCAGGTCGAGTAACAAATAGGCGGCCACGTAGGCATCCGGCATCGCGCGGTGCGCATAGTCGGCGATGGCGCGATCGACTGGCAGGTTGAGGAAATAACGGAGCGTCTGGAGTTTGTGATTCGGCGCGTTCGGGTAGACGCGCAAAGCCGCCCTCCAGGTGCAGAGCCAAGTGGAGCCGGCCGGCAAGTAGCTTTTCAGGAAGCCGTACTCAAAGTCTGCCTTGTGCGCGACGTAGATCGCCGGCCGATCCGGTATCAGCACCAGCGGCACGGCCTCGCGTGCTGGCGGCGCCTGCGCCACATCGGCATCAACAATGTGATGCACGGCCGACGCTTCTGGCGGGATCGGGATCGGCGGCTTGATGAAAGAAATGCGCGGCTTGTCGCTGACAATGCCATTTTCGACATCGATGGCGGCGATGTCGATCAGGGCATCGTTCTCGGGATTGGTCCCGGTTGTTTCGGTATCGATAACCGTAAACAGCATCGCGCGGCACGCCCCTTTTGAATTGGTGGGGGCCACCGGAAGCGAGACGGTTCCACAAAACCGCGGCGACTTATGTCCGGTGGCCAAACGCGCCCAATTTTGGGTGTCTCAAACCGCACGACGGGCTTTGAGTTAGAGCCGGTGAGTGCTCTCCCGCCGTAGCGATCTGGGGCGCGTTTTCGTTTCGGGAACCGATTTGGCGGGCGGCCACTGCCTCCAATGAGCCGCCCGCCTCGTCGATCCCCACTAACTGCCACCCGTATATAACCGCGTCACGTGCGGTTTGCAAGGGGTATTTAACCGCGCAGATCAGGCGGTTGCGCTGATTGCCGTTGACTGACTATGATCTGGGTAGGGCGGAATGAGACAGGAAACTCATGCGCTTCTGGCAATGGGCAATAATTTCACTCACCGCAACCTTGGGCGGCTGGTCGCCGCCGGCAATTCCCTCAGAAGATGCGGGAATTGAAGCGATTGCGAATGTCTTCATTCGCAGTTATGCGCCGCTCAGTCGTCTCGACACATTTACTGCATCAAGCTCTGCAAAGCCGCTCGACGGCGCAAGAGTCACCGGGGTGGCAAGCTGCTATGCTCATTCGTGCCCAGAGAAGAAATTCGACTGGCTCATTGAGCACGTCGAGAATACGCCATGCACCTATCGGCTGCGGCCGTATCACGGAGAATTACCGGGCAACCCAATATCAACGATTGCCTTCGACCATCTGACGCAGGACTTTCAAGTGCGCCCAATGCGGATCGTCGTCAAAGGCTTCTATCCTGACACAGTCTGTGATTTCATCTTTGGTCATCAGGAATGTCATCAGGATTTGGTGACAGTACCGATTCCAGATTCTGATGAAAGGTCGTTGGTCCGTTCGCTTCGCTATATCTTCTCGCGAGTGTGCGAACCGGCGCTACCGCCGTCGTGACCTCTAGCCGTTGGGGTATGACGCGCACAGTAATCCATGATCCTTTCGGATGCGCTCTCCATGATCATAGAAATCTGTAATAGGGTGCGCCTTGGGTGATAAATTAACACTGGTCTGTTCGACACTGGCATTCTGATCAACCAAGGCGCCGAGCGACATGACTTGACGCCATGCCGCCCATAGATCACGAATCAGACACTTCTCCATGTATCGCTTGGCGCGATTGTCGGCGTGCTTTAGGGTGAGGCCCCGCGCCAGTTCATGTTTCTTGCGACCCAGATAGATCGCGCCATAACGGCCGACGGCGAGACTGTCGCCGCATTTCTTGCCGTCAGCGTCCTTCTGAGCGCGGACCTGAGCCTTTATCAACGATGCCCCGATCTGCCAGATTTCCGCGCGGTTGGTTCGCTTGTAGCCATGGCGAATCCAATCGTCGGCGGTCGCGCCTTTCCCTGGGTTGCCCTGACGGACACCGTCAACAACGGATATTCCAAGACGTTTCTGCAAGTGGCCGACCGTCGGATACTGCGACAGATCGCCGGCCATAGCGACAATCTTGGCAAAGGATGCCAATCCGAATCCTCGAACCGGCTTGCCGAAATCGCACCAGACCGGAAATTCGATGGCTATTTTCTCCATCGCCTTGATATGGCGAGACTCGATGTCCTGCCAAGGAGCCATGGAAATCTCTGTCGAGACAACAAATTCTGCCCATTCGCCACCGCCATCGGCGATCATTTTTGCGGCTTGTTTCGCGATCTTCTCGCGTTCTTTCTCGCTCTTATCGAGCGACCAGCCGAGTTGAGTTCGCAGGAAAGCACTCAGTGTGTTGCCGATGCGGATGCGTTGCTTGCGAGCGAACACCGCATTGCGCCAATGCGCATGAATGACGCCAATGCGCTTCTTGAGGTCCGCAGACGAGATAAATTGTGGCTGGCCATGATTGGCACGGATTGACCGATCATCGTCTGCGGAATTGGATGCAGATGTTGAGATACATTGGGATTGGTCGCATGCGACAATAAAACCATGATCATCGACATCTGCAATGGTGGCCGCCCCCGAAGACAGGGTGTTGTCGGCCTTTCGGGCAATCCTGAAATGGTCATCGGAGGCGGTTTTGGATGCGAGCGCGCGGGACGACGATTTTGGCCTCTTTCGGGAAGACACAGGGTGACCGCACGCTCGCAATTTCGTTGGCTTACGCGACATTCGATTCCTCGATCGCTTGTTTGATGATGCGCTGCGCTTCGTTGAGCTTCACGATGTTGCGCAGCTTGGCATTCGGATCGGGGTTGGCGACGACGCGCGCCATGCGCAGAAGAATGTAGCCATGGCGGATGTTTGTGCGTCCGACGCCGATGGCTTCTTGCGTCGTGTATTCGCCGACCGGCTTGCCGCCGATCATGAAAGTATCGAAAATCGTTTGGATGGTGACGCGCGCAGCCTGGGCGCTGCCCTCGATGTTCTCTCGCGGTTGCGGTCGCGATGTCTGACCGGCAGGATTGGGAGCGACGATCAGCTTGCGGTAATTGAGCGACGACCAGAAATCCAAGGCTTCGTCGACCAGTTGCGGACGTTCCTTGCCATTCTCGCGGAGCATGGATTTTAGTTCGGTCTCGGTCGCTCGCGGATATTGTTGATGAAGCGAAACCAGCAACTCCCCAAGCGTCTCTGGGTTACGTCGGCGGCTTTGGCGACGACGACGTGGCTCGGTATTTTCTGTGAGGCTCATCTTGGCTGACTCCGATGTTTATTGCCGCGGTTCTCAGATGCGGTTATACATGCGGGTTGTCAAGAGATATAACCGGTTATTTTTATAGAGCTAAGCCGTCTTCGCGCAACATGCGGCGCACGTCTGATGCCGCCTTCCTCGGGGCTCGCCAGTCGGATGGCGAGGCCCCTGTGTGATACTGGCGCTTGTTGCCGTTCGCCTGCCAGCGCACCCTGACGTGGCAGCCCTTCGTGACCTCTGGCGCCTCGGGCCTTATGCCGGCATCGAGCAGCGTCTTAACGATCGCCTCGACACATGGATTGTTCCTAACTCCGGCCACGGTTGCGCTTCCTCGATTGCATGGGACGATGTTGATTGCCGAAGCCGCGGCTGGCGATCTTGCGTTTCGGCCGCAGGCGGGTCTTCTGCCGCACGCTGCCGAGCAGACGCCGTGCCGCATCCGGGTCCACGCGGTGCAACATCTTCGCCTGGTGGATGGTCTCGCTGTCCTGAATGTGCCGCGTGCGCGCCGCTTCGCCGACATCGCTGCCGCGCGTCGTCACTGTCCGCTCGGCATCCTCCTTGCGGCCTGTTGTCTTTTGCAGATGCGTGCGCTTGCGCAACGGGACGATGAATTCGGGGTCGTTCTGCTGTGGAATGAAATCGCCAGCCACGGTATCGTATGGCCGATCAACCAGGGCTGGGCAGTGATCGAATTGCAGATCGCGGGCATCGAGCGGCTTGCCATCATTCAGCGGCAGTTCGCCGCGCTGAATGATTGAATTGATCAACGCTTGCAGCTTCACCCACACAGGAATTGCCTTGCGGTACTCATTGACGTTGAAGGTTCCAGGTTTCAGAATCACCGGAGAACCTTTCGCAAGAACCGAAACGCATATCTCCACCATGGCCATTCGACGGCCAGAAAGTCTGGGTATTGTAGAACTCCTACGATCTGATAGATTTTTCCGTCGCACTGGACACTATCGTTGATGTGTGCTCGGTGAGCGCATTGTATGTCGAGTGGGTTCACGATCGTCATGCCGCCTCCGCGTAGTAGCAGGAGCGGTTGGAGGCCTTGCCTCTGTTGGGCGTCTTGTGAACCCAGCCGAGATTGTGGCGCTGATTGTTGAGCGAATGATCGTCGCCGTGGTCGGCATCGTAATCGGGTCCTGGGCGCGGCTTGCCCATGCGCTCCAGGATCACATGCGACATCAGCAACGTGATCTTGCGGCCGTTGACCGTCGTCGTGCGCTTTGCGTAGACGCCCTTGTCGGCGCTGCCTTGATACCTTTTAGATGACAGCTTGTATTGCCATCGCCACTGGACGAGGTACGCATAGTCCTCGTCAGACACTTGCGTTTCGTAGCGGCCGTTATTGCCGAGGATGATCGTTCTCACGCGATCACCTCGACATCGGCGTCGGTAACAAGCGCAATGCGCGCTCCGCATTTCAGGACCGGTTTGCCGTCGCCGCTTATCAGCTCGGAGGGTCCGTTGATCTTCACGCCGCGGGCATAGACGGCCTTGCCGTTTTTGCTCTTGGCGACGCGGATCGGCGGGTCATTACGGCCATGCTTGGCATTGGCCGCAATGACGTGCTTATTAATGGTGATGAACGTGGTCACGCAGCTTCCCGCATGATCGTCTCGCGCCGCGGCGAACCGTCGAGATTTTCGCCGCGCTGGCGCGCCTTGGCATCGGCAAGCAACAATTCGTAACGCGCGCGACGCGGAGCGTTCATGTATTTGAAGCGGCGGGTGTAGAATGCTGTCAGTTTCTCAGGCACGATCGACTCCAGCCACTCATGGCTAATGCTGCCCTCCATGGCGGCCATGACCTTGCCGACAAACCACTTGGCTTTCTGATCATCATTGCGCGCCTGGATGGCGCGGGCTTCGTTGTCACGCATCAGGCGTTCCAGGTGGATCAGCGCCTTGGTCTGTTGTGTGGCTTCCTGCTTTTTCAAACCGCGTGCCGACGGTTCAAACGCGCGCTCCGGTGCGAGACCGGCGCGGATCGAGGCCTGTTCGATCAGCGACGTGCTGCGCCAGTTCTTCGCCTTGGCAGACGGCGTGCGAAAGCCGCACGGCACGTCCAACATGCGGAGCATCTTATTATGCGCCTGCTGGTGTCGCTTCGGATCGGCAGAGGCAAACCCGGCAACGGCCTGGAGATGAATGACCCGCTCATCGGGATCGAGCTTGCGGCCGGGAACGAGGACGAGCGGTTGGATCGCGCCTGGCGGCTTGTCGAGCGGACGCGGATGCCACGCATGAGCGCGGACCTTGATTGGAATCTGTTTGGTCAGCTTCGGATCGGCGCCGACGGCCGGATTAAAGAGATGCAGCGCGCGACGATATTCGATGCGTGAGGCGAACGCGGAACGCTCTGGCAGGCCGGCATTCAAATCCGCCTCGCTGCGGGCGGCCAGATTCTTGAAGTGATGCTGGGTCTGTGTCGTGACCGGCATCAGCCGCAGTTTATGCCGCTGCTTCTTTACTGACTGGGTCTTTAACTCCGCGATCTTCTCGCGGCGGCGTTTGGCTTCGCCCATAGTTGCTGTCTCCGTAATTGAGGGGAGGGGTCTGTCTCGCCCGAGTTCGGGCGAGTTTTTGTTTGCTGGCTTCCATGATTTCATCGATGGGATAGCCAGCCCGACGCAATTCGTTCATTGCGCGGTCGAAGAAAATGCGGAACTCGCCTTCGTCCATCTTGTCGAGTGCGATCGAGCCCGGCAGGATGATGGTGTCGCTCACCGTGCCGCCGACCTTCTCGGCGATCTCGAAAGCCTGTTTCACCAACGGTCGGATCAGCTTGCCGAAAATGGTGTCGCTGTTCTCCGAGACCATGCGAATCTTGTTGAGCACGACGCCAAGCGACATCAATAGCGATGACGTTTCGCCGACATTGAGCAGGCGGATTTCGCGCTTATAGCCGAGCGCGATCTTGACTGCGTTGTGCAGGTCTTCGGCGCGGCCGTATTTCTCGCCGTTGGCGACGCACTCTTGCAGGATTGCCCAGTAGAGGCGCAGCTTGCGCGGATCGCGCGCCTCCCAGGTGGTGAAATTGACTTGGGCGCCGACGCGGTAGCGCTCGGAAATGCGCTCGGCGCTTACTGGGTCGGCCGGCACCCAGCCGATGAAGGTCTGGTTGCCGATTTTCCTGGCGACGCGCTCCATCAGGAGCGGCGGGAATTCAGAGCCCTTTTTAGTCATGGTCGCCAATTCCAGATTGGCGCGCCACCGGAAATCTCCGGCAGAAATTTGCCGTCGACCTTATCGGGGCGCACCCACTTGCACATGAAATCGAATTCGCCGCGGCGCTCGACGCGCCAGACCGCGCCTTCCGGTTCATCGAGACAGCCGTGGTCGCCGCATCCGTGCAGCGCCATTGCTGCCTCGACGGAAAGCGGACCTCCGAGATGGAGCAGCTTCGGCATCGGAATGCCGAATGTCTGGCAATGAGCGCGGAGACTGGAGAAGGATGTGCGGGTATCGCCGTACATCAAATCGAATGCCACGAATGGGCCTCGCGGCAGGCTGTAGCGCGTGCCGTGAGCCTGCGCGAGCCATTCCCCGACCAGCCGGCAGCCGGCGGGCAGCGCATCGCGCCAGCGCTGCTCGTCTTGCCTTACCCAGTCCGCGAATAGTTGATGCTGTTCATACGGCGACGTTTGCGCAAGGTGACCGGCGCGCCCGATTGCGTAGATCACGCCGTCGACGTTTGCGATGCCGACGTTGGAGCCGTCCAGCTTCTCGGTTACGATGATCAGGTCGTGTCGATCGCGCGCCTTCTCGGTGGCGATACGTGCTTGACCGGCGTGACACGCATGGTCTGCCGGCCCCATGCGACTACATGGTAGATGCGCAATCGAGCCGTAGTTTTTGCGGCCGAGTGGCTTCATCAGTGACCGTCCGGGATGTATCGAACCTGAACGTTGCTGCACTTGCAGCAAATGCGGACCTTTTCGATCCACCGATCAAACAGCTTCGACTCGATAGGCGCGATGGCCATGCCGAATTTGTCGATGGCCTCAGTCGCGTTGCTCGGCGGGTAAATCCAGTCCGACCATTTATGAAAAAGGCTGCCCTGGCACATTCATGCGGCCTCGCCTGCGACAAGCACCTGATTGACGACGCTGTCAGGCGCTGGCTTATTGTTGATCAGGAGGCCGAGCGACGTGCCGTAGAACTTGCCGGCGCCGCAAACATGGCAGTGCTCGAAATTGTGAGTCGTCGTACCGTCACACCAATAACAGATGGTGGCGACGAAATTCGGCCCGAGACGTTCCAGGCCGCGTTTTAGTTGTGCGGCGTGCTGGGTTCTCTTGTCCAGATCGACAAACATTCAGCGACCCTCGGAGAATTCTTCAAAGGCGAGTCGCCGGGCAGCCGACGCGATGGCAATCACGTCGATCACTTTCAGGTCGTGCGTCGGGTTGTATTGCAGCAGAAAGTCGAGCATCTTTTGCTCGAATCTCGCGCCCGCCTCCTGGCGGCGTTTCAGATCGGTGTCGGGCATATCACGCCGCCACCTTGGACAGCTTCTCGCCAATGCCTTCCAGCGAGCGCTTGACCTCAAGGGCGTCGGACTTGTGCTTCGCCCAGAAGCGATTGAAGCCCTCGCGGTTGCGCACGATCATCGCCTGCAACGGCTCTGCCGTCTTGTAGGCGCGCGCTTCCTCGATAAGTCGATCGCCGTATTCGCCGGCGGGGATGAAGTGCATGTTGCCCTGGTCGTCGACGAAGGGATATTCATCGTCGGACATGCCGATGGCCTTGGCGCGCCGAACCTCGGCTTCCATCGCGACGATTTCGGAAGCGGTGCGATCGTCGGTGATGGCGCGATCCATTTCCTCCTCGCCGTACACACCGGAGAACGTCGCCGGCCAGCCGGCGCGGAGCGCTTGCGTGGTGGCGCATTTCGCCAGCATCAAGCGGCCCATCTTTCTCCAGTTGTCTTCGACGATCAGCTTGCCGGTCGGCTTGCGTTTGTTGGCCTGTTCGTTCCAGGCCCACTCCTCCTTGATCGGAGCGTGTTCGTCCCAATACGCCGTGCCGCTGACCGGGAACCATTGATTGGTGCGCGGGTCTTGCTTCCACAGTTTCACGGTGCATTTGACGAGACCGAGCGGATTGGTCCCTGTCTTCTCAGCGCCATACTCATAGGCCGGTTCCTCCTCGGCCGGGCGGTAGTCGCCGCAGCGCGCCGCCATCACCCGCAAGCCCTCTTGCGTGGTGATGATGGTCATCTGCCGTTTTTCAGGCTTGTCCTTGTTAAAGATGATCGCGATGACCTGCCGCGAAAACGGGTCGAGGCCTTTCACCTTGGCGTATTCGATGAACAGGTTGAATTCGTCGTCACTGGTGTCGCGGGCGACGGTGCGTTTGATGGTTTCGAGCTGCCGCGGAGTCCAGGTCGCGATTGCGGTGCCGGTCTCGATCTTGGTCAGTGCGTTCATTTTTATTTCCTACGCTGGTTTATTTGCTACGCTCGAACAGCTTTTATTTGCGGCGAATAACGAGATGCTTGCCGCCAAGATCGAGGTGGGCGCCCTGAACCGGCGAGCATCGGTTGAGGATCGAGGCCAGTGCATCGGCGCGCTCGGCATGATCATTGATGCCTTGCGCCTTCGTGACGATGTCCTGATGCTGTTGCGGCAGTAGCCGCGCCAGATCGAGCAAGGCGCTGGCGCGCTCGCCAACATCCTTGATGCCACTGGCGTGTTGCACCGACTTGTGAAAAGTCTTGAGCGAATCGCCGAGACCTTTTCGGTCGAGCACCGGATCGGCCGGCTTCCAGAATTGCGACGGGATCGACGCCTCGTCGTCGACCTCAACGGTGTCTGGGGATTTTGCCATCGACAACGTGCCGAGCGGCGTTTCATGCTTCGGCCATTCGGCAACCGTCATCGCCTGTTCGATCAGGCCGCGGCGTGCGGCGATGCGCTTTTTGATGCGGTCGCGCCGGTTTGTCAGTTCGTTGATGCGCGTGGTGATGCCGGTGACCAGGATTGTGTCGTCGTCTTCGGCCTCGATTGCACGCGCCAGTTCGATCTCCAGCGTGGTTTCGCCGTCGAAGGTGTCTTGGATAGTTTGCGCGTCTTCGGGGCCGATCTCGCCGGCTTCGACCTTGTCAGCAACGATCAGCTTCGCGATCTCGCCGCGGAGGGTGCGCGCGGCTTCAACCGCCATATGCAATTGGTCTGGACGTTCATTCATCACGGTGATCCTTGAATACGTGTCAGATCGATCAGCAAAACATCGCCGTGCCAGCGGTGCGCCAACATCAGGCGTCCCTCTGGCACGACGACGCCGCGCGGCAGCGCCATGCACCGCACGTTGAGGCCGTAGCGTTCCTTGGTGATTTGGAATGTGCGCAGGATCGCCGTGTCATTGCTGCGGGCACGCCGCAGCCGCAACACATTGCGATCAAAGCCAGCAAGCACGACGCGGCCTGACGCCGCGTTCAACCTGACAGTCAAATCCGCGCTCAGTCCGATAGACAGGACAAGCGGGCTCGATGCCGTGGCGATGATGCGGCTGCGACGGACTCGTGCTGGCGCGAAGAAAGGCACATCAAATCCCGAATGGTTCGGGACTTATATGAGCCCTTCTCGGCTAACCGTCAATAACCGCGGTTAAATAAAGTTCAGTCGGGGTCAGCCCCGCCCTGGTCGATGTCATTAACCGTTGCGGTGATGGGTAGGTTGGCGAGGTGGAGAGGGTCGACCGCGCACGCCTTGGTGGCAAGATCGGCAGCGCCGGCTGCGGCCGGCTTTATGTTCTCGAAGACGGTCAGGCAGGAAAAGAGCGCGACACAAGCGGCCATTGTGCCGATGGTGAGATAGCGCGTGCGGGCCGGAACGAGGCGGGCGACATCCTCACTGTCCGGGGCAATGAAGATCATGTTGCGGTTAGGAACCAGATCGGGATGTGGGCGATCGAGTTGCGCGACAACGCCTCCGTTTTCCGGGTCGATGTCGACGACGTGAGCGCGTTCACCGCGCGCTATTGACGCATATGGCAGCACAATGGGGCGAGTGACGACAATGGCATCGCCATGACGCAACGTAGACATTCCAGGCCTCTTGGAATTCGTGGTTAATTTTCCGAAACAAGGTGTTCAAGTTGAAACATACGCCGTGACACTGGAACCGGCAACACTATAACCGTGTCAGATGACGCACGTAACCTTGCGGCGGATTGTCACAGGATGAAACCAAAGGCGAAGATCGTAAATCAGGCAACGCGGCGGTAGACCGCAATCACCACGCCGACGATGCTGATGCCGGGCTCGCTGATATGCGGTTCCGGCTTCTCCTTGAACCGCATCTCGTTCGACTCGTAACGCAGCACCAGATCAGTTCCATTGGGCGTCGCGCGTCGCACTGTCAGTTCGCGCAAGTTGGTGTCCTTCATCATGCGCGAGACGACAACGAGATGTTCGGCCGGCTCGACCTTGACCACGCTGGGATCAATGGCAATCAGATAGTCGCCGGATTGCGCAAAGCGATTCACCGAATCGTCGCCGACCAGGAGCGCGAATTGTGCGCTCGGTGCGAACGCCGGATCAGGTGGCGGTGCGTTGCCGGCGGCAACCTGGCCGGCGCCTTCACCAAACCAGCCGTCGACGACGACAGTGCCGCGCACCTGGAGCGCAGGCACGCCGTCTGCGATATGGCCTCGCGGAATGGTGCGCATGGGCGATGATGCCGTCGAATGTTCCGCGGATGCTTCGCGCGGTCCCATGCCGAATTGCAGCCATTTCACGTTGACGCGCAGCGGCACGGCGAGTTGCTGCAATGTCGATGTGTCAGCACTGTGCTGTTTGCCGGTTTCGTATTGCCGCCGCATCGATCGCACAGTGTCAGGCGATCCGGTTGCCATATTCGAGATGGCGCGCTCGCTGTCGATGCCGAGCACGTTAGCCTGATGATAGATGCGCGACAGGATATTCTTGATGTGATCCGGTCTCAGTGAAGGATCGACCTGATACGTTGCAAGCAGGTCGCTCAGGAAAAACTGTTTACGCTTACGCACCATTTTTACGATTTTCACTTTTTTCATTGGCACCCCCCGATGCTGATCTACGACAGGACACAAAATTTCGCTTGACACCATTCCGCACCTAACCGCATCATTGCGGTTATGAGACCTGAGTCAACCCCAGTCCGACAACCGTTGCGCTTATTTCGATCCGGCCGCCAGACGGCCACCACCTGATTCGCCGCCGATCAATGCGGCGACTTAATGACGGAACCTAAGCCGAATGGCTTCAATGTCAATGTCGCAAGAGGTTATCCGGCATCCGCGGGAGGCACTGCGGCTATCTGGGAACCCCTTCCACCACTGCGGAAAAGGCTGATCGCAGGATGCGCCGAAACTAAGGCAGACGCCCAGGAACAAACAACTTTTGAGGAGGATTAACAGTCCTAAAATCGACGCCGAAAATCAAAAAATCAAGATAAATCAACCCCTTATCTCAATAACCGCAGCACAAAACGACAAGTTGCGGACAGCACGGAGGCGTGGCGCATGTTCGCCGCATCAACCCCTATTCGCGTCATCGGTCTGACAGGTCGCGCCGGTTGCGGCAAGTCGACCGTCGCGTCGTATCTCGTGGATCAATATCAATTTCGGCGCCAGCGCATGTCCGGCCCGCTCAAGGACATGCTGCGGGCGATCGGGCTCACCGACCGACATATCGAAGGCGACCTGAAAGAGGTTTCCTGCGATCTGCTGTGCGGCAAGACCCCGCGCTACGCCATGCAGACACTCGGCACCGAGTGGCGCAACCTGATCGGCGTCAAGCTGTGGTCAAACATCTGGCTCGATCGTGCCCGCAATCGCCCGGCGCACGTCTGCCTTGTCACCGAGGATGTTCGCTTCCCGCACGAGGTCGAGGCGATCCGCGATGTCGGCGGCGTCATCTTCAAGATCGTCCGGCCGGGCAACGCCTTGAACGTCGGCCAACATCCATCCGAATCTTATGACCTGCCGTTCGACTTGCTGATCAGCAACGACGGCAATCTGAATCGTTTGTTCAGCCAGGTCGATCGCGTGATGCGCGAGGCTGTGCTTGCGGAGGCGGCGTGATGTCTCTGCGCTATCAGGGCTCCATTGTCGGAATGATCTGCCCGGAATGTCGCGCCGAGGCCCGTGCAGGATGCAATTGTGGTGTGGAGTATGTGCGCCCCCGTGATCTTGCCGCCAAGGCAATCGCGGACGCGGATAGTCCGAAAAAGTCTGATCGCGTTATCGCTGCGGAGATCGGCGTCGGTCGTGAGACCGTGCGCCGCGTCCGTAATTCAACTGCCCCAAATGGGGCAGTTGCGAAGCGCACCGGCAAGGACGGCAGGACGCGCAGATTGCCACAGAAGCCAAATCCAAAGCCAGAATCAAAAAGCGACGAACAACGCAAAGTCGCCAACGAACATCAACGTGAACTGATGACGTTCTACAACAAATTCGAGAAAAAACTCGACGAGTGGATTTCATCTAACAACACAAGCACAGAGGCAAAAGAAATGATGCACGATGCGCTTATGCTTGTTGCCGACGGGCTCATGCAGTTGGCCCAAAAGTTAGATGATCGCTGAAAAAAAACTGCAAAACCCCGAATCCTCATGAGGAGCACTATGACTAAACCGAAGGCACTTACCTACACAGGGCAGGATGGCACTGTCTACCCATTGGAGGAGGCAACCTACAACACCGCCTTTAAGGCGTATCGCACGGACCAGAAACGCGCCGTCATCGCCGACCCGTATCGTTGCATTGAAGCCTTGGGGTTGAAGCGCGACGATAAGGTCATTGAGGCATATGTCGGCTCCGGTCGCGATGCTTACGTTGTTTTCGCCGCCACCGACCTAAAGCCAGCGCATGCGGTTCATTTCATTGTTTCTGGTCAAGCCGGTCATGTGCGTGATTCTTTTGACCAGAACAAAGCGCTCAAATCTCAGATGCTTATTTTGCGCGCGCCGTCGCCAAGCGAGACTGTGATTGGCCGTCGTACCCGCAACAAGGTTGCGCGCGATCGTCATTTTGAGCGCGTTGCCGAGGGCACTGCGAAGAAACATCCAATTCATCGCAATCGCCAAACTCGCCTTGGCGTCGGACATCGTCCACGCGCAAAGATTTCTCGCAATAACGTGACGCCGATTCCAAAAAATTTCCCAGAACCATTCGAGATGGAATTGGTCTGACCTGATCAATCACAAGAGAAATCGCTGATGTTCAAACGCTTCGCACTCGGCCGGCTTCCGGCTGGGCAAATGAACAAAACAGAAACGGCGTATGACGCCCATCTGAAAGCCGAGACGTATGCCGGCCGCGTGCTCTGGCACAAGTTTGAAGGCATCAAACTGCGGCTCGCTGACAACACATTCTACACGCCTGACTTTGCCGTCATGGCATCCGATGGTGTGCTGGAATGTCACGAGGTGAAAGGCTTCTGGGAAGACGACGCGCGCGTCAAGATCAAGGTCGCGGCTTCGCTTTACCCATTCCGCTTCATCGCCATAAAGGTGCGCGCCAAGAAAAACGGCGGCGGCTGGGAGCGCGAATTGTTTGGAGAGGACCAACGTAACGAAGGCCAGCAGCAATGAGCGAGCTAATCACTGCATCGAAATTCTATGCCGACAATAAGGAAGCGTGGGGGCCTGGACGCAAGGCCGTGATGCTGGCTTTCGCCGATGGCGAGCAATTGTCGGATGGAGACATCTGCGATCAATACAGAATGAAGCGCAAGACTGTCAGTGCGCGCCGTTGTGAGCTGTGGCGACTGGGTTTTGTCGAGCCTATCGGGATGAAAAAATCTGGCCGCGTGCGCGTGCAGGTGTGGCGCGCCACTACCGCTGGACTCGACGCTATCGATAAATTGCGGGTTGCCGCTGGCGTCACAGAAGAAGCCGAAGCATTCGCATGACAACACTCCCTCCTGGTCATGCGTTCGCTGGACTGCGACGCAACGCCTATCGTTGTGTGTTGCTCGATCCGCCGACGCGGTTCATAGCCGGCACCAAAGGACGCCCGCAGCATTACAAGCGAATGACTGACGCTGACATCGCGGCGTTGCCGGTTGCTGATTTGCTGCATCCTGACGGCGCCTGGATATTCCTCTGGGTGACATCGCCGAAGCTGTACCGCAACGGCAAATCGAAGACAGTCCGTCGCCCGGACGAGATCGCCAATGCCTGGGGCGCTCGCTATTCCGGTCGTGCGTTCGTCTGGATGAAACTGAAAAAGCATTTGGAGGCATGCGTTTTCGATTACAGCGAGATCGCCGACGGCGAGTTGCTAACCACCGGAATGGGATACGGCACTCGCAAAAATGCGGAAGATTGTTTGTTATTCCGCACAGGTGCGCCGCAGCGGCTGGCTCGCGACGTGCATGAGGTTATCCTCGCACCTCGACGCGAGCATTCGCGTAAGCCAGACGAAGCCTTCGCTCGCATCGAACGTTTCTGTCCAGGCCCGCGCGTCGAGCTATTCGCTCGGGAGCGTCGTTTCGGCTGGGATTGTTGGGGCAATGAGGTCGACAAGTTCGCCGTGCCACTCCTGGAGGCGGCATGATCGATCGAGAACGAGCTGCAAAGCTGATCCTGATGTTGTCGTCTGACCATGACGGCGAGGTGCTGAATGCTGCCCGCATGTTGAAAAAGGTCGGGCTGCACGACATCGCCGAACTGGTGCGCACCGGCGGTCAATCACCGACCATCAAGGTCCATGTGACCGAGGTCGATCCGTTTGCGTTTACCGGTTTCGGTTTCGGCGTCGGCGTGGACGATTTTTTCAGAGCCGCCAAGAGGCATTCTGCCAGACAAGCCCAAGAGACCAGACGGAAGGCCAGAGCCGACCTGTTGAAAGTCCAGATCGATGACATCGTCCTGGTGTTTAAGGACCAAGCGCCAGGTATCAGCATGGCCAGCGTCAACATGAAACTGATCCAGCGTTTCATAAAAAAGTTGGGCTTCGATTTCGTGAATGGTGCTGCCAAGTCAGCGTGCGGCCGCGGCGGCGCGCAATTCGCGTTCCGCGAGTTTGAGAAAATCTGTCTGGCGGAAATTCGAGTGCGGCAGGAGGGCGCATAATAAATGCCGATGCAAGAGCCCCGCATCCGTACCGTAAAACCCGGCCTGTTCAAGCACGAGAAGCTGTTTGACGCCGAGAAAGAAACTGGCTTGCCGCTACGGCTTGCCTTCATCGCGCTGTTCACCGTGGTGGATCGCGAAGGTCGTTTCTGTTGGCGGCCGCGCACATTGAAAACCTACTGCCTGCCATACGACGACATCGATTTTTCACGCGTGCTCGACGCGTTGGCCACGCGTGGCTTTGTCGTCAAGTACGCGTTCGACGGCGAGGATTACGGCTTCATCCCGACCTGGCATGATCATCAGGTCATCAACAATCGCGAATCGCCAAGCAAGCTGCCTTCACCCCATGAAGACAGCATTTCTACGCGTGCCGCACGCGTGGCCGACGCGTCAACCACGCGTTCCCTTTCTCGTAAAGGGGAAGGGAAGGGAAGGGAAGGGGAAAGGAAGGGGATTCAAGACGAGGAGGAGGTGTTTAAGTGACTCGTAACACCAACACCATCGAAGCCTCGCACGGGCGCTGGGCGGAAATCCTGCCCGCCCTCGACCTTCCTCTGTCGATCCTTAATGGCAAAGCGCAGCCGTGTCCGTTGTGCGGGGGCCGCGATCGATTCACCTATGACGATCGGCATGGTGACGGCGACTACATCTGCCGGCAGTGCGGCGCCGGCAAGGGCATCAATCTGATCGCCAAGTTCCGCGGCTGGGATTTTGCCGAAGCGTGCAAACGTGTCGACGAGATCATCGGGAACTTGCCGAAGGACGCGCCCGCGAAAAAGCCGGCCCGTAAAATCGACCACAAGGCCGCTTGCAATCGTCTGTGGGCGAGTGGGCGGCCAGTCGAGAAAAACGATCCTGTAGCGCTCTATTTTGAGATGCGGGGCGGTCTGAATTGGATCGACCCTGACCTGCGCTACGTGCCGGCGATGTATCACAAGGACCCTCGCACCGGCGCGCGGTCGGAACACCACGGCATGATCGCCATGGTGCGCGACGTGAACGGCACGCCGACGACAATTCACCGGACGTTCCTGACCGCAGACGGCCGCAAGGCGAACGTCGATCCGTGTCGCAAGCTGATGCCTGGCCCGTTTCCGAAAGGAGCTGCGGTGCGCCTGGGTGGCGTTGCCGAGACCATTGGCGTTGCCGAAGGCATCGAGACCGCGCGTGCGGCGTCGCTGATCTATCGCATTCCGGTGTGGCCAGCGATCAACGAGGTCGGCTTGCAGGCTTGGCAGCCACCGGCCGGCGTCAAGCGCGTCATCGTGTTCGGCGATAACGACTCCAACTTTGTCGGCCAGAGCGCAGCTTTCATGCTCGCTCGGCATCTGTCGACAGACGACCTGAAAAAGCGAGACCTCACTGTCGAGGTGCGCATTCCGTCGAATACTGGAGACGATTGGAACGATGTTTGGCTGGTGATGCGTAGCGAAGCGCGCGCGTTCTGCCACGGACTGACAATGTTGCGAGGTGAGGGAGTCAATGCGCGAGCTGCGTGACGATCAGGTAAACGGTATTGACGGTTTGCGATGGGAGCTGGCGCGCCTCAATCAGAACCGGCGTGAGGCAGAAGCACGCGGCAATATGGCCGAAGCACAACGCAACCTGCCGCGCGTCGTCATGCAGGCACCGACCGGCTACGGCAAGACCGTGCTGTCGGCGCAACTGGTCAACAACGTGCTCGACAACAACAAGCGCCTGATCTTCACCGTTCCGGCGATCAGCCTGGTCGATCAGACAGTGCGGCGCTTTTATGAGGACGGCATTCGCGATGTTGGCGTGATCCAGGCCAATCACGAAATGACCGATTGGAGCCGGCCGGTACAGGTCGCCAGCGTGCAGACATTGCAGCGTCGCCCGCGGGTTCCAGAGGCCGACCTCGTCATCATCGACGAGGTGCATAAATGGTTCCGTTTTTACGAGGATTGGTTGACGCGACCGGAGTGGCAGAAGGTGCCGTTCATCGGCCTGTCGGCGACGCCATGGACGAAAGGGCTAGGGGCATTTTTCCCAGGCTTCGTGCGTCCGATCACGACGCAAGAACTGATCGACAAAGGGCGCCTGTCCGATTTCAAGGTATTCGCACCGAGCCATCCCGATCTAACCGGCGTGCGAATCGTGGCCGGAGACTACAACGAGTCCGACCTGTCGGCGCGCATGAGCAACAAGTTCTTGGTCGCCGACATCGTCAAGACCTGGCTAGAGAAGGCAGAGCGGCGGCCGACGCTGGTGTTTGCGGTAGATTGCGATCACGCCAAGCTGTTGCAGGAACAATTCACCGCGGCAGGCGTGAATGCGGCCTATCAGGACGCCAGTACCCCGCGCGAGGAACGCCAGCAAATCGAGAACGGATTTCGTGACCGCTCGATCGAGGTAGTGGTCAACGTCGGTACGCTTACCACTGGCGTCGACTGGGATGTCCGCTGCATCGTTCTGGCGCGCCCGACCAAGTCGGAAATGTTATTCGTGCAGATCGTCGGTCGCGGTCTGCGCACCGCCGATGGCAAGGACCATTGCTTGATTCTTGATCACAGCGACAATCACTTGCGTCTCGGCTTCGTCACCGACATCGATGCCAGCCACAATAAGTTGAACGATGGCAAGACCAAGGAGACCGCGAGCGAAGACATTCAGGTCCGGCTGCCGAAGGAGTGCCCGCAGTGCGGGTTCCTTAAACGTGCCAGAATGGCAAAGTGTCCGGCCTGCGGCTTCGTTGCCGAACGCATTGGCCCACTCGAAGGCGTCGAGGTCAAGTCCGGCAAGCTGGAGGAGCTGAAACAGGCGAAGAAAGACGGACGCACATATACGCTGGAGGAAAAGAATGTCGTCCTCGGTGAATTGAAACGATACGCGCTCGACAAGGGCTACAAGGAAGGCTGGGCGCTGAACAAATACCGCGAGAAATTCGGTGTGTGGCCAGTGACAAAAAATGTTGCGCCTGCGGATCAGATCAGCGTAGAAACTTCATCCTGGATTACGTCACGAAACATTGCATGGGCAAAGTCGAAACGCCGCACCGACGCCCAGCGTGAAAAACAAGCGGCATAACCCCTACACACAACGGAGCAAACACCATGGCCGGTTCGGTCAACAAAGTCATTCTGCTCGGTCGCCTCGGCGCCGATCCTGAGATTCGTCGCACGCAAGACGGTCGACCGATCGCCAATCTGCGTATCGCTACCTCTGACACCTGGAAGGACAAGCAAAGCGGTGAGCGTCGCGAGAAGGTCGAGTGGCACCGCGTCGTGATCTTCAATGAAGGTCTGTGCAAGATCGTCGAGCGGTATCTGAAAAAAGGCTCGCAGGTCTACATCGAGGGCAAACTGCAAACGCGCAAGTGGCAGGATCAGAGCGGCACGGATCGCTACTCGACCGAGGTGGTGTTGCAGGCCTACGACGGCTCCATCACGCTGATTGGCAACAACAGCAACAGCAACAGCAACGGTGGCGACCAGGAGCAACAATCTGGCGGCGATGATTTTGGTTCGCCTGGCCCGAGCGCGCAAGCCCGGCAGCAGCGCCAATCGGCGCCGCCGATCGACGACGAAATTCCGTTCTGAGGTTTTGGCAATGACCTGGAATGAAGATGATCAGCAGGCGATCGGGCAGGCTTTGGCCAGTGCCCGATACGCGCTCTGGAAAAATCGCAAGGTGACCGGCGGGGAAATCGTCTTCGAAGTCATCAAAAACGCTGCCGACATCGAACGTCGGATGCGGGTGCGCGGTTTTCCGATCGCGCCGAACAGTTCTCCACTGGCCAACATGGCTCACGGCGTGACACAGCAAGACCTCGCCGCCTGGGGCTACAAGACAATCGAGGAGATGCTGTACGAAATAGAAAAGCAGCGCGCCGCGGAGATCGCAGCCGGCGAGCCTGCCGATGTCGTGTACGGTATTCGCCGCGACGCGACGCCGGAGGAACAAAAGCTGATGGATACCATCACGCGGGTATTCAAGGAGTGTCTGGTAGGCAGGACGGAGGCGATCAAGGTGCGCGATTGGAAGCTGATCTATATGCTCGGGCAAGGGCGCTCGGCGCAGCGTGTGGCACGGGCTCTGCATCTGTCCAAGCGCCGTGTCCTCGATCGCAAGGGTCTGCAATGCGAGGTGATCTGGACTAAGGTAAAATTCATGATGCCGAAACAGACCGCGCGGCGCCGGGTCCTGGTGGCGGCGTAAAAAAAGACGCGGCGAGCCGGAAGGCCGCCGCGCTTAAAGTTAACCCCTATCTCTCACACGGAGCAAAAGCATCCGGGTACGAGGTAGACGCCTCATATACGCCAAAATTCGATCAGGTACAACCCCTAATCTGCATCATCATCGATCGCGCCATGAGCGCATAACACGTCATTCCAAGAGGCGTAGGCTTCCTGATCTGGGTCTATATTGTCGAAGGTGATGCCGCCGATCCGTTCCGCGACCTGCATGATCTGATTGTGCTCGTTCTCACGATGCAGCACGGCCATCAGGCCGGCGCACTGCTGCGGCCGATCCCCTGGCTGGCCATCGGAGTCGCCGTCGCTGTAGTCGACGGTCTTGTGGCACTGGAAGGCTGGCCCGCGCTTGATTTCGCGCAGGCGCAGCCTGGGAAGCCGGAAGCGCTCGCCCTGGCCTTTGCGGAACGGACAGTTAACGCATGGACGTTTCAGGTCAAACATTGAGGCAATACAGCATAATCATCGCCACCCCGGTCAATGTGCAGCCCCAAATAAAGCCACGTTCAAAGTCAGTCATGTTGGCATCCAGGCGTATGTCTTATGGAGTCCGACAATCGTGCCGGTGACGTTGTGTTCCTTATCGAGAACGGTATCGCCGAGTTTCCAGTTCATGCCGCTGCCTCCAGCGCTTTCAGTTCAACGTGACGGCCATCGATCTTGCGTTCGCTCCGATATTGATGCAACGCATCCTTTCTGATGCCCCACGGCTTCGATCCGTCGGCGAGCGCTGCGCAGGCATAGGCGATGTAGAGCGGGGCGCCATTGTGCTCGGCGCGGCTTAGTGCGACCTTGGACATGCCGAGCAGAGCCGCGGCGTTGGTCTGCGTGAGCTGCATTTTCTCGCGCCACTCCCGCAGCGCTTCGGCCGGCATCGGCCGGGCGCGGTGATGATTTTTCTTTTTCATTGCTTTCCTTCTGACTTGAAAGATTTGACGGTTTCCAGGCAGGCGAGCGCGGTGCCTTTGCGCGGTATATAGCTTGGACCGCCGATCAACTTGGCGACGCCATTGAGTATCCAATACTCCTGGCCGGTCGTTGTGTTGATGTAGTGCCTTCCAGACATTCCATGTCGCGCATATCTTTCGACGTTGACGGTCATGCGGCGACCCTTCCGTTGGCGATGTCGAACGCCTCGGCATCGGTCTTGCCGGCGATCTTCGCGGCCTGATAGCGACGCTGGAATTTGATCCACGAGGCGAGGTCGCTTTTGGCTTCCTTTGTCAGGCGCGCCATCTCGACGTATTCATCGTCGACCACGCTTTGATCCCAGGACGACATGGCGACGTTGAGCCGCGCGCGATCGACGATCTTGTTGCGATCCTCCTCCCAGCCGACAAAGGTGCAGCACGATGCTTGCGCGTCGCTGTTGATCTGGTCGGGGCGTATCGTGAATGTCTCCCAACCTCTGGCGGTTGGCGTCACCACGATGACGTGACCAAGCCAGCACTCAATGTGCGGGTTGTTGAAGGCGACGGCCTTGTTGATCTGTTGCTCCAGGTCAGCCTTGGCCAGCGTCTTGGTTGCACCTTCGCCGGTGAGACAGCCGCGAGTGACGGTGACTTTCTTTTTCTGTCTCACGCGACCCTCTCGAACGGATAGAGTCCGCCAAAGTCAGACTCGTCGAACACGTTGACGACGCCGTTTTCAGCGACGATGGTGATGGCGAAATTCTGCGGTGGCGCAAACGTGTCGATATGCGTCACGGTGACAATCTCGCCGGGCAGGAATTGCATCTGCCTGTCGTGGCTTGTTCCAGTGTCATGAATCCAGTCGTGTCGGTCATTGCTGTTTCAACGTCTCCCTTGGTGTTCGGTATCGATAGCCGAGGTATCCGCTATCGGGCTTGCCGTGTTCGTCGAGAACGTGCCGCGCTTCGACAGTGACGGTGCCGTCGCGATGTTGGCGACGCACGACGGCGCTTACGTCAAAGTCAAGATAGCGCGGCCGATATGTGACTGGCGTTCCTGGCTTCATGCAGACGCGGGCTCCATCACAAACATCGGGCCGTCTTTTTTCTGATTGGCAGCATTGGGATTGTCGCTGCGCATCATCGTGATCATCTCCACCATCTTGGCGGAAGCATTCTCCGGCGTCATCGTCGTGAAATGAGCGAGGAAGCGACAAGCGGCAGCCATCAAAGTGGCGCCGACGGAAATCATGACCTCGTCAAACGAGATGCCCGCGGCTCTGGCGCCAGTCTTGAATTCTCTCATAGCCGACTGGAGTCGTCCGCAGAATTCATTTGACAGCGTCTCCATTGTTGCGGTGCCGACAGCCGGGACATCATTGATGCCTTTCGCCTTGGCAACCGCACGCTTGAACATATCGCCAGCAGTCTCTGGCGTAATGGTGGTGTCTCCCATCATGCCAGCGGCAGTGCTCATGATGGCAGTGAGCAATCCCGATGACAGCGCAAACTTGTCGACTCCGGCACTCTCGCAGGCGCCGACATAGTCGAGAACGATTCGCCGCTGCTCTTGCTGGAAATGATCGACCAGCTCGGGCAGCTTTGGATGTTGTTTGGCAAGTTCGGCGACGATGGCTTCGTGTGTCTGATCTTCTGTCTGTGACATTGATTTTCCTTTCTTCGTTTTGAGGGGTTCACCGGCCGATCAGATCGGCTGCGGCGTAGAGATAGGGGGCAATCAGCACCGCAAGTCCGGTTGCGATGACCCATGCGGCCAGATATTTGGTCATCACAGGAATTTCCTTAGTGATGGGTGGCGAGGATTTCAGTGGCGGAAGCAACACCGAATCTCTCGCGATTGAATTTCGCATCCGGCATATACTTTTTCAGGTCTTCGATTGCCGGCGTGAGCGGATCGCTTTCGGCGCCGAGCCCGTAGTGAACCAGCATCAGCGATGCCAGCACGAATGCTGCCTTGGTCGGGCTATTTTCGTCCTGAACGTTCTCGTTTCCGAGGTCGAGCACTCTGGCGAGAATGGCAGTCCCTGTTGCAGATGCGCTGTGCGCCAGCGATGGCAGTATGCCCGGCGCCAATTCGGCGGTGCGCAGGAAGGCGTCATTGATGTCGTCGCGCAACTTGCGACCGAGGTCGACGGCGATTTGTGTGTCTTCACGGGTCGGCATTGTCATTGTTCGTTGGGTCCTTTTCGGATTGATTTGTCTGATACGGGTTATATGTGAACGGATGCGGGTAAGTTCAAGGTTGAACGCGGTTAAAAAGTGAAAGAGAATTGACCGCGCTTGTCTGTTGCAGGCTCTGGCGTGGACACTGCCGGCTCGGACGCGTTCGTCTCCGGCGCGACTGGCGGTGACCCGACTGGCGTCATTTGTTGTTTCTTCGGGTACAGCAGCGCAGCCGGCGTAGCGGTCGTCACCCACTCTTGAAGCGACAGCGAGTTACCATGAATGATGACGGCGGACGCGTCTGTCAGCGCGCATTGAATGTACGCGCCACACATGGCGGTGAAATCGACATCAACGGCAACCCAGTGCGACTGGCGCGGCACGTCGACGCCACGCTCCCGTAAGACCTGATTGGCAGCGAGGATCATGCCGCCGACGCCGCAGGCCGGTTCGTTCAGGCTGATGTAGCCCTTATCGCCGATCATCGCTTTCAGATCGTCGGCGCTGCCGATCGTCATTTCCGCCATCATACGCGATAGCGTGCTCGGCGTGAAAAACTGGCCCAGCTCGGACGATGCTACCAGGGCCTCGAACACCGGACCAATAAAGTCGATCGGTTCCTTGTCGAGTGCCATCGCAGCGCAGCCGAGCATGACCGACAGATCGTGCATGGTCTCTTTCGGCTTCTGGCATTTCTTGACGATGCGCATGTATTCGGCTTCGTTCTCCTCGAACGGTTTGCCGATCATGAGCCGGCCGCGGATGGCGCGGAATCCAGCATCAAGCCAGTGACGCATGATCTCGCTATCGCGCCAGTGTTCGCGCGACTGGATGTTGCGGAAAGCGTCAGCGAATTGGTTGAAGGCCTCGCGGTGAGTGTCAGTGTTGAGTTTAACGTCGCGTTTTTTCATTGTTGCTGATAGGGGTCTTTCGTTTCGGTTTTTTGTTCCAGGGGTAGAATGCGCCCCACGAAAACCGCACTGGCGCTGGCGGGTAGAGACTGTGACGCGGGCGAGCGCGAGCGATATAATCAAGCCGCCATGATCGGCGTAGGCCGTTGACGACTTGCAGGTGAAAGCCTCTAAAGCGCATCATGGTCCTCGCCGTCTTGTGGCAAGCAGTTCTTGTGGACGGTGCGGTCGTCATCATCCATGACGATCTCGCCATCTTCGCCGAGCGGTTCGCCACATTGTGCGCACAGTGCTCCTGCCAGGAACTTACGAAGCTGGCGTTCGACCATGCAGCCAGCACGTTCCAGTTCCTCGATTCGTAGTTGCAGCATTGCGTCGGAAACGGAGGTCATTGTGCGTTCCTCATTTGCTGCTGCAATAGCGCGTTCTAGGTCAGCTATTGTTTCGTTCAGTTCCCTATGATTGTCTGGCAATCCAGCGTCTTGTCGTGACGCTTTCCATGCATAGAGCATCAAGCGGGCGCTCTTAGCCGCCGTTAAGAGTTCAGTCATTGTCTGTTGCTCTGTCTGTTGCTCGAACAAGCGTTCTATATGCTGTCACTGCGCCTCCAATTGATCGAAGGCATCATCCGGCCAGTCGAGGTCGTCGCAGCCCTCGTTCTGACAATAGATCAGGGCGGCTTGCGCTTTGGTCCGACAGCGGTCGCTGGCATCGACGCGCCACATTTCTTCGTTGTCGTCATAGACATGCCAGAACGACTGACAGTCGCGCGGCTGGTGAAAGACAGCGCCATGATCGATGGCGCAATTGATAATCTCCTCGCCGAGTGGCGGCTCAAAATCCTCGCCGTCGATCATGGCGAGTCGCAGATTCCTTTCGGGCTCGTTCAATGTTGCTTCGCCCAGGAGTGGATCGCCGTCTGGCAACGCGCCGCAATTGACGTTGGCGCAATTGAGCGTCGTCGTCAGAATCTGTTCAGCTTGTTCGCGCGTCGGCGCGTCGATCGTGAAGGCAGCCGTTAGCTGCGCATCGAATGTGAATTTCGGCATTTGGGTTTTCCTTTCTTATCGTCGTTTCTTCGTTGTTCGGTATCGACCGAGGCGCGGGTGCTCGACCTCGACCAGCGCGCAGACGGTGCGATAGCCTTGTCTCTTGTGTTTCTCCCATTCGCCCGGCAGCACGCCGCCACCGAAAAAGTGCGAGATAGCTTCCTTGCGGTTGTAGCCGAGGGTGCCGCCGATCAGGCCGACATCGTCGCATGAGACCGCATACATTCGTCTGGCTTTTGATTTCATGACGCGTCTGCGCCTTCCGGCCAGCAGCCCTCGATTGTCACCAGCAGCGACTCGACGATCAGCATCAGGCCGAATGCCTGAATGATGCTGTCGGTGACGATGACGCAGCCCAACACGGCAAGCACACTGTTATAGGTGCTGCGTCTCCAGGTGAGCGGCCTGAATAGTTGTTCCTTCGTGTCGCGCTTCGGCGCGCGACATCCGAATAGGGATTCCATAACTCTCATTGCAGTCGCTTTGTCCTCTCGTTGTTTGTTTGAGTGCGACCCCGGTGCAGGTTCATCCGGGGTCGCACCCGTTCAAAAGTCATCTGTTATTCAAAGGCGGATGCTATTTCGTCATTCGCTTCCTCCTGGGTTTGCATTGCGTCGCTCGTCTTTCATTGTCCCTTGAGCGACTATGCCGGGGGACATTGCCGGCTCCTGCATTCAGTTGTCTTCTGGCGGCTCGTAGCTGTAGTCGCCGATCATTTCGGCGACGCAGGTCGTGCCGACCAGTTCGATGGCTTGCTCCAGAGACTTTCGCGCAGCGCAATAGGCCGTGATGGCGAGCCACGCTTTGGCGACTTGCGTGCCATCGCGCAGCGTGATTGGGCCGCATTCCTCGACGCGCGCGACGGGATCAGCGAAAGCGTTGCGGGCGATTTGCAATGCCTCCTCGGCAGTGGCGGCGTAGCCGTACACGTCAATGCTGCCGCCATCGCCGTCAACCACCGGCAATGATCCGAGCGTGAACGGGCCGACCTTGGCGCCGGGTTGAGCCTTGGCTTCAATCTCGGCGATCATCTCGTCCTGCCGCGCTTCCGGCACGCCTTTCGCGGTCCATAGATCGCGGAGTGTTTGTTCTGCGTCTGTCATTTTTTCTCCTCTTTTTCGATGCCGATGGTTAGCCCTTGGAATGCCAAGTGGCGCCTCCGTCATGCGAATGGATGCCCTGGGCGACGACTTGCTTGTCGACCGTGCGGCCGGCGAGTGTTTCCGCGCGTTGAATGGCGAGTTTTGCCATCGCGGAATTGCCGGCCATGATGCGCCGGAACGCACAAGCATCAGTGACGCGAGACCGATCTGGCTCGTTCCAGTTTTTGAACGAGACAGCGCCTTGCGGACCAACGACGGGTTTGACTTCGCCACTGGCCAGTCGCTTTTCCAGGCGTTCGATCGCCTTGCGGATTTCTGTCTTGCGTTCGACGAATGTCTGCCGTGGCAGGCGATAAGTGTCACAAGGCATGGTCAGTCATCCTCTCTCACGTTGCCGTCTTGATCGGCGCCGCAGTTGTCGCAAGTGTCCCAGTCTTCCGGCATGATCGAATTGCAGCCGGGACAGCGCCACTCGCCGTTATGGACAATGTCGTCCTCGTAGGGCCACGGGTATCCCATCAGCGCTGCCCTCCCTCGACTGCGAGCGCTTCGGCTTCCGCGGCGTCGTCACTGGACTCGCGTGCGGGCGAATCCAGTTCAAACGCAGGGACGCTTTCGTCCGGGGCCGTGACCGTGGTTTCAGACAGCGGCAGCAGATCGATCGCGCGGCCTTCTTCTTCGGGCACGTCGATTTCGGTCTGCGGCACGTCCAGGTCGATAAACGTGCGGCTGGCTTCGGTCAGAGCGCGGATTGCGAGTTCGTTCATCTCCGTTGACGCAACCTCGCCGGCCTTGACGATCTTGCGAGCAGCGCCGCGCACGGATTTGACGGCGAGTTTCAATCGGCCGGCAGCTTCCGCTGACAGCATTGTCTCGATCTTATTCGCCTTGTTGGCGGCAGCGCGCACCGCGTCAACGTCGAACTTTTTCAAGCCCGCTTTCATTTCTTCCAGCAGGTCGCGGACCTCGCTGTTGATCGCGCGCACGGCCTCAACGTCGTCTGGCGCAATGCGTCCGGTCACGACGTAGACCTCAACCTCGGTGACCTTGGCGTCGGCATTGAACGCGGCGGCGAGTCGGCGCGCCTCGGCAACGGCTTTCTCCAGATCGCGGGCCTTCGCCTCGGGGCAGAGCAGACCAAAGTCAGACTTGGCACAGATGCCCCTGATCAGAGAACTGCAACGGCCACGCACCTGTCCGGCAAGTTCGTGTTCGCCGGGGTCGATGGTTGTGCGCTCGGTTTCCCACTTGGCCTTTTGAGTCTCGCCCTCCAGGTGAGGTTCCTCGATAACAGTTTTCTTGTAGGTGACATTGCCAGTCACTTTCGTTTTCAGACTGACAAGCAAGCCGGGAACTAAGGTAGATGTTTTGAGAGACATGGGGTTCGTTTTCCTTTCTTCGTTTCTTACAGGTCCAGAACGCGGCCTTCGGTTTGCACCGCTCCCTGGGATTTCTTCGTCAAGGGTCCAGTCGCAAAGCGCGCTTTGTCGCTGGCCCACTTGCGCAGCTTTTCGATCTTCTCGCCGGCCGTCTTGCTCAACGGCACAACGTCCTTGGCGGCGGCGATCAGATCGTCCGTTGTGATTTGACGCGCGCCATCGGCGAAGCCTTTGAACAACGCATCGGGAACGATCGCAGCGATTTCAGCGCCAGTGAACTTGTCGCAAGCGTCGGCAACTTTCCGCTTGTTGATCTTGGCGTCGCCGCGCCCGTATTGACGCAACGCGGCCTCCAGCACGGCCACGCGTTCCTCTGGATTTGGCAGGTCGACGAAAAATATTTCGTCGAAGCGGCCTTTGCGCAGCAATTCTGGCGGCAAGTTGCTGATGTCGTTGGCGGTGGCGATCATGAACGCCTCGCCTTTGCGCTCTTGCATCCAGTTCAGGATTGTGCCGAGCTGGTCAGCAGACACGCCGCCGTCGATTGATCCAGACGTTGCGCCTTGCATGCCCTTCTCGATTTCATCGATCCAGACGACGCAACGGCCGATCGCTTCAATGACGGCCAGCGCCTTGCGCAAGTTTTCTTCGCTCTTGCCGACAAGCGCGCCTTTGAGTGCGCCCAGATCGAGGCGCAACAGCGGAATGCCCCACGCGGTCGATATGGCCTTGGCAGTCAGCGACTTGCCGCAGCCGGACACGCCGACCAGCATGATGCCCTTCGGGGCGGGCAGGCCGTATTCGCGCGCCTTTGCGCTGTATGCGCCCTTGCGTGCGATCAGCCACGATTTCAGCACGTCGAGGCCGCCTACGGCTTCGAGCCCGCCAGCGATCGGATCGTACCATTCAAGCACGCCTTCGCGGGCCACGACTCGTTTCTTCTCGTTGGCGACGATGGCAGGATCGATCAGGCGTTTCTGCACAAGCGAGCGCGCGTAGCACGCGGCAGCTTCCTCGCCGGACAGTCCGACAGCGGCGTCAATCGCGGCGTCACGCGTACCGTTTGGCGCAGCCTTCGCGCGCAGCGGTTTCGACTTGTCGGGCTTGCCGTCTTCGCCAACCTCATACTCCGGCAACACCTTGATGGCAGCGTCGAGGATCGAGGCAATTTCGTTTCGATCAGGCATCGGCCATTCGATGACGGTTGCGTGGCCTTGCAACTCGGGCGGAATTTCCGATGACGGCGTGATGATGATGATTGCTTGCGCGCGCGGCGTCGGCACGCGGGGCAACAGACGCGCGAGATTGCGCAACTGTCGCGACGTTATGATGCCGATTGGGCCGGTGATCCACGGCGGAAGATCGCGCATGATCCACGCGCCACGCTCGTTGCCGGTTTCGGCGCGTTCCTTAATTGCGTTCAGCGTGTCGCCAATATCGGTTCCGCCGATGTTGCTCTGCACCTTGCCGGTCATATCGGCGACGCCTTGCGCGGCGTCCCAGGTGCGCGGCTCATAGCCTGCCGTAGTCGCGGCCTCGGCAAGAAAGCGCTCGGCGCGGGCTTCCTCATTCGTCACAATCCACAGCAGCGGATTGCGAGCGCGCAACAGTGCCATCACGTCGTCGGCAATCTGTTGACTCTTGGTCTTGATGTTTGTGTCAGTCATCTTGTCTCTTTTCGATAGGGGTTTCGGAGTCATCGAGGAGCGAGGCCCATGCGGGCAGAAGCGGACAACAAACCCCAACCGCTTCTGCGGATGGGAGAGGACTGGAACCCAAAGGGCACAGGCCTCGCTTCTGGATGACTCCGTTTGTCTGTAGTCTATATGTGAACTAACCGCGGTTATTCAAGTGTTCCATGCGGTTATTTTCGGGTCGTTCTCGCAGTCTTTCCCATGCTCGATGCGACGCACGATCGGCGCGGACCTTTGCGACATAGGCCGCTTGCAGCGGTGTCAGTCCGGTCGCGTCATTGTCGCTTAGCGCGAGGTCGCGCACCGCGAATGGTGCAGACCAATCCCAGCGCGATTTATAGCCGGCGGCTTTGAGCGCTTTCTCATACGCGTCATCTGCCGCATACGCTGCGTGACAAGCATCACGGACGGCGATTTGCTCGGGGCGTAGCGTCATCACTGAACCTCCACAAGATTTGCGCGTCCGCGCGTGATTTCGCGCACCGCCTGATTCTCAGACAGATAGACGCGGTCGCCGTCGGCGTATGTCCAGAATTCGTCGCGGCCGTTTGCGTGCTCGGTGTAGATTTTCTTCATTGCGTGTCTCCCTTCGTCGGCGGCAGAACCTTGTCGCCACGCTCCTCGTGCATTTCGTAGGCGAGGGCGAGCGCGTAGAATTCCGCGGCCTTGTAGCTCTTGAACCGCGCCTGCCGCTCATAGGGCGGGAAGGCGTAGGGCATGACGTACCACTCGTCCTCTTTCAGATCGCGTTGGATGGTCGCGACCTTTCCGAGCTGATCATTGCGGCAGACGACGCCCTCGGCTGTCAGTTCTGTGTTCAGTGTGATGTAACTCATACGTTGATCCTTTCCGGCCGCTGTTGAATCACGCGGCCTTGTCTGTCGTGTCGTCGAAGATCGGCGATCGGAACGCCAAGGGATTTCCAGCCGGTCTCGTTCCAGGTGATGTCGGCGGTATGTCCCCAGTGAATTCGATCGATGCGGCCGACGTGACGCGGATCAGCTTGATCCCAAACCTCGTGGCCGACTTTGAACTTGAGCCAGTCGCTTACTCTCATTGCTCCTCCGCGAATGCTTTGACGCCCTCTGTGACGCCGACATGCAGCGCGTCCTCCTTGTTGCGGTTCGCCTCGTAGGCGGTTTTCGCTGCGACCCATTTTCTTGTCAGTCCGGCGGCCGGCTCGGGGATCGCGTCGCCATACGTGTCGAGAAATTTGCGCGCCTCGGCAGCGGTGCTGTATTCAGTCAGTCCGGCCCATTGAACGTGGCCGTCATCGTCGAGAAACATCGCCCCGCCGAAGCGGCAGTAAGTCGACGCCTTGGGCTTGTTCCAGTGCTCGCCAGCCCGCTTGGGGTTCGTCGTCTGACTGACAAAGCGGAATCCCTTTCCGGCCTTGAATTCGAGCCAGTAGCGAATTTTGCAGCGCAGACGGAAGCCGTAGGGGTAATCGTCGACCACGTAGGCGCTGTCGGGTGTCGTGTGGTTTTTTAAGAGTTGCATTGTTGTCCTCTCGGATAGGGGTCTGTCGCCCACTTATGTCGCGTCGCACGCGCGACATAGATTGGCGTCATTTGGAGTCGATCAGCTTGCGCGCATCGTCGAGTGTCGCGACAATGACAGCGCGATCGGAGTCGCGATCGAGCGCCACTGCAAAATCGTTCGATTCGTCGAACATGCGAATCTCGATTCCGCGATATTCGATGTAATCGAACATTCCGTCATCGCGGACTTGCATGTCGGCGGGAATGTCGATGTTGCGGCCGTTGATTGTCATCGTGAATTTTCCTTTCTTATTTGCCCGCCGTGGGCGAGATATTCCGCGACGAGGTCGTTAAGTGCAGTGCGGTCCTTTTCGACGGGGGCCACGCACGCGAGATAGTTGGGGATCGTCATTGTTGAGTCCTTTCTCTGTTAGAGTTGCAGTCAGTTCCAGAATTGGCCGGCGTAGGGGTGTTCGTGTTCGGCGGCCATTCGCACGCATTCGCGAATTGTCAGTCCGGTCTCCCTGCGATAGTGACGGGCGAGGGCGAGCACGTTGCGCTTCTCTTGGACGCTCATTGTTCGAGTCCTTTCCGTTAATCGTTGTACGTAGCGAGCACTGGAGCCCAGACGTTGCGAAGTGCAGCAATGGCGAGATAGAAGACAGTGGAGGCGCAGATCAGAGCGATTAACATTGTGTGAGTCCTTTCGGGGTTTTGGGCGGGGCCGGGTTTTTCCCGGCCCCTTTGTTTTTGGATCAGCAAATAACTTTGCGGATCAGCAAGTGGATCGGAGCAGCGAGCACGCCGGATGCAACGTGGTAGATCGTGTTGCTTTCGGAGTGCAGCAGGAACTCGATCGAGATCACGATTGCCCCGATGATGGCGAAAGTGATAGTGATCGCGATAGCGTCGCGGGCGGTTGACGCGTCGGTCTCATGGACCTCTGCGGAAGACTCGTGACGCTTGGATTTACGATGGCGAGACATTCCAAATCTCCGGGTTTGTTTTGAGACAGGGGTGTTTCGTTTCTCGTTTCGACGTTTCTTATAGTTCATATGTAAACTAGGGCATGAGGGTATGCAAGGGTAATACCCGCGTCTATGTGCGACAGGCTGTCGCAGGGGCATCGGGCTAAGTCATTGAGGGATAAGGCGAATTTCGGTCCAGTTAACCTATTGAAAAATAACGGTTTTTCGGGATTTTCCGGACTTTCCGGAATTCCGCAAACATTCGCTTGACGACGTTCGGCAACTCGCGGTATGCGGCTATACACGGAAACGCGTTAAGACGTTTCGCGTTCCAAGCCCCATCGATCCTCACATACCCGGAGCCAATTCGATCATGTCGAGCGCAACGCAGCCCGCAGAATCCTTTCCCGCACTCGCAATTCATCCGCTCGACGCGGCAACATTCGGCGCGCATTTCGAGTCGCTGCGCGACCGTCTTCCTGGCAAGGACATTTTCGTACTGATGCGCGAAGCCGTCGCGCGGACCAACGCCGACAAGAAATTGATGGGCGGCGTATCTGGAGAGGAAGCGGTGCGATTGACGCAAGACGAATTGTGCCGCAGCGCCGACCTTGTCGGCTTGGATGCCACCAAGTTTGAATACGTGCGGGCGTTGGCGTCGCAGACTGGCGTCGCCCTGGACCTTTCGACGTTCACGCTTCCCGAGATGTGCGAGCTGATCGAGCATTATTTGCTTGGACGCCAGCAGGATCACGACGCGCCGCTGTCTGTCGTCATCAAGGTCGCCTATGACGCGGTGATCATCGGCCGCAAGGCGAATCAGACAGCGCCGGCAGACGAATCGCTGATCGCTGGCGCGGCGAAGACCGTCGCGGCCGACGAGGCGCGCGGGGCGGTCAATCGCGAATTGCCGGGCTTCATCTTCAATTTCGAGCCTGACAAATTCTTGCGGGACCTGGCCGATCGTGCCGAGGCTGCAAAGCGCGCCCCGGCGCCGAACGATCAGACCGACGCGATGGCTTATTATTTCGGCGTTGATCGAGCCGCAGATGACGGTAACGGAGAAATCGAGGAAGCTGCTGGCGACATTCCGCAGCAGCAGCAGTCGAGCCCCGCCGACGTTCACGTCGAAGACGCAAGCGAAGATGGCAACGTCGTATCGCTGACCGTTCCGCAATGGGCCGAGCAAATCGCGACCGACATCAGCCACGAGGCGATGCGGACCTATGTCTATGCCAGCGAGACCGGCGACGACGAGACCGTCACCATCGATAGCCCGCAGTTTTATTTCGAGGACGCCGACGGCAACCACTGTCTCGCGGACGCGGAAGGCGACGGTACGATCGTCCCGGCCGGCTGGCTGGCGATCGAGATTACGCCGAAGCCCGGCAAGTTCGCATTCGGGGTCTGAGTCGTGGCCCGCACAGCTACAGCGCGGCGGCAGCGCCGCGCCCCTGTCGTCGCCGGCATTGTCGGCGCGACAGATTGCGGCCCGCCCAACGTCCTGAGCGTCGAGCAATTTCGCGCGCTAGGCGAGCCGAGCAAGGCAACCCAATACGTCATCGGCTTTCTTCTGGAGCGTCCGAGCGAGCGCGTGCTCCTGGTGCGCAAGAATAAGCCGACGTGGCAGCGCGGCCTGCTCAACGGCATCGGCGGCAAGATTGAGCCGAACGAAACACCGATGGCGGCGATGCACCGCGAGTGGGCAGAGGAGGTCGGCGACGGCAAGATGCTGCCGTGGCGCTACTTTGCGCAGATGACATCGTCGCGCAGCCTGATCGATTGCTATGCCGCGGAATGCAATCACCTGCCGCGCGACTCCGGCTTCAACGATGTCGGCGAGGAATTTGCGACGGTGCATCTGTCTGAAATCGGACTGCGACGCGACTGCATTCGCAATCTGAAATGGCTGCTGCCGCTCGCCTTCGACGATCCGCATCATCAGTTCATCGTCGCCGAATTCGACAACGACGACTGAACAAACCGACAACAAAAAACCAATCCACCCCTGTCTGTCTAACGGAGCAAATACGATGCACTACCGACTCGTTGAATTGTTCTACCGCCTTCTGGGGCGTCACAGCGTCGACGCGCTGTTGGATAAGCATTCCAAGGTGATCGATCACCTGCGCGACCTGGCCGATCGCCAGAAGGGCAAGGCGGCGCGCCACAGCTATGCCGCTGCGTGCCATGACAAGGCCTGTCGTGAATCACGCGCACACGCCGAGCGCGCTGAGCGCATTGCCGGCAAGTTCGCCGAGTTGATTTCGTGACCACGTTCGAGGCGCTGGATCGCGCCCTGGTCGAGCGCAAGAAGGAGTGGGATGACAAGGCTGGCGTTGAGTTGCCGCAGTCATACCACTCCAACGAATTGGCCGGCGAGATTGCCGAGGCGATCGAGGCTCTTGATGGTCTTGTCGAGTTGGGCAAGACGGTCAAGGTCTGCAACACGATCAAGAAGCTGGAACGCGAGGCCTACGGTCTACCCGGCAGCCGCGCCACCAAGGACGCCGCCGGTCTGGAACTGGCCGACGTGATCATCTGCGCGGCCAAGCAATTCAACCGGCTCGGGCTGGATGCTGGCGAGTATGTCCGTCGCAAGTTCAACGAGACATCCGACAAGATCGGATTGAAAACGAAAATGCGCTTCGAGCGGTCGCCTGACCGGTTCGACGCTCTTTCTTCCTACTAAACAACAAAAAACCAAGACCCCTGTCTCTCACACACGGAGCAAAAAAGCACCATGGCAAAGCCCATCGGCGTCGCCGTCTATCGCAAGGACCCTGTCTGCAAGCGCACCTCGCAGGGCGTCGATAACAAGCCCAAGGGCAAGCACAAGCGGAAAAACTGGAAGGCGTATCGCGGACAAGGCCGTCCCTGACACCTCAAATCGGAGAGATGCGGAAATGACGATGACGACAATGAAGGCTGCGGCTGACATCGAGGCGACTGGGTGTGGTTGCGAGGTCAGTCTCTGGCGCGCGGTATTGGCGCAGCAGATAACCGACGCGACCACTGACAATCTCGGCAAGCAATCGATCCTGGAGCGCGATCGAGCCCGCGCCTGGCTGTCTACTGCCGGCGAAGATTTTCGGCTGGTCTGCGCCTACGCATTTCTCGAATGGGAAGCTGTGCGCGATGTCGTGAAGCGTCTCCAGGCGAACGGTTGGCAGCCGTTTACCACCACATCAAAAAAGGCATTGAGTCATGAGTCTGCTTTTGCATCCGCAGCGTGACGATTTGTTGCTCGCGGTTGGTCTGATCATCGCCGGGTGTGGCCTGGCATATGGTCTGGGAACGATGCAGCGCGCCATGCGTCACGTTGACATGAAGCGCATCAAGTGGGTGCGCACCATTGCGGCGCCAGAGAAACCGGAACCAGAGGAGTTTCCAAGCTCGGCGGCCGACATCGAGGCCATCATCGCGTCGCATAAGCCTGAGCCGGTGAGCGACCTCGATCGCTGGTGCATCAATAACTGGCATCGTCTGCCTGGATCGATTCGCAAGCAATGCCTCGATCACCTGCAAGAGGTGCTGTCGAAGGCGGTCGATTGGCCGGAGACATCGGCGAAGTGGAAGCAACAGAAGGCCGACGGCATTCGCATCGGCTCTGATCAGTATTGCTTTCATTTCGGCACCGGCTTGTTCATTCGCAACGTGTTGCGCGAGGTGCTGAAAGACGGCGGTTTGCCTGCCGTTCAGCAACCAGACGGCAGCCTGTGTCGTAACTGGGATGACTACTACGGAGGGTGTCTTGATGAACTCGCATCACGCCTCTGATCTGACATTGGATCGGCTCCGTTCGTTGCTCGCCTATGACGCGATCACAGGCCAATGGACGTGGCGTGTTTCGCGCGGCGGTAAGCTGACCGGCAGTCGTGCGGGCTATCTGAATCCAGATGGTTATTGGCGCATAGAGGTCGATGGGCGCGTGTATCTCGCACATCGTCTCGCCGTCTTTTACATGACCGGTGAGTGGCCGATAGGTGATGTTGATCACGAAAATACCAACAAAAGCGACATTAGCTGGAAGAATCTTCGGCCGGCCACCAAAAGTCAGAACATGGCCAATGCCCGTCTGCGGAAGCACAATAAATCTGGTCGGAAGGGTGTCTCCTGGCACAAGGAAAAGCGAAAATGGGTCGCACAGTTGCGGCATGATGGAAAGCTACGCTTTCTCGGATACTTTGACGACGTAAACGAGGCCGGAGACGCATACGATATAGCTGCCAAGAAAACCTTCGGTGAATTTTATCGTCCCGGCGCCATCGATGAACTGGCGGGGCGGCTATGATCGGCGATTATGGAGCGTTTGTCGTCGGCGCCGTCTCGGGCGGTGCAATCGTCTGTTTGATCAGCTCGTATTTGCTGGTTCATAGCGCCAATCGTCGCCGCAAGCTAATGGACGACATCGCGCCTCCTGGATGGAGCGACGAAGCGATGCGCATGTACGCGGACAATGGCGCCGTCGCCACCGATGGCGATAACCCGTGGCCGCATAACAAGGTCTGCGTGCGGCCAGGTCGTTGTTTGATCGATCATCATCCGTGCAATGGCTTCCCGCGCGTCCAGGAAATGTTTGGCGAGGATGTGGAGCCGTGATGCACTATCTACCAGGCATCTTCTACATCGCCGGATCATCGCTGTTCATCATTGGCACCATCGTCGGCTGGCTGGTGCGATGACGCGCATTCCGATCAAGGTGATTGAAGCGAGCGATCCGCCAGAGCCGCTGCATCTGAAATGCTCGCGCGTCCTGGCGTTGCGTCTTGGCGCACTGCCGCGCGGTTATTTCTGCGGCACCATGTTCGGCGACCCGGTGATCATGGTCGAGGCCGCCAACGTCGGCATGATCTGGCCGATTCACAATGGCGCCTATCTCGGCACCAACGACAAGATCGGGGACGGGCGCGTTGCCGGCCGCGGCGGAAAGGAAGCAGCATGACACCGTTGCAACGCGAGGTCATGCGACTGGAGATCGAGACGCTGCGCGTGCTGTGGCGCAACGCCAATCGATTGATTGAATTTGCGCGCGACAATCCATTTCATCTGGCGCCGCATCAACGTCCGGTCCTGTGGCGCCGGGCAGACCGCGCCGTGGATAAGTATCTCGCCGAAGTCGAGCGCGTGCTCAATCAACGTATCGAGCGCCGCGCGATCGTTATCACAGGACCGGAGCACGACAGCAAACGCAAGCCGCGGGAGGCCGCATGAACGAGGAACGCTGCGAACATTGCGATGCGTTGCTGATCCTGGTCGGCATCAAGCATCGTTGCGTGCCGCGCCCGCCGCGCCCGCCGCGCCCACCGGCTTCTGGTCAGGTGATCCGCTTTACGGGCAAGCCGAGCAACACCGGGCCGGTGGTCGTCAACGGTGTGAAAGTTGTGAATCCTGATGGCGCCCCGCTCCAGGCCGGCGACATCAAGACCGGCGAGGTGATTACGTTCAATCGCAGCATCGGCAAGGCGAAGGCCAAGACAAAACGCAAGACCAAGGCGAAGCCGAAGAAGAAGGCGGCATGAGCAGAGAAAAGGATTACATCGGGCCTGATCCGGTGAAATGGCTGGAGCGCCTGATCGATGTCGCCGCCACGTCACAATTCAAGCCGGAGCACAAGCGCCTGATTCAACAAAGGCTGGAAGGTGTCATCGCCGAACTAACGAAGGAGGCACAGTGAGCATATTCAAGGACCTCAACGCGACGCGTCTGCGCCAGATCGCCCAGAAGCTGTATTTCCTGCATGACTCCGAGGCCACAGTTATGGCGCGCGAGTGCGAGGATGCGGCAACCTTACTCGACAAGGTCGATGCCGGCATGGAAATTCCGCGCACTCCGCGCACCGAGATGGCGAAGACCGAGGAGCGCAAGCGCATTTCAGGTCGTCTGCGCACCGTCGCCATCAATCTGATCAAGGACGAGGAGTCGGACGGCATCGACGGCTACACCGGCGCCGTGGTGCTCAATCTGGCATCGGTGATCGACCGCAACGGCGAGATAAACGACGCCGCGGCGCGCTTTGAAGAATAGAGAGTGATGTGCCTATTCCGTGGAGCGGTGATGGATATTACGTCCGGCGACCAGCCGAGCCCAACGGCATTCGTTTGAATCTTGTGGTCTATGACATGAGCCTTGCCCAGAAACTCTACGACCTTGGCACCGAGGGATTCCAGAAGCCTATCGAATTCATGGGCGGCCGCATCATGATCACCGGCATGAATATGGAAACGTGGGGCAGCGACGGAATGGCGATTCGCGTCTGTATCGATGCGATCGAGTACACCGGCTCCGAACCGGCGGTGAAACTGCGCAAGGTCGAGCAGACCGGCGAATTGCCGAAGCCTGAAAAGCCGAAGCTGCCGGCCATCGACGTGATCGAGGAGGCAATCATGGCGGCGAGGAGTGCGGCGTGATCGAGATTGGGATTGGCAGCCGCTGGCGACACAAGAAGCGCGGCACCGAGTATCAGGTGATCGACATCGATGCCGGTCTGCGATGTTCATCCATGGCGTCATGGGTGGAGGCGTGCTTTCGCGATAAGCCGCTGGTGATCTACCGCTCGCTCGCAACCGGTAAGTATTTCGTGCGGCCGCTCGATGAATTCGCCGATGGCCGGTTCGAGTTTGTACGTCCGCGCGTGCCGAAGCCAGAGCCGACCACGGTTCAAGGCCTCGTCGACAAGTTCAACGAGGCGATGGCCGACATCCGCTACGGCTATTGGACATTCGGCGACGCTGATGCCGGCGAGCGCAAACGAAAGGTGCTCGGCGACGGCATCATGCAGATGGAAAAGATCATGGACCCGCTCTATGCGCTGATCAAACCGGCGTTGAAGGCAGAGAAGAAAGAAACGAAGGCAGACGACGCATGGCCCTTCACGGCAGAAGAATGGTTCCGCCTGCCAATGAAGCTGCGAGAGCGCTGGTGGAATGAGACCGACTATCTTCGCCGCAAGCCGTCTGATGTCTTGCTGGCCGATGTCAAAAAGGCAGTCGAGGTATTGCGGGCATGACCGATCAGGATCAGCCGAAGGCAAAGCCCACCTGTCCCGGCTGCGGCGGTCGCTGGGAATATCGCGTCGTTCATATGCACCGCTTCCTCAACATTGAGGAGACGGCGTCGATATTTGAACTAGACCTTAACAAACTCGGTCAGGACGGCTGGGAAAATGGTCGCCATGTCAGACGGCTATGTCTTTCTCAAACGGCGGCGATCATGAGATTGACACCTGAACGTCTGCGCGAATACGCCCGCAAGCTGTACGCTGCTGCGATCTGCCTTGGCGACGAGGAAGCCAGAGCGATGGCGCAAGAGTGCAAGGAGATCGCGACGGCGCTGGACGGTTCCAATCGCTGCCTCGTCCTCGCAAACCAACCAAATCAACAGGGGAAATAAACCCGCCATGCAGGCGCTCGCCGGTCTCTATATCATCGTGGTCGCATCGGTCACCGAATTGATGTTCGGGCCGCTCTATGGCGATGTCCCGCTCTGGCTGGTGAACGTCGGTCTCCTCGGTGTGTGCGCTGTCGGCGGCGGTCTCATAGCCGAGTGGCTTGTGAAATGAAACCAACCCCGATTAAGCCTCCTCCCACCAAGCATCCGAGTGGCAGGCCGATACGCCGCGAGAAGAAGCCTGGATATGCAGATGGCTACCGCAATCATGATGGACCCAAGACGTGGCGGTTGCGTGCCGGCAATTCCGTCAACGCTATCGGGTTCACTGCGGACCTGTTGAGGGGAGTCGACGAATGATGGCGAGTTCCAAGGATCAATCTCTCGTCCTCCCAAACCCACCAGATCAAGAGGGAAAGAATACCGGGGCAAGCCTCTACGGTTACGACGCAAGGGATAAGGATGATGCTGACACGTCGCCAGATGACGCTATGGGCGCAGCTCTATGGCTTGAGCCGTAAATGGTTCGGGTTGGAACCCGACTGGCACCTGAGACAGCGGATACTCGATTGCATTCGGGAGAGACACCGGGCGCCCGTCACGCACAGTCACGGTCTACGCGCGCACGCGCGAGGAATTGAGCAATGAACGAGGTCTACCCGATCGGTCAGCTTGTCACCCTGAAAGGGGATGGCCGGATGGTGATCATCGTTGGGTACGATCCGATCAATGACGCCTACGATTGCTCGACGGTTACCGGTCTGCCGGTTGGGGAGAGGATACGTGTAGCGGCCGATCGGATTGTTTATTTGCCAGAACCGTGGGCGATGGCCCGGCAATGGAGGACTGGCGAGACCATAACGCCATCGTCCTCCGCGCCGGAGGTAATGCTTGCCGTTCTTGAAATTACACCACCGGACTTTTTGGAAAATGACGACCACTGCACTGACAATCAATTGCCCTGAACCGCCGAGTTATTTCAACGGCGACGCTGCATGGAAATGGCGCGAGACTTGGCCGCGGCTCGATCATAATCGAGTAGACGCGGCCGGCAAGCACCGGGACATCCTGATCGATTACTGCGAGGCGTATTCCGACAAGCGCAAGTATGAGCGCAAGATTGCCGACTACGGCAAGGAATACGATAGCCGCGACGTGCCGGCGATGTTGAAGCCGCAAGGCGAAGCGGCTGCCGAGTTGATGCCGAGCAAGACAGGCCTCACCCGGAACGATTACGTCAACATGCGCAATGAAGCCATCACGCGCATGAACGAAGCCGGGATGAAACTCGGCCTGCATCCTGACGCACCGCATACCTTTGCGCTCACGCAATTGCTGGCGACGCTGCCTGACACCAAGGAGCATGTCGAGCCGATCGAGCAGGACGACGGCACCGCGTATCTGCCGAAGCCTGGAGAGCCAGGCAATCCAGGCAAGCGCAAGTTCTGGACGGTCGAGCGTGTCTGGTCAGCCGTGAAGGCAAACCCCCGCAGCCCGGCAGCAGCGGCTCGCGCGCTGGAGGATGCGTATGGAGTCAAGTGTTCCAGGGAAACCATCTCACGCCTGGTTAATAGCTCGCCAGAACTGCAAAAACTGCGGGTGGAGGCCAAGGCGACGATCCTCGAAGGCTGCTATGACGCGACCGTCTCGCGCGCCGCGGCCGGCAGCATGGCCGATCAGCATTTCCTATTGCGCTCGCTTGATCCTGAATTCCGCAACAAGACCGAGGTCAGCGGCCCAGGTGGTGGGCCGATCACGGTGCAGGCCAAGGAGATCGAGGACGAGCGCCCTGGCGATCACGTCTTCGACGGTATTGCCGAGGATCAACTGACAGAAGCCGAACGCGCCGAACTGGCAACGATCGCCGATAACGTCGACGCGGTGGGCGGCGTGCAGTTCCTGCCGGTGCCGGTCTTCGTGCGCTTCAAGGAATTGCAGACCAAAGGCACGACCAAGCCGGCGGCAATCGAGGGCGACGCCGATGCTGCTTAACGGCGACGAATCGATCAACAAACGCGCCCGCTCCAGCCGCCTTCAGTATGAGGAGTCGCTGGGCAGCTTCATGGCAGCCGCCTGGCCGTGGGCGCTGGAGCCTGATCAGTTCCTTGGCAACTGGCACATTGACTGTATGTGCGACTACCTCACAGCGGCAGTCGATTGGCAGCTTGGCAACCTGATCATCTTCACCTTGCCGCCCGGCCACGCCAAGTCGCTCGGCATCAATGTGTTCTTTCCTGCTTGGCTGTGGGCACAGGACCCGAAGCAAGGCCACCCCGATAACAAGCGCTTCCTGCGGCCGAATAGCTGGCGCGGTCCCGGCGCCCGCATGATCTTCCTGGGTTACAACCAAGACCTGATCTACCAGCACGCGGCGAAGAATCTGCAACTGGTGCGCTCCTCCTGGTATCGCGACCGCTGGCGCACCCGGTTCAATATCGGCGACGTGACGGAAGGCCAGGTCGAAAAGGCTGTTGCGCCCGATCGCTTCGAGCTGATCAAGGAAGGCGTGCAGGAATTCAACAATGACCGCGGCGGGCTGCGCCAGGCCTTGTCATCCAAGGGCGGCATCACCGGGTTCGGTTCGCATATCATCGGGCTCGATGACGTGCATAACGCGGTGGCCGATTCCTATGAGGCCGATCGCGTCAAGATGCTCCGCACCTGGGACAACGCCATGCAATCGCGCCTGCGCGACATCCATGGCTTGTTCATCCTGTCAATGCAGCGCACGGCAGAGAATGACCTGATCGGGCACATCCTCGCCCACGAGTTCGACGGCATCCATGTCTGCCTGCCGTATGAGCACGACCGCAAGCATCCGTACCTGTTCATGCGCGATCTAAAGACCGATGGGCAAAAGAAAAACTGCGGCAGCCTGCTGACCAAGCCGGTCATTCGCAAGACCGATGCCAGCTTCGGCACCGACATCGGGCCGCGCATCGGCGAGATATGGGAGGATCGCCGCGAGGAAGGCGACGTACTGTGGCCGGTGAAATGGCCGAAAGCGGCAATCGATGCGCGCACCAAATACATGACATCGCACGATAAGGCTGCGCAATATCAACAAAACCCGACCGCTGCCGAAGGCGGCATGTTCAAGCGCGAGTTTTTCACCGCAAAACTGCCGGTGTTCGATCGCTTCGCGTTCATTGCCGAGAAGAAATTGCGCCTGGTGCGCGCCTGGGATTTGGCCTGGACCGAACCGGAGCCGGGCAAGGACCCGGACTATACGGCAGGCGTCCTGATGGGCGTTGACCCGCATGACATCTATTACATCCTCGACGTGATCCGCGACCGCCTCTCGCCGGGGCAGATCGAGAAAACGCTTCCTGCCATTGCGGCAATCGACGGCCCGAGCTGCCGCATCCGCATTCCGCAAGACCCTGGGTCCGGCAAATTCGTGGCGTATGCGCTGGCAAAGCAACTCGCCGGCTATGACGTGACGGTCGAGGTGGAGCACGGCAAGAAAGCCATTCGGGCAGCGCCGCTGGTGGCGGGCTTCGAGCACAAGATCATCGTCATGTGCGAGGGGGACTGGAATAAAGACCTGATTGATGAACTGTGCGCCTTCAAGCCAGACGAATCCCACAAGCACGATGACCAGGTCGATGCCCTCGCTGCGGCATTTCGCGCCTTGGTGCGCGCGCCGGTCTGGACAACTCTGGCGGCATAACCTATATCCATGCGGGTATATGCGGAAAGGGTAAGGGAATGGCTCGCTACGTTCTGATTGCCGACCATGATGGTCATAGCCGAAGCCCGATTCAGATAGAGGCCGACCGGGTTGAGATCACCGCCCATGGCGACTTGGTGCTTCACCGCGCCGGCCACATGGAGCGGGTATATGGGGCGGGCTTCTGGGCTGCCATCAATCGCGTTGCCGAGCAGCCGCAGCCGCAAAAGCCGAGCCAGCGCCAGTCTGGGCGCGAGAAGTTTCGCGGCAGCGTTCCCTTGACGCAAGGCGGCAAGATTGTGGAGCCGAGCTGATGGACGCCAATGGACTAGCACAAGTCATCGCCAATGAGATCGTGGCCCAAGGCAACGAAATCGACAACCTTGGCGACAACGAGAGCATTGTCCTGACGGGCAAATGCCCGACGGTCAATCTTGTGCAACTCGCCGAGAAGATTGTCGCGGTGCAGACTGCCGGACCAGCGCCACAGATGATGCTGGAGTTGTTGGCCGACATCGATGATGTTGCCGACGGCAAGCTGCCTGAAATCAGCGCCGCTACCCTGACTCGCGCCAGACAGGCGGCTACGGAGTAGAAGATGCCGAAATTCAGAAAGAAACCAGTCGTGATCGAAGCCGTTCAGTGGGATGGGTGCGCAATTCTCGACACACCCGAGTGGCTAAAGTCGGCGGTTCGCGCTGACCAGACTCCCGACACTCCGGGATGCGTCATGCGGTTCGGTAACGACATCCACATCGGCACCTTGGAAGGCGTGATGATTGCCAAGCCCGGTGACTGGATCATTCGCGGCGTAAAGGGCGAAATTCTATCCGTGCAAGCCCGACATCTTCGCAGCCACCTACGAGCCCGCATAACCGCTAGAGCGATCAAACACCAACGAAATCAGACATGCTTATCCGGTTGCCACACACAAACACTGAGACCTACTAGATGTTGATTGAAACGCACAAACTCGACTCTCAGGCGCAGGTCTTTTTCTACGAGCAGGATTTCTATGTTTTGTCGAACTTCTCGGCTTTTAGGCTGCTGTGGCGCGGTAGAGACTTCGACACTTCCGAAGCCGCATATCATTGGGAGCGGTTTGCGACGGGCCAAGAGGGCAATCGCAGTCCGGCCTTTGGTTCGATGGCTGCGGCAATCGCCGACGACATCCGGTTTGCGCCTTCGGCCCATGCCGCCTTCAAAATAGCGCAAGAGCACAAATCCATTCAGCGCCCCGATTGGGACGCGGTAAAAGTTTGCGTCATGCGGGACATCCTCCGCGCAAAAGCCTCTCAGCATGAATACGTGCGCCGCAAGCTGCTTGCGACTGGCGACCGTGAGTTGATCGAGGATAGTTGGCGCGACGACTTTTGGGGATGGGGGCCGAACCGCGACGGCCAGAACATGCTCGGCAAGTTATGGATGGAAATCCGCACCGAACTTCGCAAAAACCAACAGACACAAGATGTAGGACTGTGTGTCTAAACCGGATAAGCATGAAATCAGAGGAGGAGGAATGCATGATAGACTTAGATCGCTATAACAATCTGCGACCAATAAACAACCCCGCACTTGAAGAGAAAACCGATGCTATTGCGAAATCGCATGGCTGTGATCGCGGGACT